CGGTAGAAGTAACCCCAGTTTCGTTCTGCGCTTGTATTGTAAGCGTTGCGCCGGTGCCGCTCGCAGTTGTTAGATCCGCCTGCCTGAGAGTGTAGGATGTTGCGCTGGCGGCGATGACCTCCGTCGTGGCCCCCGTGGCATTCGGAGACAGCGTGAGCGCCGTCGCGTTGTTTGAGTCGTTGAAGAGAATCGTCGGCGACGCGAACCTGATGAGAGCGCCAGTATTCGTCGCGAGGAACTGAACCGTTGCGTTGGTGCCGCTCGCATTCTGCGAGATGACCTGACTATTCGTAGCGGCGAGCACTTGGTAGCCCGTCGCCGTCGCATCGAGCGACACAGTCCAGTACGCCGACACGTTCGTGAACTGACCGAGCGTGACCGCGCCGATCTTGTAGGTGTGCGGACCTCCAGATCCCGCGCCGTCACCAGCACCCGTCTGATAAACAATTCCTCCGCCAGCGAGACCTGAAGCGACTTTTGCGCTTTGACCGATTATATTGGTAGTCGCTCCCGCACCTACTGTGGAAGCTCCGGCCCAAGTAATGGACGCTGACGAAAGCGCAGCATCAAACGCCAAGGACGATGCGTGAATCGCTACGGTTCCGGCAGTTCCAGTTAGTCCCACAACAGTGTTGCTGCCAAGCGAGCCGGTTGCGTCGCCCGCAAGAGCTGGCAAATCCGCACCTGTTAGCGCCGCCCAAACAGCACTGGAGGCCCCAGTTGCCTTCAAAAACTGCCCCGCCACAGGCGACGCCGGTACAGATGTACCATTCACCTTAGAAACAACAGATGCCGCAAGAGTCCCTGTAACATCTCCGGTAATAGCGCCGCCTACATCCGCTGTAGTTATGTTCGCGTAGCTAAGCGCGCTAACTCCTGTGACCTTCATGAACTGGCCCGCAGTAAGCGCGCCAGCTAGAGGAACAGTCGCCCCATGTATCTGAAGCACACTGGGATTCGGATATACCCCACCAAGATCTCCACCAGCGGCCCCAGAGGGAATAGAAGAACCTACCGGGTGATCGGAAAATACCGGTATGGTTTCCCCATCCTTGATTAGATTGTTGGTTCGAAAGTAGACCCGGTCATTGCGGCGTATACCGAAAGCCAAATAATCATCACCAATAGGAACCTTCGCGGCAACACTGAAGCCTAGAGCGATGTTAGATGTCGGGGCACGTACAAGCGTAATATATATTACTTGCGAATCCGCAACCGTTATACTTCCTGCGGGAATGGTCCATAGGAACCCTGAAGGCCCCGCTAGAATCTGAATATCAGCTGACCAGGATAGCAATCCAGTAGAAGCAACAAATGAGACGTTGCCTCCGCCCATTACAACCAGTTGCCTATCCTCTTGCGATGCGTAGACAGAAGCATCTATGCCGAAGACCATGCTTCGGAAAGAGTCGAAGAAGGGGTCCGAGCTTTCAGCCGGGTAGGGCCACTTATTTCTAGGAGAAAGATTATCCGCCACTATCTAAGACCTAATTATATTAAGGAATTCTAGTGACTCCGGCTTCTACTTCTAGTATTGAAGGCGGAATCACAGGATAACGCGCACCACTAGCAAGTATAACCCAAACGTCATAAACATACTCATTTATATCAAGGTTTTGAGTATCGGAAGGACCAAGAAATATCTGAGCTTGCCCCGCTCTTGGTGCATTTATTAGTATTTCAGCAGGATTTGTTGACTTTTTCTGGACAATTGAGTTTGTATCCGATATTGAAATCTTCACTGTAAAGTACACTGTCGCGCCTGTAAGGTCCACTGCAACCCCGGTGGGGTCTGTCACCGTAAGCTGAAGCGTTTTGGAGCTTCCTCGTACAATCGTAACAGCATTATCGGGATAAGTTAGATCTGCCACTGTTACTCCATATACCCAGTGATGAAGGAAATAAAGGCTACTTTACCATTTGCGGCCACAGTCTCCGCTAATTCCCCTGACAAGGTCAGTTGTTCCTCAAGCAAGCCCGCAATATTTTGCGTTGAGGGGATGGATGCCGATAAATACAGAGGATCACCAACAATACCCAAGATACTTGAAACAGCGGAATTAGAAGAGGGCATTTGTAATTAGGATTTATACCTCATTTTGAGAAGTATTCAATCCTATTTCACACTAAAGCCTCGTGAGTTACATTAGAAAGTGTATGACCCGTGATGGGATTGATGCTGGAACTAGCTGGAGCAGAGACTGTGGTCCAGGTTTCGTAAGCGGTACCGGTTACATAGTACCCTGTATTTTTATACACCGTTGCCGCAACACTGATCCCTTGCGAAAATGTTGCGGTTCCTATACCGATAGCCGTCGCTCCTCCGTCGGTGTCGAGGGTGGTCGCGCTATTGCTGCTCGCAGCCGCGCCAGCAAGCGTACAACTCGACTGCGACGGGAAAGTGATCGCGCCCGCTGGTGCACCGCCAACCCCTGTTTGCGTGTGGCCCGCGTACTCGCTAGGACCTGAATCAACGGATGCCATGCCTTACCTCAAGGAGTAGGAGTTGTTACTCCATCATATTTACCCACCACCATCGCCGGTGTCGTCGTGCCCAGAAGTGTCGTGATCTTAAGCCACGTTTTCGTATCACTCGTATCGAGTGAACTACCCATCGGCTCGACGTTGAACCAACGGAGCGCGCCCTTGCGGATCTTCTTTCCCGTCGTATCGCACCACACACGAATTGGTTCGCGTAGGATGGGAGAACTTGCGCCGTCAGGATGATTGGCGACGCGGGCGATATCCGCGCTGTTCGAGAGGATGCCGGCTTGCCCTCCTACACCGATGCCATTTCCATCAATGTTTCCGTACATGCCTCCAGCAACATCCTTGGTTCCGCCGGTGCCGCGCGCGACGTACGCCGTGAATGGCCACGTCACCGAGGTGCCGCCATTCGGGCTCGGAAAGACCGTACTTGTTCCAAGGACGCTCGGAGTCGTGGTCACACCGTACTGCGAATATGTGGCCGAGCCCCAATTGCAGAAGCACACGTACGGGTCTTGATCGCCTTGCTCGGTATCGTCGACGATGAAGTAGCCGAGCCCGCTGAATGCCCCTTGCGACGCGTTGTTGTCCTGCAGCGCCCAGAATGTCGCGTCGGCTGAACTGCCGGCCGCGCCTGTAGTTGTGGTCGCATCCATCGCAACGATCTGCGCGTTACCAAGGCCTGAGGAGATCGCGAACCACCCCGATGTATTAGTGACAGTTCCAGCTGCGCCGTTGAGTACGGAGGTGTTGAGCCCCTTCACAACAATGCCGAGCGGTGGAAAGTTGTTCCCGCTGTTGAGTACCCCCTTGGCCCCTGGCGCGATAGTCGCCGAACAATCGGCCGAACCCGCGAGCGTCGAGAAGAGCTGCGCGCTCTCTCCCGACTGATCCGCACAGAGGTAATAGATACTACCTTGCGTCGTGTTCGTGTTCTTCCAGAAGACGAATTGACGCACATAAATCTTTGGTGTCGCAGACGGAGTGAGCGTCGCGCCGCTTGTTGTCCCTGTAACAGTACCGGTTCCGGTCCACGTTGTTTTGGCAGAGCGCAACTTTATGACAGCCCAGCCGCTGTTTCCGGCAGCATTGATCACGTAGCCCTGAAATTCCCCATCGCTGCCGTCCAACTGCGTCACGCGCTCGCCACGAATAAAGGTGCCTGTTGGCGCAGCCCCAATCGACACACGGACTGTGCCCGGCCCCTCGGCGCACCACCACGCATTGACAGTATCGAGCGCTGACGGATACGCGTCTAGCGAGGGGTCCACGTTGCCGCCCCATTTGTCGTTCGTCGCTGTTCCCGTCGTGTCCTTGTTCGTGCCGTCGCCGCTAGCCTTGTAGGTCCAACCGGCTTTCTTCATCGCACGCGTCAGTTTCCAGACGACGGAAAACGGATGCGTGGTCGACTGAGGAGTAAAATTAGCGTAACAGACGTTTGCCATTTTGTATTAGCTTAAGGGGTAAACTCTAGCCACGCGCCGGAACATGTGGCGAAGTCTTGATTATTGTTAGTGGTAAGATACAACAATACGACATAAATTCCAGTAGTAACTGTACCTCCCGGCCTAAAAAAAGTTGAGACATCTACTAACTGTTCTTCCACCGTAGTAGCCGTAGAGCCTGTTGTAGTGGCAACCACTCTAGGTGCCCCGGAGCCCGTTAGTTGGTAGAGCTGCACATAAGCCGCATTCGCTGCGTTAGTGGTTTCAATCAAAGCATGAAATCTAATCGTGCTGGTGTTTGACAATCCGAATGTCCACGTAGAATCGTATTTTATCCCTCCTACTCTAAGCGGATTAGACGAAGATTGCTGCGTAGAGCGCACATCAGCGGCCAGCGCCATAATCGTATTTCCAGTCGGGCCGGCAGGCCCGGTAGCGCCGGTTGCTCCAGTGGTGCCCGTATCCCCTTTTAGACCGGTGGGCGAAACTGTGGCGCTCCCACTGATAACTGTTGTGGGCGAGGCATTGCCCGCATAACCAAGATTGGTCAATGATACATGAGTACCATCAACAATCGAAGCAATACTATAAGTTCCCCCTCCACCCCCAACGAATAGATTCTCTCCGGCCACCATCCAAGATGTTGTTCCTACTTGAACTGTTACTGTGGAGTTGGCCGCCGGTTGTGTATAGGAAGAGGCTGTAGTGGTATAGGCGTTTACCCCATTAGATCCGGCCGAACCTGTAGCCCCAGTCGGGCCCGTTGCGCCTGTTGCCCCAGTATCCCCTTTTATGCCTCCCGGAGTAATCGAAGCTCCTCCAGAAATTACAGTGCCTGGGCTGGCGTTTACAGAATACCCTAAGTTAGTAAGAACAACATGTGTTCCATCTGTTACTGAGCTTATGGTGTAATACCAGCCGGAAGTTACATATACATATTGTCCAACTGCCATCCAAGATGTATCTGCAACGGTAGCGCTCACTGTACCGCTGACAGTAGGCTGAGTGTAGCCCAATGTAGTAGTAGTAAATGCGTTTGCGCCCCCTGCGCCCGTAACCCAAGTGGGGGCCGCTCCTGTACCATTAGTAGATAAAACCTGCCCTATCGTCCCTGCAGGGAGTGTAACCCACCTGAGACCATTGAAGTAGAGGATATCTCCTTGTCTGTTGATTACAGGCATAAGTACAATTAGGAGGCGGTCTCAATCGTTATGGTGATATCAGAACCAAGTACATTTTTGGTAATCACTTCACTATCTGAGATAGTAAGGTTCCCGTTAGCGTCTAGCTTATCTATGAAAGTCCCCGCAATGTCCGGCCGCGTGTAACCCGTTATGGTCACGTTGCAGAAGACTACTCCAGACACCGCCAGTATGATATTGACAATGTCAGAAACGAATAAAGTAGCTCCAAATTCTCTATCTCTTAGCAGCCCATCGATAGCCGAGGTTACCGAAGCCAGTACAACAGACTGCGCTGCACTCTTTGCCGCGCCTACACGCACTGTCATAACAGGGCGAATCAAAAAGTTCTTTCCGCTTACAACGAACACCGTCTGAGTCACTTCCTTGCGAGCATCCAAAAAGCGTTGAAGCGCCTTCATTAGGGAAAGAGAAGGAGCCACATAGAAGCCATTCGAGTCCTTTGCTAGGATGGGTACATTAACAACATTAGCCTTGCAATCAGCAGACACAATCTTATTTACATGGTCGTTTATGTTGGTAAGATTTGTATCTATTGTCGTTATTAGTTCCGTGTTTATCGAGCCAGATATCGCCGCCGTCTGCGCATATAAGCCCGTAGGTGCTATTCCGCCTGCACCGAGTACAGCCAAGATCGAAGATCGCTGAGTGGCTGCCGCCGTAAGCTGCGTTCCGGATGTCACCAAATCCGCACCTATGTCTGCCGATTTAGCGGATATATCCTCTACATTGGTGATGATACTGTCTAGGTTAGCGCTGATAGTGCTTCCGCTGCTGGATACGTTAGCAACCATTCCAAGGATGTCAGTAACGATATCCAATAGAGAATTTTTGGTGGTGGTTGTCAGTGTATCCAAACCGCCGCTCGCAACCGCCGCCAGGGCTGATTGCAATGTAGTGGCTTGGCTTTGGATCAATGTAGCGTTACCTGTAACATCCGCTGTTCTATTCTTCGTGGTCTTGGCTGTGGCCAGAGCCGCAGTCGCGTCCGAAGCAATCGCCGCAGAATCTGCTGCAATTGCTGTTAGCGTGGAAAGGAGATTCGATGCGGCCGTGGACAGCGTGGCCACAATAGACGTAAATCCGGATTCTAGTGTGGATATCGCCCCCGGCGGTGTCGGAATACCTACTACGGTATTGACACAAGCATTAACAGCATCCTGAATCGTAGTCAGATAGGATTGAAGCTCTAGGTCAGTAGCCGCACTTCTAGCAGAGAGGGCATGCGCGACAGCAACCCTACCAAACAACGGATCCGCGAAAGAACCCGCTAGCGCCATGTAGTCCTCAGCGGTAATCGCCACCTGACGCGACTTGAATACCTTCCCTGCAAAAGACTTAGCGTGCTCCAAGTCTTCCGGATCGTCTCCGCCCTCCGAAGATAGAGGATTAGTAACAGTAAGCGGAATGGTCGTAAATGACACTACCAAGGGAGTGACTTCGCTTTGAATGGTATCTGCGCTTACCTTTCCAGATTTACCTTTACTCGCAATGTAAGTAACAACAATGCTCGCCCCCGAGGCAGGAATGTTTCCCGCAATGCCATCGCCAAATCGAATAGTAGTGGGGTCGTCGTTGTATCCGACTTCAAATTGGTCCGTAGTGTCGAACTCTAAGAAATCCGATTCAGTAAACGTTGCCCCAGCTACAGTTACAATAACCGATCCGGAAACGACAAATGAGCCGTCCGGCACTCTACGCAACTGGAATACTTGATTGGCCGTGCCGTCAGAAGTAAATGTTTCTGAGAAGGTCTCGCCTTGATACACAGGGACAGTTAGAAAGCTGGCAATGGCCCATCCAGCCGGGAACGTCACGCTCTCTGCCGCCTCAAAGACCAAGTCATCCGTGGGCCCTTTAAACTGGAAGCCCTTCGGGATAGTGACATCGAAAGCGTAGGTCGACTGTAAGAACACATTGAGATCTGCAGATGCGGCGGTAGCAGGCCGCATCTTGTATCCCAATTGCCGAGTAAGCTTCGCAACAGACTTTCGTGTTCGTGCTGTGGCTAGAAAGTTATCCGTTGCACGACGATCCAAGTAGAAAGAAAGAGTATCCAAACCAAAAGAAATTACATCCAGTAACATAATTCCAAGAGAAGAAAGGGAAAAGTCATTGAATGTAGTAGCAAATTGAATTTGCAAGCGACCGAGTAGATCGTCTTCGATCGTCGAGAAATCCAGTCCAGAGTATTGAACTCTATTTATTGTAGTTATGTCGGACATGCACTACTTTGTTCCTAGTGTAATGGATACTGAGCTTGTGCTCTTCGTTAGTATGACTACATAGTTTATTGTTATTGTTAATGTGGAGCCATCCTGGAATAGTTCGGTACGTTGAACTATTATCCTAGGCTCAAACTTGGCCAATGAGTTTCTTATGTCTAGATCTAGTAGTTGCGCTGTGAGGTCTGAATTATTTTCAAATACATAAGTCAGAGCATTAGATCCGAAATCGGGGCGCATACAGTTATGTACAAATACTCCAGCTTCTAAAGCAAAGTTATGCCAATCTTCCACGTGCAGATCGTACACAGGGACACCTGGGGCAGAGAGGCGCTCAATAGAAACAACCTTATGATTTAGTTTGTTAAGTTCTGGAATGTATTTAAGCATAGTTGCCCATCTAAATACTGTAGTCCCTCCTTTCTTCGCTCCAGGTACTGTTTTGCTCCATGCCGTCCAGCTCTTTTCGGACAGATCGATGCCAGGATTGGCCGCTAAAAACATAGGAATAAGTGCCAAAGCCCGGTTCCTTTGAGCCTCTCCGGATTGATTGATTTTTTGGAGTGTCATAGTCGCTGCTGTTACCCGACGTTCTATCACCCTTTCATCCGCAGTGAGCCACCAATTACGGACTCCTTTACGCAAAGAAGAATTTTCTCCTTTTGCCAGATCTGCTTTGTAACCGCGAAGTAACGCCTCTCTATTTCGTTGTCTTTGACTTTCCATCTCAGGAGCGGTCCAAAATTTTTTACCCATAGCACGAGACCATATTTTTAGTCTCTGCTTCTCCTTTGGCCTCTTGTTTGTCTTAGTTCTTAGTCTAGAAAGTCTTTCCTTATGCCTTGCGGCGAATTCCGGATCTTCCCATCGTTTTCGGATCGACGCCTTAGCCTTCGCTCTGGCACTAGGAGTCTGAAGTTTCTCGCTGTTTCCCAATTCTAAATGGAGTTTATGGTGATCCCATGGAGTCATAACTTGTAAGTTTCTAGGATCGTTATCCAGCTTATTGAAATTTTTGTGATGTACGGTCATCCCTTTTAGAGGTACGCCGGACGCTGCCGCTACCACCCTATGGGTAAATTCCCATGTGTTGTTTGTTTTTACTATCTCATATCCTCTTGGGTTCTTAGTAGAAGATACTAACCTGTACAAGGGCATAAGTGATGTACCTTCTTGCATGTGCTGGGCTTCCACGTACGACCCATCACGCTGCAACCACAAGTGCTCAGGAGTGCAGAGAACAGTTTCTCCGTTATCCAGGGTTACCTTAAGTAATTCATCTGTAGTCCCTGTCCTATACGCCTTTGCTTTTCCTGGAACAACTGTGCCATTGTCAGGATTTATAGAATAAACATAAAATGCCTCTTTTGTTCCTGCAAGCTCTTCGAGTGCCTTTACTGCTCCGTTTAATAGTGGAACTCTAGTGTCGCCTGAGAAACATCTACTCCCCTTCGGAGTGAGAATGATCTGGATGATCGATTGCTGGATGAGTTCTTCATCCGTCGCGCCGGCTGGAAAAGACGTTCCGCTAATACTGAACGGAAACGCGATACCGTAGAAGAGTGAAGGAGGGGTCAGGGGAGTAGCCATGATTAGATAAGATCAAGGGGACACGGTGGCAATGAGGGTAATTCGGGGATCTCTGGAAAGGGGATTGCGATATCTAGAGCCGGGAAGGGGAAAGCAAAGGCCGGCAGTGTTGGTAGTTCTATTCCGGGCAGCGGGGGAAGCGCCGGCAACTTAGGAAGTTCGGGAAGCTCTGGAAAGGGTTTGGAAATGTCTATTGCTGGGAACGGGATAGCAAACGCCGGTATGGATGGAAGTTCTAAGTTAGGAAGAGGAGGCAGGCTTGGAAGTTTTGGAATCTCGGGTAGCTGCGGAAATGGGATAGAAAAATCAGGCGCTCCTGGTATTGGAATTAGAAAGGAAGGTAAAGCTGGGAAGTCACATCTGCTCATTCGTTAGCCTAGTTTAACCTTTTTCGACAAAAGCGCCGGAGTAGGCAGAGGAACAGGAGGGCCAGAGGGTCCAGAAGAAGTAGTATGAGTATGGCTTTGAAATAGAGCCAAAAACGGCTCGCCAAGAATACCTGAAAATGTAGCACCATCTCCTAAGAATATTGTACCACCTTTTAGATTTACTCTCTTACCTATTATATTCACATCTTTACTAGAAGTAATAGTTATATTGTTAGTTTTGGAATTTATTTCTATGAAATCTCCGCTAGAGTCATTTATAAGTATCCCATTTTCCCTAAGAGTAACCCACTGCGCTTTGCCATCAGATTTCTTCAGTACGAATTGCGCCTGATTTAAGTCCGCATCCAATGCAATAAAGGAACTCTTACTATTAAGGATTTGAATGCTTCCTTTTGAGTCTATGCTTACAGTCGCGAATTTCCCCTTGGTCATATCAGGACCGGCCGACCGGTCGTTGAGAGAGGGGTCTCCGCCGTCACGTTGGTGCCATTGAAGGTTGATTCGCTCCTTACCGGGCTCATCTACGAATATGAGTTCATGTCCTCCCCGCGTAACGATACCGCGACGCTCCGGAAAACCGGAATCGCTATACTTGAGATCGGAAGGAAGCTCTTTCTTGCCGAAGTAGCCCCCAATGTAAAACTGAGGATTAGAAGGATCTCCTAGCGCGAAAGATACTCTAACAGTATCGCCAACTTCCGGAGGAAAAAATGTTCCATGCCCTGATCCAGCATCCATCGCCGGAGGAACCCAAACGTCTGGAGGATTTTTTTCGTTATGACCTACTTTGGGGCACGCGAGCTGAATTCGGCCTCTCTGTTCAGGATCCTTATTAGAGGTGACATTGGCCTCATAAAAGCCATAGTAGCGCTGAACCAAATACTCTAGGCCGTGCATACGGATGGCCTCAATGAGATCGTGTATATCCGCCATTTTTATCTTCTTACTTACCGTTACTTTTTATAAGCGCTTTTCCTATTATACCTCTAAGATCTATACTGTCTTCCAAGGCCGCACTACCATGCTTGGCCTCAGGACTGTCCGCTTCGGGTCCGTCCGCTTCTGGATGACGCATCGTTGTATCGCTATCCCCCGCATCAGGTTGCTGAGTGTTCACCGGACCCAACGAAGACTTATACGCACTTAGTAGCGCTTGAGTATTGCTTACAAGATGCAATTTCGTGGTGTACCCTGAAGGCGACAATTCGTGTGTTACCGTGTGCACACAATAATTGTCGCCATCAAAACGTATTCCTAATCCTTTTACCGCTACGGTTTGCGAGGGAATAATATCAGGAATACCTACAGTAACAATATCTAGATGAATGCCCATCGTGTTTGCTATGTTCTGGAATTCAGATTTAGCCTGAGATTCTCCTGTTGAGGGGTCCACAGGAAAGAATTCGAATCCTGAACCTGTACTCGGATCTGCTCCTGGAGTCGCCTCATTCTCGGCAGGTTCGGCTGGCGCGTCCCCCTTGGAATTAACCAGCCCCGTTCGGGATAGTCTGGCAGAATCATCATTTACAATCTTAGTAACAAACTTACGAGTGCTCGGGTCTATGCCACGAAGAATGAGCCCGCGCATCCCTCCAATAAACATTGCTTTTGTGGGCGAAGAAACAGATAGAATCGGATATGTACCCACAGCCGGACCAAATTGGCCGGATGGGCTGGATTCTTGATCGTAAACTTTCAGAGTAATATAGGGTTTTTGCGCGAAGGCCGTACTGACAGGAAATATGAAGCAAGTACCATTAACCTCCTGCATCCAGCAATTGCCCTCTCGAACTAATTTCCAAATCATGAACCAATCCGACATCCCGCCCTGCGTAACACTCACGGGTTCCTTGAACCAATAGCGAAAGGCGTCCGTCCCTGGACGGACCGCGTCAAAGTTAACGTTAAAGAGCCGAGGGGGACGCGGCTTCGCCTCGATTCCCAGAATGGCAGCTTCAAGCTTCGAAACGCCTCCGGGTCCCAACGCAAGATCCTCCACGATTTGCGCTCTTGGACGCAGTGTTGTCGGAATATTCGAACTTTGTTCCCCTGCGAATCCTCCGATACCTTGCGCATGTAGCGTAATGGATACATCTGTTCCTATGGTTATATCGGGTTGATAAAGTAATCCGTACAGCCTAGGCGACAACACCGATCCTCCAGGCCCCGTCGCATAGCCAAACTGTACTTCCAGTCCATTGACTCCGTATTCCATTATAGGACTGTTTAGCAAGTCTATAGCTTCTTTGTACGGAGGCGTAAGTGTTGCTGTTATTTTAGGAAAAAATGCCAACTGCAGCTCTACTGTCAGAGAACTTAGATAGGGCAGAATATCTGTCGTTGTGAGTTGCGCGACAGCTAATGTTGTAGACGACAAGGCGCCCTCTGCGTACGCTAGAGGAACCCTCGTGGGCGGATCTTTGACGAGGATCGCAGCAGACATAAACGGCGCGAAAAGGTCATAAAGAGGGTGCGTATCGCTCGGAGGCGGAGAAGAGTGGAACGGCATTATCGGGCCTGATTGAAGAGTTGAGTACGCACATAGCGCGGAGACGGTATGGTGATCTGGTCTCCTACTTTAAAGTCCGTAGGGATAATTTCCATATCATTCGCGACCGCGATCACCCACCATAGGATCGGGTCTCCATAGTAAGTATAGGCAAGAAGATCTATACGATCTGTATCTTTAATCTGATATCTGATATCGTCACCTTGTGGAACGATTGAAGGAAATTCTACAATGTTCCAAAACTCAAACCCATCCACAACCAAAAGATCGGCAAACTGCAGTCTACTATTTTTAGATATGCGTACGCTCATCTACAACCTACTTTGGGCCAGCCCCTTTTAGTACCTTCTCTACAGATTTTTTCGTTTCCCCAATTGGTGTGCCCTTAGAGGCGGTCGGAATACCGGACACTCTCAGTGCCGCAATACCCTGGGCTATCTGAATTAAATAGCCCTCAGCGCTGTTGTGGTACCAATCCGGCCGGTTGATGGCTTCCAGCTCAGCAACTAGTCGAGAATCGGAGGCGTCTACTCCTGGCGGAGGCTTGTACGGCTCAAGAGCAACCTCAGCCCGGGCTGATGCCTTTGCTTGACGAACAGTTTCGAGTTGAGCTTCAACCCCCTTAAGAGCGCTCAGGGCCTCACTGATTTCAGCCGCTATCGCGTTGAAAGTTAGTTCTGTTGCATCGAGTATGCTCAGGAAAGCGGTCTTTAGCTTCTCTGCGATCTGCTTGACCAGCGAGTCAAACTCTCCAAGTTCCTTAGGAACGAATACTTGATTTGTATATTTCCAGATCGAATCTAGAGCCGTAGTATATGTTTTTGGTAGAGTTTTTCCTATCGTTTCCAATACCTTAGGGCTTACATTGAAGTTCTGCTTGAGGTCGACAGCAGACGTCGCCGCCGTGTCGATATTTTTAGCGAGGTCTGTAAACGTTCCAGCAGTGTCTTTGCTTGTCTGTACTGTGGCATCTCCTGCCTTAGATAGGTTGTCCGCCATCTTTTGAGAAGCAGTAGAAAGGTCGTCCGTTGCTTGACCCATTGCTTCTGCGACATCTTTTTCGGTGACTTTCCACGCGGCTCGCAAGTTGTTGAACTCATCTTTCGCTTCAACCGTCGCGCCTACCGCCAGCTTTTGCTCCTTTACAAGCTTTATGTAGTCTTCATGAGAAACGGCTCCGCCCTTGACACTGATCGACACATTTCCAGTGTTCTTGAACAGGTTCTCCAGCTTGCTGCCGAGCCAGCCGATCACCTCGCCTGCCTTCTTCTTCAAGTTGTTCCATAGATTAATCCAGAATTCGCCTGTGAACATGGACTTGAATCCGTTCCACGCGCTCTCTGCGAACTTCTTTATTTCTTCCCACGCATCAATCAGGTACTGTTTTATACCTGTCCATAGATCAACCCAGAATTGCTTTGTGAATATTTTAGCAACCTTTTCATTCCACCAAATCTTGAACGTATTAATCAGCTCCGGGAGGAAATTTTTGATCCAGCCCCAAAGTCCCTGCAGGACCGCTATGGGCGTATCCCAAAACAGGAACTTGAATCCTCTGTAGAACAGCTCCCCAGCGCCCATGAGTAGCCCGGGCAGCTCTAAAAGAGCATCGTAGAAGATGAACTTGATAACTTTGAAGCCAGCGCTGAAAAGAAAGCTGATAATGCTCGTAACGAGTCCGGGCAGTTTTTCCTTTATCTTGTCATAAGTTTTTGTGGCTAGGTCGACAAGTTGCCCCGGCAACCCCTTGACTACTTCTAGAATCTTAGCAGTAACTATGTCGATATACCCTGGAAGCCTATCAACCAGTTTCGTTATCAACGGCACCACAGCATCTATGGCCGTATTGAATGCTGTTGACAGCAGACCCCCTAGACTCCCAATAAGTCCAGAAATATCCGCATTACTAAGCCATTTAAAGGCCTTATCGATGATATCTAGTATACCCGCCCCTAGTTTGGATATATCCTCTCCTAACGAGGAAATGAGCTGCAACAGGAAAAGTCCCAGCGGATTGTCGCCTTGCTTGTTCGATATTCCATCGAAAATGACGGTTATGAGATCGAATAGACGGTCCACGAGCATAGGAGCGAACTTGGCAGCAAAGTCGACTGCGCCCCCTAGGACGCTAAGCAACACTTTTCCGATGAAGGCTACCAACATCGGCACATTGTCGATAAACACGGCCAGTATACCTGTCGGCCCCATCAGAAGGTCTCCTAGACCAGAGATAACCTTCTGAAGCCCTCCCCATACCGCACCAAGTAGAGCACCGAAGTTAAATTGCCGGGCCTCGGCGACCAGAGCCCTTACTGCGAAGCGTAGAAGCAGTCCCACATCCCGCGCGAGCTTGCCGACAAACGTCTGCGCATGAGGGTCTTTCCCGCTAATGATCGCGAAGATAACTTTAGGAACCTCGAAGAGGTTCTCTTTGATTGCGTTTATAGCGCTGCGGATCCTCTCACGCGAGAAGAACTTACCCAAGAATCCGCCAATGCCGCCCTTTCCGCCCTTGCCTGGGTTGACAATGGAATCCGTAAAGTTGTCGAAGACGTCCGTAATCCGCTTCAACGCTTCAGTCGTCGACTTCCCTTCCGATCGCAATTTAATGAACCAACCCACGATCGCGCCAATGCCGATCACGAGCAAACCCACAGGCGACGTCAACATACGGAACCGGAAACCCAAGGCGCCCAGCTGCGCTGCCATCGGCAGAAGCTGATCGGCAATCGTTCCAAACAGTGCTGCCATCGGCCGCAACGTCTTCGGAATGAGAGCCGTAACACCAAGCTGGTGCATTTCGGAGAGCTTCGTCACAACGGCTGCTAGCGGTCCACCCTTCTTGACAATGTCATGGAGCTGGCCGTTGAACTTGTTGAACTCTTTACCCGTATCGCGAACGAAGTCCACGGCCTCTTTACGCGCAATTTGACGGAAGTTCGAAATAAAGGAGTTCTTCGTGTCTTCCCAGGCCTCTTGCAAGGTCTTCGTAGACCTCCAGCCTTCTTTCGCGAACTTACCTAGACTTTCAGAAGTAGTCTTCGTCGCTGTCATCATGGACAGCGTTTCTTCAGTTGCACTCTGCAGGAAGGTCGTCATCTGGGCGGAGGCTTCCGGACCAATTGCCTGCTCCAACCGGGCATGCAAGAAGGTTAGAGGGCCTGAAACATCCTTGCCCTGCTTCTTCAGCTGCAAGACCATCTTCGCCAAGCCCTGCATCATTCCTTCAGGGCCTTTCTTCATCAAATCGAAAGCTTCGCTGATATCACCAACAGAGATGCCTAGATTCTGCGTGAACTCGCTTAGGTCGTCCGCAGTGCCGGCGAACATGCGCGAAATGTTAGCCTTCGAATCGATAATAGCTTTAGTCAGTGTAAGAGAGAGCTGGCGCGCCTCATCGGCCCCTTTACCTGTCTCCTTGAAGCCCCTTGCAAGAGCGGCCGTTTGCGCGGCGAACGCTGAAAGCACTTTCGTGTCCGTCACGCCCCAAGACTTTAGCTCGCCCATCATCTTGAGGACTTCAGGCATGTCCGCAAGAGCGCCAGGAACGTTTCCAATTGCCTTTCCCATAGAAAGGAAGGATCCGGTAACGAGTTGGATTTCCTTATCGGAAAAGCCTAGTTCCTTACGCGCCTTTAGCAACGACTCTCGCATTGTCGTAGCGCTAATTCCCGTAAGATCTGAGAACTTCGCAAGGGTTAGAGCGCTATCGATACCGACAGCTGTGAACTCTTTTTGCGCCTTCGAGAACGAGTACAAAGCGTCCGTCGTCGTCTCTGTGGAGATGTTCATGCCCTTGGCCATCCCGGCCGCCGCGCCGGTCATCTGGTCAAGAGCCTTTCCCGTCACACCGAAGTTTGCGGCACTCTTTCTCGCTGCAACAGACATCTGCTGCATTTGCGCTTCAAAGCCTGTGGTCAGGTTCATACCGAGGTTACCTATATGAGCAACCTTTTCGGCAATACCGCCTAGCTTTTCGAAAATAGCGCCTTGAACGAAGGTCTGAATACGTGATAGACCTATGAGCTTATCAAGTCTTTCGACAATAGAGGTTACGTTAGAAAAGCCCTCCGCAAGCCCCTTAGTGCCTTCCTTTCCGTTCTTAAAGAACTTCAGGAATCCTCCTGCCGCCTTGGTAATGATCGACCCGACCATGCCCGCGCCGGCTCTCGCAATGCGCGAAAATCCATCACTGATGTGGTCTAGTTGGGACCGGGCAATGGTTTTGAACTTAGCGAGGCGGACTTCGGCCTTAGAAAATCCCTTAGTAAACGCTGTCATATCGACAGGCTTGAAAGCGTCCTTAAGCCTGTCCCTATCCTCGTCCATCGACTCCAGGAACTGCTGGAGGGGGTGCTCGTCAAATAGCTCCTTAATCCCGGCTACGGCAGGCTTAAGGTCAGACTGCAGCTTAAGGCCACGTTCTGACATGGTCAGAAAGCCATCGTTGATCTTCTCGATGCTGTCTTCTAGGCCGTCGTCCTTAGCGCTGAGTAAGAACCCCAACCCGAGAAAGTTGCTACTCATTTAGACGCCTATGACGACGACGGGTTTCAAGCCTGCTTTCTTCAGAAAGCAAGAATAGGGCTTGCTTATACTTTCTAGAACACCTAGTTCGATCCGTAGAGTTTTCATAAATTCGTCTAGCTAAAGCTACCGATTCGTCTACGTTCAGTCCAATAATACTAAGCTGTGATTGCTCTCCTGATTTTTTTACATATCTAACTTCTCGTTCTGAATACGTGCCACCAACAACATTCTGTAATTGCTTGATGAGTTTAGAGCTGGCTAGGCCAATGCTTGCCTTGCGCTGTTTAGTAGCTGACGTACTTATCCCTATCTTTCCGGCAATACACCGCCCAGAGAGACCTTGTAGGTGCAAGCTCTCTATGCTTTCTAGTTGACTAGTACTGAGTTTAGTTCCAGTGGCTATAGCAATGCCTTATGATAAGAGGGTTACCGTTTCCTCATGCTGTTTTCTAAGTCTTGTTTTCTCTTTCTTTCTAGTTCTTGTTTCTTATTTATAATTCTCCATCTTCTGCTGGAGGGTATGGACATTATATCAGCATATGCTGAATTTTCGAAACATTCCATCAGGAAGAAGAGATGGGCTTCGAGTGTTTGCGTAAGGCCGAAGGGGTAAAAAAACCCTTGTCTATTGACAACTCCCTCTGGAATTCGTGCCCGCATGCCGGACACGATACATCTACAGTCGTCTCCATGCCGCCCTCGACCTCATCAAATTGGTCTCGGAGATAGTTTCGATCGCGCATCGACAGTTTTTTTACATCCTCCAGCTTTGGCGACTTACCCTCAATGAGGTCTAGACGCGCAAGCAATGCGAGTGAAACAGTATCCATGCTCTTCCTAGGGACATTAGAGAGCTTCTCTTCCTCTCTTCCTGTCATTACATGGAACCGAGCGGCCTTGCCTGAAGGCAGCTTTACATCAAATACCCTCTTTGTGGGGTCAGGCATCCCTTTCTTTTCGAGGGTATTTAGATCGATAGTGAACACATTGATTGCTTCGCAATCGGGGCACTTCTGTTCAAATGGATATACGTCCCCGAGCGTTACCCTACGAATTGCAAAGAGAAGATAGAGGCGGTCGCCGACCGGAAGGTCCTTGATCATCTCTTCAATGGCGGCTCGATTTGTTTCAGGACCTAGCCGAGTAGTACAGCGCGCCAGAAGCAAACTAAGCTTGCGAACCGCAGGAATCGTTTGTGATGCGAGAATATCTTCCTCTTCACCGCAGATTTCGCGTACTTCGGCCTCTTTGTAGACCTCACCCACTTGCGAAAGCCACCCGCATGGCAACTCTATGACCATTAGAGGGCTCTTTTCGTCTTCAATCTGATTAGTAATTATGTTCTCGATCAGACCTGCTCTTTTCTCAAGATCGTGTTCCATTATCAGTTGTTCCTTTTCGTATAGTTAGTCTCGGATGCGTACATCATCACTAACGCCTTTATCGCATTAGTAATCGTCACTCCGCGAGTTCCTAGCAGCTTTTTGAATTGCGCGTAGTCCTTTTCGTCTATCCAAACATTTATCTTTACGTCAGACCCATCATCCTGATACTGCTCAAGATCATCAAACCTACTCGTATTGTCTATGTACATACTGATAAGGTAGCGGATCAATGCGCCCATGCTCTTCGGACCCGTCTCATTGTTAACAAGATTGGTCATAAGATCGTAGAGATAGCGGCTCACTAGAAAGTTAACGGGACGTCGGAATTCACCACCAGAGGCCTGTGAAGCGGCTTCAGAAATCATCTCGCAGCGCCGACAGATCACGATTCCATTTGTCGGAACCAATTGCCCTCCAGCAGTCAACGGCACTACCGGCTTCACCGCCAGATTTTTATCACTTTCGCAGTTGAAACACTTATTACCATATCTGGCAAAAATGCTTCTCTCCCATAGCTCTAAAGCATCCAAAGAAGGAGCTTGCGGCTGATCATTTTCACTCATATTTGATACCCCAATCATGATATATCATATTCTCAAAAAAAGGGCGTAAGACCTGTACCTTACGCCTATATTTTACTATTATTTTTTAGTCCAATCCCCTTTCAGGTATTTCAGTATTCCAGGATGTACCTTGCCTTCATCTCCAGGAGTCGAAGGTATCTTTTCCGGAGGAGGCTGACGTGTAATAGGCTTTCCTAGGGGAATTTCGTAGGCCCCCGTATTACCAGTACCAGTAACTCCGCTGGTCTCTTCGTAATGTTTCTCTCTGCGCTTAATAATGCTTTCAATATCAGGCAGGTCTTCCCAGCTGCTGTCATCCCAGTTCCAGTCACTCATGTAGCCTATTATACCTCAATAAGTAAGTGCTCCTAATTTTAGGGACCAGCACTGCTAAACATTAGGTATCGGCTGTAACGCGCTCTCCCACACCAACCGAATTTATGCGGATAATTGCTGTCTTCCCCGCCGCTACAGTAATCCCCATGAATGTGGTAGTAGAAGTACCTGTATTATTGTTTCTAAAAGTCCACTGCAGGCCTGGAATCGCATTGGACGCGGTGATCGTCACCGTGCCGGATGCGTTGCCGGACGACTCGACCTCGGTCATCTGCATCTGCGTCTGCGTCAGCGCGCCCGTCGCGTTCTGCGTCGCGACACCGGGCAACTGTTGCAGATAGATCGTTGACCCGGCGACAGCCGTTATCGTACCGATCAAGTCCGCCGTTGTGACAATGAGAATTCCGCCACTCTCGACATAGATGGGGGTGCCGCATCCAGAGAAATCACACCCCGGGCCGAGGTAGACGGTTACACCAGATCGGACGTAGACGCCAAAAGCACTCGCCGGACCAGTAGCCTTGCAATAGGAGAGATATGTGGTCTCCGTAGTGCAATAAAACCCGGTCTGATTGACCCCCGTGGTCATCGTGACGACGGCGTTGGTTACGCGGTTGATTCCGCCGCCTGCACCGCTGAATTGGAAGACGACCGCGCCTGCTGCTTCGCTAGTGACACGCGCTCCGGTGACAGTGACGATCTTGCCGCTGCCAGCGTTCTTCAGCAGTCCGGCGGCGCCGTCGCTTGCTCCGATGTCCCCGAGGTAATTCTGAAGATCCAGATCGCACTGGACCACGATGTGTTGACCCGTGCACCCGCTGATCGTGACGTCCTTCAGCCTCGTCCCGGTCGCGCTCTCATCGACAAGAAAGGCCGCCGCGCATGCAGAGAACGTTACGCTAGAAACGCGCGTATCCGACGCGTTCCCATGGATATGAACCGCCGTTCCGCCAACGTTTGTTACTCTCGGAAGATCGCGAATGCGAGTACCAACCGCGCCGTTTCCGACGTCAATCGCGTTGTCGCATCCGTTGATCGAGTGGGAGTCGATATCGGCGCTGAGGGCGTCGGTGATCAGGATCGCCGTGCCCACCGTGTTGAGCGTGCCGCCTCGGCGAACGAATGGCTCGATGCTACCGAGCGTCGTGCCGTTGTTCTTGGTGATGCGGATGCCTCCGCGCGTTGTCCCGTAGCTCCAGCAGTCCTCGATCCCGCTCTGATAGCTGTCGTAAATCGCATACGAGTGCGCAACGTTCTTGACGAGCCCGGAACGAACGACGGTGCGCTCCGTAGATTGGAAATAGACACCATCACCATCGGCATTGCCGCCTGGCATGTCGATCGTGAATCGATTCAGTTCTGCATTCCGCGTCGAAACGTCAAACCCGATCGGACTCTCAGTAATGACCCCGTCATCCGGAATGATGTTGACGTCTTCGATGGTGACCCGGTTGCCGCCGGCGATCTCGATGTACTGCCCGCCCGTGCCGGAGAACTTCATCCCCCGCCCGCGGATCGTGATGTCGTGCGGATAGGTTGCGAGTTCGCGAACGGTATTCGTCGCAACGAAGGCCCAGACGATCCTGCGGTCGACGACCACCGTGTTCGCGAACGTCGCCACGATGTCGTAGACCGCCTGGCTAGTCCCGTGCTCGACAGAGATCGCGTTTCCCACCGTCGGCGGCAGGCTGTCGCCGAACGTGATCGAGAACGAGCGCGGCCCCTGCGCCGCCCACTTATTGTTTGTGCTCGCAGAGCCGGCCGCGATGTTGAGCGTGAGTCCGGTGCCACCAACGGCGACGGTTGCGGCCGACGTGAAATTCGTCCACGTGACGCCGTCGATGCTGTATTGGCCGGTCCACGCCGTGAGCGCGCCGGACGTCAATGCCTGCACCAGCACGCATGCGACAGTCTGATCGGGCTTACCGGTGATAGTGATCGTCGGAGGGGCAGTACCGTAGGCCTGCACCGAACCGATGCCGGTCGTTACCGCATTGACATCGAGCGTTCCGTGATGTTGCGGGCTAACCTCCGTAACCCCCGTAGTCGCAACAAACGGACTATTTGCGGGAGCAACGTTGAGGTCAGTGCTCCTAATCTTGGTACTCGGCGTCCCTTCATAGACAGAGTTCGACGGAATATAGAAACCACTCTCGGCTGCGAGGAACGTACCAGCAGCAAAGAACAGCGCTACACCAATCGCCGCGCAGTGTGCAGATACGCTTCCGTAGTTAGGCCAATCATCTTGACCGCTCCCAAGAGGATTAAGCACTACAACAGGAACTTGACCTACAAGGGCTACATCCGTATCCGAAACACCACTTGCTAGATTTATCAGACGTTGAGCATTGAAATCTATCGATTGCGTGTTCGCCGCTAACGCTTCCCGAATCAAAAGAGCTTCATCCGCCAGCGCTACCGCCGCCGGATTCGGCACTATCGTCGCCGGAACGGCTGCGTCTGCAACAGATAAAATTCCAGCATTAATATAGGCTTTTACACTAACTATAGTTGTAATTTCAGCAGCCGAAGGTACAACCGTGATCGAGGATTGCGCATTAACAGTCAGATCCAATTCAGTCAGGAATATGGGATTAACTGTTAGATTAGTAATTACAGCCATTTAATATGTATACTAGCTCATCCTCCTAATTCATCCACATTTCGAAGCACCGCAAGCTGTGCACTTTACACATCCTTCTTGATAAACAAGGCTATTATCTTGTCCACAAGACCAGCAGGTTTTCTCTCCTGTGGCTTTAGTACCATCCTCTATATAGCTCTTTATCACTCTAGAAATAACTCTAGAAAATGATTGCATATCCGAGTGTTTGTCCTTCTGCAGCTGTTCGACTAGAAATTGCAACGGAATTCCATGGCGCAAAGATAGGGATAGCATCCTAGTAAATGCCCCGTGCACCTTATTCTCAAAAACAGCTACGATGTCTTTAATGAGCAATTCGTCATCTGCAAGAGGAATGCGGAGGTTGTAGGTGGCTACCCCATCTTTCTTTCCATTCTTGGCAATAACACCTGTTTTAGCTTTTTTAGGAATTTCAATGTGTTCGGATAGCCCGCAAAATACCTCATACGGGCGGCCCTCTAGGAGCCCTATGAGAACGACATATGTTTCTCCCTTGACGGTGACCCTATGAATGTCGCAAGGCAGCTCCTTGGGACGTTTATGGCTATCTGCAACAGGGAGCAACCAAGACTTGACCTCCTCAATATAGGTTAGATACCCTGCGGGTATATGCTGCCTATGCTTTTCGCTTATTCTAACATTCTCAAGCAGCTCTTCTTTAGGGATTCCTTGTAGTCTAGTATGTAAATCAAATGTAACGTTAGCAGTCGATACCAAAACTCCCTCTCGCGACCCCTCTCGATAAATAGTAAAGCCCTTACATCCGGATTTCCACGCCTCCAGATAGCATTTTGAAACTACAGCGTGGCTGACATTTTTAGGCATGTTACACGTACGCGAGATCGAATGGTCGATACTTTCCTGCGCCGCCGCCTGTAGCCTCACAGAGTTCTCCCAATCAATTTCTGCTGATGTGGCCCCAGCATAAGGCGATACCTCTACATCTGTTGTCCCAGACATACGCGCCCATTCGTTAAACCAATGGTGGTATACGGTAAAATGCGTCCAGGAGTCACCCAACGCATCGGTATGGTCAACCTTGGCTGTGGTTTCACCTGCATTTATTTTCTTTCGTCTCATGTATGAAAGAGCATACACAGGTTCAATGCCGCTTGTCGTTTGTGTTAGTGTAGAAACGGACCCAACGGGGGCTGTCGTCGTAAGTGCAATGTTCCTTCTACCGAACTTTAGCCACTTCGACTTCAATCCACGATCTCCGCCTATTATACTATTTAGATACTTGTGACTCTTTTCCAGTTCGTAATCAAATGCAGGAAATGCGCCTCGTTCCTCTGCCATCTCGATTGAGGCCCGGTGCGCACCAAGACCAAGAGCCGCATATATCTTCCGTGTCCATTCCACCGACTCGATACTACCATAGCGAACACCCAGCATGGCCAGGGCGTCTCCTAACCCAGTGATACCTAATCCAGTACGTCTACCCCTTTCACAGGTGGATCGGACCTTAGTCCACCAGTCTAACTCGACCCTCTTTTGAGCAAGAGGCTCGGGGTCGCTCTCTACTTTGGCAATGATTTTATCCAACGCTTCTAACTCTAGGTCGATGAGGTCGTCCATGAGTCGTTGAGCTTTGCGGACAACACCAGAAAAGGCGTCAAAATCGAAATACGCTTCTTTGGAAAAATAGTTTTTAACAAAATGCGTAAGATCCACCACCATTAACCGGCAGCTATCTCCAGAATTAAGGGGGATCTCCCCACATTGTGGTACATATACCCCTGTGTGGGATACTCCTTCGCTTTCTTTGTCTGAGGAACGCGTAATCACTGCCAACGTGTGATTGTCGTCTACAGTCAGGTTATAGACGGTATGTAGGCCAGGGAGGTCTTCTACACGTCTAACCTTATGATTGTAATTGTTCCCAGCTTCTCGTACTTCTTCGTAATTCTGATACCCGAACTTAGTTTTTACTCTGTTGGTGAGCCCTTCTTCTCTGCAGCCCTGCTCCCATTCTTGCATCAGTGGTTCACGGCCAAATTTAAACTTCAGCGCTGAAAAGACCTTCGCCTGATTTCGCTTTAGTTCTATTGAATGTTTTTCATAGGTAGCGACTGTCTTACTAGACCCGGCGCGCTTCAAGTCTTCGTTCGTATTCCTTTTTTCTAGCGCGCAAGTTAGCGAGCAGAAACCTTGTTCGCGGTGAGCATGATCGATCTCGAAAGACTTTTTACAATGCTCGCACGCCTTCGTAACGAAAACACAGCCATCAATTATCTTCGGTTCATAACCTTGACCGAGCATGTCTTGAAAGGTCTTCACAACTCTAGGGTCTTCCTCTAGGTTCTCAATACCGAGGGAGTTCGCTACCTGAACTGCAAGGTCAGTAACAGAACCAAATTCGTCTTTTCTGAACTTGGAGAAGTTCTGCGGAAGCTCATGCTCGGCCGCATAGGCAAGCCACTCCTTGCTGGAGAAGCGCCTACCTAGAGATTTAGTGAGCGATAGCGCATGTGTACGAATTTCTTCGTGCGTATAACCAGAATACCTACCGTTCTGCTCTCCGGGGCGTGCGTCTTCCCTCGCATGCAGTTCCTTGTGGTCCTTCCAGGTCATTACCTGCAGATTTTCCGGAGAGTTGTTCAAGCCGTTTCGATCCTTATGGTGGACTACAAGGCCGCCCGTCTTCGTAAATCCTGTGGATTTACCACGATCGTAAGTTTCTTCCCACAGCTCCGGATAAAAAAACTTAGCTATCAGCCTATGCTCGAATATCTTGTCTATATCCGGCACGCGCACATCACAATACGCACGATAGTAGAGTTTACCTTCCCCGTTCTTTACGCGGTCTCTGGACTTCGTGAACCGCGGCAGCGATGTACCAGGTTCAAGGTCTTTGGCCTCAACTTCTGCTCCCTCCAACGTGATAAACTTATGATTTGGAGTCACATCTACAAAGGAACCATCGTCTAGGTGCACACGAAGGAGACGCTGGGCATACCCAGTAATTCTTGGATTACGGCCCCACTTGATAGATACTTTCCCTGTCAAAGAGTCCACGCTATAGACGGGAACATCTTTACCTTCTTCGGCTAGTTGCCGAATAGGCACCGCATTTCGCCCATCCGCAGTGGCGATGAGTGTTTCCCCTGAAAAACAAGGATTAGTGCTTACCGACTTATACTCAGGATAAATATCGGCAGGGCCGTTATTCAGTATGTTGTCTTGAAATAGAATTCCGGGTTCGGCGCTGTCCCACGCCGAATCTATGATTTGCTCCCAAATGTCACGTGCACGCACTGTTCTCTTTATCTTGGCTTGATCGACAGGAACATCCACCGGCCATTGAAGCGTAAAATCACCATCTGCTTCCACAGCGCGCATGAACTCATCAGTCAGCATTATTGAGACGTTAGCACCGGTAACTTTCAGCTTGTCTCGCTTGATGTGAATAAAAGTCTCAATCTCAGGGTGCTTTACTGAGATTGTCAGCATTAGAGCGCCTCTTCTCGATCCTTGACCTACTTCGCGAGTGGAACGAGAGTAACGCTCCATAAATAGAGCTATACCATCGGTAGTTTCTGACGAATTTGCCGTGGCGAGTCCTCGCGGTCTTATGTTCGAAAGATCAATCCCGCAGCCACCGCGGCGCTTGCTTGTTTCGACAAGTTGCGCATCTACATACATAATAGAACTATAAGCATCTAACGGCTTATCCAGAACAAAACAGTTCGAGGTCGATTGAATCTTAAATGGATTACCTACCCCAGACATGGGGCTACCCTGCGGAACTACAGGACCCATACCCAAACGTCCTGGCTTTTTCGCAAGAAGAGTGTAGATCTCTTCTTCAGTCATGGCATTCGGATACTTTGACTCTATTCTTGCGAACTCTTTTGCCAAACGCCTATGCATATCTGCAGGGGTTTTCTCCAAGTAAGCGCCCTCTGGATTCTTGAGGGCGTACTTTTTTACCCAGACTGACGCTGCTAACTCATCTCCGTCGAAATACGCAACCGAGGCCTCCATGACCTCTTCATATGTAAAAGTTTTTCGTTTCGATTTAGCATTCTCAGAAATAGAAATATCCTGCGACGGCAAAGTCACACTACGATCCATTTGTAAATTCCTCGACCCTTAAGTTAGGAAGCTAGGCTGATTTCCTCAAGCATCTCGTAGTCGAGATCAAGCTCGGCTATGGATACACCAGGACTGGCTGCATCAAAATCTCCCGCAACTTTGTAACGTACGGGTATACAACCATGGAGTATGTAAGCCTTCGCAGGAACACGTCCAATTTGATCAAACGGACCGATGCTGAAACCGTCCCCTCCTATTAGCCCAGGGACTTTACCAAGGAATTGCTGGTTGAACAAACCTATCGCACCGGCGAAATCATTCCCCAGTCCGGCAGAGGCGCCGGCCAACGCTACTGTACCTAGAATTCCTAGGAGGTCGTCAGTAGTTGTCCTAGAAAAAAAGTGCAACAACATCATCGTCCGCCTCGGAGTTGAACCACCAACTCTTAAAATTGGAAGACCGTTTATTTGAAAACCCTGAGTATTTCCAGTAATGCCGGCAGTCATCCACCGATCAAAATCAGAATCGAAAAACTTAACTCCCCTCGTAAGAGTTATCCTATTGACCGAAGCATTCTGAATTACTTTTTTGCTGAAGTACCAGTTGGCTTCCCTAATCTCTTTTGTGGTAATGGTAATTTCAGGCGCGCGTATAGATTGGAAGCCCAAAGTTGGCAAAAAAATTGGTAGAGCGAATGCGTCAATAGGCGCAACGTCTACCAACCAGAAAGCATATTGTTGTAAAGGCTCCGAGATCCTAGAATAAGACATATTGGTCCTACAAGGATACCACGGAGCCTCTAAAACTACTAGGTATCAGGGCGTTGTATCTTCGATGTCGAAGTACTCGTATGCAATATCTACTTGCGCAATCGAGACCTCGGCAGCATTGGCATCCAAGTCCGTAGCTATTTTAACATGCTGCGGTATCGCATTGTACACGTGGTAAATACGAGATGCCTTTACATCGCCCGGATCCTTGAGCGAATCAATGGTGCCATCCGTTACAGGAAGACCCGCATAGTCCGACTTATGGAAGTGAGAAATATCAAGGTCCACACGGTATTCGTTTGCACCTTGAATCGCCGACTTCACCCATAGGAAGAAGGCAGTATCTTTCTTAGCCACACCTCGGGAAATCGAGATGTCAGCCATGGTCGGGATTCCAGGAAACTTCCTCGTGTAGAGGTAGTGGCCCTCACGATACTCAACGGCGCCAACAGTTAGATCGGGCGTCGTGCAAGTCGTAAATCCCGCCTGGAAAGACGGCTGCAACGGGTCCTTGCCGCCACCTGCTGGGGTGGCGACAATCATGAACCTCATTGAGTGGAAGTAGTCCGCCGAAACTGAACGAGCCATCTAATATTTTCCCTATGAAGCTAAGAATTGCAGGATCATAGTCCTACTAATTAGGACTCGATCCTTGCAAGTACGTAAACTTCGCCTGCGACCCCATTGTCGCTTCTGCGAACGAAGAGCCCCGCCGAAGCTCCAGGCGTAGCGACCGCAGTCGCTGTAACAGAGACCGCAAGGCCATTGCGTCCCGTTGCCGCGCTCCCAATGCTCGCAAGCAGTGTTCCGGCACCCGCCGCAGCCGTACGCACCGCCAGGGTAGAGGCGGCAACCGCTGTACCGACAAGCGCCCAAGCGTCGATGACGCGGAACTTGAACGGCAGTGTATTTACCGCGTATACCGTGATGTCATCCGCAGCACCACCTGCGCCGGCAGCAAAGGCGGTACGGATGATGACGAGACCCGCCGCGGCATCTGTGCTGGCTACAGGCGCCATATCTACGGCTTGAACCGAAGCCGGTGCCTGCTGAAGACCTGAACTTAGCTCGGAGGCCGAATAAACCACCGAGAGGCTTACAGCTGAAGCAGCCATCTGCGCCTGAAGCGAGGCCATGCGCGGAAGATCCGATGCGGCACGAGTTACCGAAATCGAGTTGCTCGCCGGTACCTTTGCGTAGAGGTCCGATAGCCAGATGTCCGAAGTCGTAAGGTTTGTTATCGTAAGAGTTGCCATTAGCTTATTCTATTACCTTTGTAATAAAGTTTATTTGATTATGTTAGAGTCTTTTGCGACAGAGTGAACACTACGAACTCAGCCGGCCTATTAGGAGCGACTGCTACCTTTATATTCACCACGCCTTGGTTAATGGTATCGGCCGTATTGTTAGAGTCATCTACAATGACTAGGAAGGCCTGACTTGGGCTATTTCCTGCAAAGTAGTTGTCGTTGAACAACGGTAGCAAGAAGCCGTTGATTTGCGCTTTAATACGCGCCCACAACCCCGAGCCGTTGTTCTCGAAAACGATCCAGAAGGTAGCATTGTAAATGCTCTTCTCTAGGAACATAAAGAGACGACGAGCGTTGACGTACTTCCAATCCGAATTGGTCGAGATGGTACGAACACCCCAAACCGCTACACCCGTTTGCGGGGAGGAGATCAAGGGATTGATCTTGTTTGGATAAACAAGGTCGCGCTCTCCCTGCGTCGGAATTATTTCAAGCCCGAGCAAGAAGTTGAGAGCGCCATCAATCGTACCACCAGGCGCCTTTCCTACATTCTTCGTCACATCCGTACGAGCATAAACACCCGCAACGTGCCCAAGAGGAGGCATCGTAAGAGGACGGTTGTTGGAGTTGGGATCTGCAACCTTCACCCACGGCCAGTAGAGCGCCGCAAAGTCCGAGAAACGACCCAAGGTGAATCGGAACCAATCCGAAGCCTGTTGCGCAGTCGATCCCTTCGGAACCGTCAATATGATAAAACGGTCTCCACCAGACGGAGCCGATGCGCGGCTGGCCGCGTAATCTAGAAGGTCTCCCGTAACCGTCACATCTCCGGCAAAGTCCGGAACGATTACCTGAAGGATCTCATCTACACGATTTAGGGCGTAAAGGCCCTTGTATGCCGCAGATAGCGTCGGCGAAGTGAACTGCGAACGGCTAAAGTGCGTGCTGTTGAAAGTACCATCGGTACCCGCCGTATAGGCCTTTGTCGAATCTCCTGCAATCTCGCTATGTGTTGCTTCGACCGCCGCCTGGTGATAAGAGGCAACAACAAGCGTACCGCCCTTGATAGGCTGACTCGCTTTGAAGTTGAAAGCCCCCGTCGTGTAGCTCATCGCGTTACCGTTGAGCGTCACTCCTCCTACCGTCACTGTTGTGACGTACGAAGCGTCGACATCCCCGATTAGGTTACCAGCACCATCATCCGTAACCGTACGAGCCGTTCCAGTCGTATCCGTATATGAAATTACGACCGATCGGCTTGCTAGCGGTCCCCCTGTAAGAACAGTGTTCGTGCTGGCAGCCGCACTGGTTAGAATCTGGTCCGCAACGATCGCATCACCACCGGCAATTACCTTGCTACGCGCCACACCGTTAAGCTGCGCCACTACTTCATTCGAGTCAGGAGACGCAATCGAGACCAGGCTCGAAAGCGAATTTACAACATCCGGGAAGTAAAGAGCATCTGTAGGCGTGTCAAAGTCCAGGCTTTCGTAGTGCTCGACAATCGTGTACGCGCCCGTAGAGTCCTTCATTAGTACGTTGACATCGTACTTCGAATAGGAACTCGTGGTGGAAACATAGCTGTCGGCATTGCCCTTTACATCGATACGAAGGTTATTTCCCCATGTACCCGCAGAGATGGGGTTGACATCCCAAGCATTGATCTTGTACGTGGCTACAATAGGCATCTGGTTTGCGGGCTGGTTTCCCGCAGCCATCGTAAGCGAGTACGCACCAGTAGCATAGGTAATGGTTCCTGCAGTGACGTCGCCGCTAAGCGTTCCTCCGCCTGTAGGGTCGGAAGCTACTTTGGTCACACTCGCCGGTGTGAAGTCCATCGTAAAGTTCCCAGTGTCAGCAACACCAGGAACTTTCGCGCCCGTAGTAAGAACGGACAGACGACCCGTACGATGGTCCAAAGTAGCCGTAGTCTGGTCTGGAGCCACTCCAGTCGTAACAGTAACAATCGAAGAAGTTCCTACCGGGATTGCGACTGTCTGCAATCCACCTACGGTCAGCGTAAACTTAAGGGTGGCCGTACCTCTAACAACAGAGTCTAGGGCGGGATCGTAGGCAGGAAGCGTCGTAGGATCGATTGTCCCTTCGTAAGCAGCCTGACTCGGCACCATTACAAGGTTCGTTACGCCATCTCGTTTCTTGAGAATACCCGCAACAACAGGGGTTCCAGCCGCGCGCCAACGGAATGTATTCGTTGAAAGCGCACCGGAAACGATAGGAGAAGCCCCACCGTGAACTTTTAGGGGGGTCGTTAGGGCGGTTTCGGTGAACGACGTTGTTACACCGTCACCCGTCTCAACAACTTGGTCCGTGATGAGAGACTGAAGCTTAGCGTCTGCCGCCACAGCATCGTCAGGAACAACACGAACAACATAGCAACGTCGTCCACCGTTGGCGAAGAACGCAGCAACCGATAGACCTACATAGGATAGCTTAGAAATTTGTCCGAAGGTTTGAACAAACTGATTGAAGCTCGTAACGAGCGTAGCCTTGTCCGTGGGACCGCTGGCGGTAAAACCCACAATCGCCATGGTCGAGGTCGAGACCGGACCAACCACCTGTACCTGCGAAGGAGCCTCTTGGATAAATACCCCAGGGCTTAGTAGTTCTGCCATCGAATTATAATTCTCCGCCTTAAGAAAGCTCGTGACCGGTTGAGTTTAGAGGGGGTAACTACGCCCTCTATAAGCAATTTCGATTTTAAGAAGGCTCTACTTCTTCTTAGTGCTCTTCTGATCCTTATCTATAGCTGATGTTTTACTTTCGGGCAAGTCTGTCGAACTCTTAGTTTCGTCCTTCTTTTCTGAGTTATACCCATCAAGACTTATTACAACGGGGGCTCTTATTGATTTGTTGCTGTCCTCTTCTGCCGCAGCCTCAGGCTTCTCTGCAGTATCTTGCGGAATCAATACCAGAGTCCCACTACGGATATGCTGCATAAGACTAGCAGTCACCGGTCCGTCTATATCCACATAGAGCCGCGCGCCTACGATTATCGATTCGGTCGCCGAAAGAGTTACCGGAACGGCATGTGCCGTTTTATTGTAGAATTTAGCCATAAGAATTGTTCCTACTAAGTCTTCTTAACACTCCAGCTATATTTGGGCGGGACCGTAACGGTGTTGGTCTCCTGAGGAGTATCGAAGTCCAATTCACCCTCTACTCTAAGAGTCAGTGCAAAACCGATGATTCTCTCTGAAACATTTAAAACATCATCTAGAGGAGCAATACCTTCCATGTAAGCTTGATAGGATCTTACATCTTGTACGCTGTCATTTACTATGACTAAACAGTAAGGTTGATATATTCTAGATATAGCCGAAAATATCCTACTAGCATGCAAACGGTCTTGCGCATCTCTACCCGTAGAGTAGATACTAATAGTATAGCCGATATCATAAGGAATGGCTTGTTTAAGACTTTCCGCTTTAGTAAATCCCGTTAGTACGGTCCCATCTGGTGCCGTAACGCTAAATTTAGAAGCGCTGACCGCTGCAGTCCTATATTGAGTCTGCAAGGGGCCTTGCCATCTGGACATGGCCGGATTTAGTGAGTCCCGCTGAACAATGACACAAGGAAAACGCTTTTTAGCAAATACATCTTCAGGATGTGAAAAAATGATAGGAACACCAGGATCTCCTGGAGGTCCGTCTACATCAGATAGCTTTAAAAAGTAATCGACATTGCCGCTAGCGCCCTTATCAACTACTCCACCCATTGTTTGGACAACACCAAGATCGAAGTCCCGGAGCGTGACTGTACCCGTACGGTCTTCCCCCAACGCTCGTCGTATGAATTGCGCCTTATCTTCCGGCGCGTCGTCAAAAGGATTACCCACTTAGAACTCCTACTTGCTAACCTTAATTCTAACCTTATCTTCGAAACCTACGAATTTCTTCGCTTCATTCATGGATATAGATTGCTGGGTCTTTTCTGGCCAGCGCCCCCACAAGGAGAATTGAGGGTCTGTGAGCGTTTTTACTATGTTCTTGTCCTTCTCTAATATGAATTTCAGCTTCTGCTGCACTAGGGCCCTTTGGGCTGGCCGCCAGTGTGGAACGGGCTTTTGCCCTCCGACACCAAATTCCATACGAACAGCCTGAAGCGCCACGTCCGGCAAGTCCTTGGTCTTCCCTATTGTCGTATCTTTCTTAGGTATTCGTCTGACACCCACTTCTCTCAGCTCCTTAGTCCACTTATATCGGTCTCTTTGCCTGGCTTTTATGGTCTTATTTACCTCAGCCGGCGTAGACTTTCGATATGTGAGGATTGCATCGCTATTCTTAGGAAGGAAGGGGATAGAATCCGCCGTCCAAGGACTATAGCGTTCCAAGACCCCCGCATCTTCTGCGTCCTTTACTCTATTTGCCCGAACTCTTACATAGATAAGCGTTCTAGCTGTATCTACTTTCTTGACCCCCCTGGCGTTAGACCGCACATGAACGGCAAAGATATCCTCTCCCTTGCCCGCTCCTTGTACCTTAGAGACGGTAAGAGATCTACGATAAGTCTCGAATTCCTTTTTCGTTGGAATATTGGTTTTTACTAGCTCTAGGAATTGTTGTGAGGCCGAATAGGCTATGTGCCCTCGCAAGTGCTCTACACGTTTTGCTAGGGTTTTTAGGAGCTTCAGCGTCCGCTCCATCGAGGGGTCGGGTTTAACACTGAACATCCTATTTTACTACTCTGTACTTGGTTTTCAGTAGTAGATCCTCTACTTTCAACAGTCTTGTACTCTCAGCGGGCTCCAGCTCCTCCATCATAGAGACATGCTCGGCGCATAACCCGAATACCCTGGACTTCACCGCAGACCGGACTCTGTGCTCGGATTCACCAGCGCAGACCCAGCAAAATCTCGAAAAGTCCGTCATCGGGCCTTCGTAATCGTGAAAGTCGTCATTGGCGAATGGAGAACCGCAGCCTGTCTTTGATGTACACGTGTCCCCGGGTAAACCCAATTCACGACCTTTCCAGTACTTTTTACACGTCGCGCACACGGCAGAAACCCCGCCGTGAATCGCGGCCATCACTTCAAATTCATTCATTCATTTAGCCCTGCACAAAGTTGGTTCCGTCCCAATAAACATGCGTGATCCCGACAGGACAGTTGACGCCGGTTCCACTAGCACCAATTGCCACAACATTATGAGCCCCAGTAGTCCTGTTGTTTATGGTAAGTATACGACCCTTTCGACGCGGGAGTGTTAGATTTCGATCTGCGGTAAGTGCGCCTGTAGGCTCAATCGTAGTCGCATTAAAGGCACTTGCCGGAAGGACCTGATTAGCATCGCCCATCGCAATCGTTGCCCACTGCGAGGAGCTTGTGGGCGTCTGCGGCGTGTCCTCGTCCGAGGCCCACGGAATCTCTCCAGGAGCCATCCACCCCCCGCTCGTAATCGTTCCTGCCGCTCCGCCCACACGACTCGCAACGGTTGTTCCGGTACCCTCGGTACACGGCAGCGATCCCATTACTCCAGGAATGTCGGCCCCTTCATAGACCCACGCTTCAAACGCATCGCGGAACGTGAACACGCCCGGAAGGGACGCGCCCTGTGCTAACCAAAGCCCATCAAAGTTTCCAGCAACACCGCTCTGTGCCCCACCGCTACCTGTGCCCACGCCTAGCACCGGATTGGCGGTGCCTTGCGCCCATACAGTTACTCCCGTGGAAGCGCCAACACATGCACAAACATACGGCGCGCCTGGCGAAGACTGGCTAATGGGCGCAGCAAGCCACAATGAGACCACTTTAGCCGCAGCATCCGCGTGCACCGCAAAATATACAGGCTGGTCGACTAGAAACGGAGCCTGAAATTGGCCGGCTACAGTTCCCATAATATACACTAGGTATTGCCGGGGTGAAAGAGAGTCATCAATGACAAAAGCAAATCCACTGTTCCAGTCTAGTCCTACCGGAAAACCCTCCATAATATAATTGATAGCCCCTGCCGTATAATCTGTGACTTGCATACGGCCGCCAAAAGCGAACGATCCTGCGGGGATTCTCCATCCATTGTCTGCGCCCGTCTGGAGCTTACTTGTACCCTTCGTCGGCAAATTCACGCTTGCCTGCTGCACACGCGGTCTAAATACCCGCGGCATGGTTGCCCCATATCGATGGGGATATAGGCGCACAAGCTCTTGCACCTCTAGCCGGCCCTTTACTGCCTGACCGGCAATATTTAGGTGCATGCCATCTGTATATGCAGAATCAACGGATAAAGAAGCTGCTACATCGATTGCACTGTAAAGTGCGTTCAACGCTGGCACATTTGCCAGAATCCAGGCGTTATAAGTGGCCACAGTCGCATTAGCTGCAGCAATTCCACCACTGGGTGTGGATGGTGAATAGAATCCTGGGATTGTCTCAACAATAATACGAGTCGTCGGACACACAGACGTGATCTGAGCAAGTAGCGCCATTAACTTAGTCACCATCGTTGCCGCGGAATTACCCAAGCCGGATACATTGTTCGTACCGATCATTAGGCAGATTACATCCGGAGCACCATTAGCTACAATGAAGTTTTTCGTCGCAGCGATACTGACGTTGTTTGGTGCGCCTGTAGAAGGACCGCCAAATAGAGCATTGATGTCCTCGATTGAATACCCCGCATTGCCCTCACACCACGGCTCATAGGGCAACATTAGACCAACGCGGTTCTGCGCCTGCCTACCAAATGCCCTTAGATTGAAACCTCGGGCACGTGCGTCAGTAAAGGCCGCGTTCCGTGATCCGCCGTACATGGGCGCCGCACCGCCTGTTCCGGTTAAAGAGTCCCCAACCCACATGGCAAGAATGCCCTTCGAATCAGAAGCCAATGAAGGGCCTAGTGTATAGTTATCCACTCTACTGCCCGTCACGGAAACGTTGCCGAAAAGGCCATTGGTTATGGATTGTCCATTCAGATCCAGGCTCTGCGTGTTCGCCTTCAGCGCTGCTCTTATCGAAGCCGCCTGTTCTGCCAATTCTACTTCCGCTAGGTTTGTAACCGGAATCGTCGGAACAGGATTGTCCGCAATAGATAGCGAACCAGCGACTATATAAGCGCTAACACCTGTAATTGCGCTAATCTGTGCCGCCGTACCCACTACTGTAAGCGCAGTCTTTGCGGGAACAGTAATATCCAGCTCGGCAATAGCTATAGGAAATACCGTAAGATTGGTTATTACAGCCATTACTTATTTGAAATCCTCCGTTCCGGTGCCATGTCCGTACGACGTCTTAATGTAACCCTAAACCCTACAAAAGTGGATGTATCAAAGAGATGCCCGTCCGTGTTCGAGTTCAAGACATTGAAGTAGAATGCGGCACCCGGGATGGTTTCGTCGAACGACGCGGCATCTTGGAAAAAAGGAATCTTCCATATCCGAATCACATCCCCAGGAGCAGGCGGAGGTGCCTTCTTTTCCTCAATGTCTCTCCGAGAGATCCAAGCAATGCAATCCCAGTTAAGAATTGTGCCCTGCGCCTCAACAGTAGGCTGCTGCTCGGGGTACGATACATAAGCCTTCATTCTATATGGACCGATGAATTCTCTCTCTGAAGCTTCATCGTAAAGAGGGTCCTTTATTGATTTCGCTATATCCAAATGATAGTAGTCGATGTAAGTTCCAGCAATATTTACATGCTCTTGCGCGATGTCGCTAAAATACCTTCCTTCCTCTTCATTGAGAGTAAGGTCGGCCGTCCTTTTGAAGTTCAGCTCTTTGAAAGCGAATACCCTTTTGACTGACATGCGCTTATCCGTGAATGAAAGGAAGCGGGAAACTGCTCATCGCTATTTCCTCATTGAGGGCCTCTAACTCCTGGTTGCCCTCCTGAAGAAGGTTCAACCCGTCCAATTGAACTTCTCCTTGAGCGCCCGGAAATCCACTCGCATACTTTGAACGAATTCGGCCCAAATCGACCTTGCAACGCGCGAGTGCCCAGCGCTTTACCAAGTCATGGTCGCGCTCCGTCAATTGTTCAATTGTAAAGGTATGAGAAGTATACTCAATACGAACTTGCCCGTTTATTCGATTAACAGGGTAGAGAAGAAGCTTCTTTCCCTCTTGTCTCCACTCGGCTTCTGCACCTAGAACACGCTTAGCCTCGTTCACATATTGAAGCGTTTGCGCAAAGTTCGAGTACACGCCCATTGACTGCGGAACAGCCCACACGTTGTACGGGAGCTGCTGATCCGGCAAAAGGAAGGGAGCGAATACCGAACCTATATCCAAAGGCGGTACGTTGAACGCAACATCTAGAACAATATCCACATCCTCATCCAAATCGTATTCGGATTGACCATCAAAGACGTTGATATACGTTTGGCGTTGAACACCCTTCCGTGCGGCGAACCAACGACGCGCGTCCTCAATGGCTTCCTCAAGATGAGCTTCATCCAGCTCAACTTTTAAAGTTGGAGATCCGAAGCGCCGTAGAAGCCACGATTTGAGTTCTTCTGCGTTTAGCAGTGTCGCGTTAGCCATTACTTACCTACCCATCCCTGTATTTGCATTGATATCTACTTATTAGGAGTACACCTGAATTATGACGGGTTCGCGGGGGCGGGCCACATCAGGCGCTACGGCACGCCATACTTGCGGCACGCGTATTCGTAGAGTTGATCGCGCAGCTCATCGGTCGGGGTCGTGAACGCGTGCAACTCGTACAGCTTCGCGTCGAGAAAGTGCTGCGGCGCGCTGAATAGGTCCGCGCCGACGAGCGTATTCGTCGAGAGGTGCCCGCCCGCGGCGACCGAATAGCCCTGCGTCGCGCCGACCTGCGCGAGCGTGTTTCCCTGGCCGCGATACAGTTTCGACGTTCCGCCGCCCGCTTGCCGCGCGTCGAGGATGAGTACTTGCAGCCGCTTGCTCCGCCAATTCAGCTACAGCCGGATTCACTACCGGGATGACCGGAACGGCCGGATCATCGCCAACACTCAAAACTCCTGCGGTCACATATGCACTTACTGCTGTGTACGCCAGAATCGAGGCTGCAGTGCCTGCAGGAGATGCGATTCCATTCGCAGGAACTGAAAGATCGAGATCGGTTAGAAAAACGGGCCGCGCCGTTAGATTCTTAATTACAGCCACTAGCTATTCCTCCGCCTTTAGCCGAGTATAGCACTATTTTCTTATATACCTACTTGCAAGAAGTTTATGGCTTTTCCACATTCTTTGAGGATGTCACAATAGACTCCCCAGCCTTGGGGGGCTCTTTCTCGGCTTTCTTAGGCTTGGCGGCCTTTTTCGCCTCGGCCGCTGCCTTCATTTCATGAAGAATTCTTGCATCCTCTTCTTCACGAATAGACTCTGCTCCTGATTTCTCGGCTTCCTTTTCCGGATCTGCCACGGAAACCGGCTGAGACACAAGTTCCGGCGTGATCTGCACCAATCCAGGCTTAACCGCGGGTTCCGGTACAGGCTCGGATACTGGAGCTGCAATGGCAGGAGGCGTCTCCACATATTCGACCAAAAAGTCCGGGTAATACCTGGCAAAGTCGTCCCCAACAAGAATCGTGTTGTCATCCACAAGACCAAAGTCGTGCAGAAGCAAATCGCCTATTCCTGCCTTCTTCTTCCACTTCTTCTGCTTGTCGAGCCGCGGGCTCGTCCATCGGGTAGAGGGTGTTGCCATTTATTCTTCTTCGTCCTGTGTAAGGTGCCGGATTTGCTTGAAAATCCCTTTAAGGTTGTTCAGAGTCGCAATAAGCTCATCGAATTGGTCTACAGCCCTATCTAGGAGTTGATCGAGATCCTCCTCTTCGGCCTCATCGTCTCCTACCTCTTCCTCCGCCTCTTCCGGCTCCGCATTGGAGTCCTCAGGCTCCCCTTCGGAATCCACATTGCCTTTAGGGGGCGGGATCGAAGAGTCTCTAGGAGTACCGGGAGGATCAGAGTCCCGCTTGTCGAAGTCCTCTTTCACTTCAGAGAAAATTTCATGCAGTTCTTTTTCAAGTTCATCGCGTGTATTCATTGACAATACCCAATATAGATTATTATACTACAGACTGTTACTGACGCAACTCGTAATACTACTTCTTCCAGATGAGAATTCGCTCCTTAGACGCGGATTCTTTACTCTTCGAGTAAGCCAAAGCTAGCTCTCTTTCCAGAGTAAATCCCTGTAGCTCTGCAATTGATTTGCAATCTTGCACTATAGGAAGCACAGCTGCCCCATCACGGGTATCCGCACTGCTTATACAATGCGCTACCCGCAACCATAGAAGTCAAGTAGCGCAATGATACTACTTTTCGCAGCCGCGACCCTATTCAGGCTCACAAGTAAAAGCAATGCGGCCTGTAGATTAGGTGAAAAGGGCCTGGAAAATCCTAAATATCGTCAATATAAAACGCGTCAAGTGGTTCCCAATCGCTAAGAAAAGGTTGTTTCACGGCTCTCCAATATTTCCTGTCCAATCGGATCTCGGCGGTGGAGTCTTTGTACATTTTCCGGATGATGCGTTCTTTAGCCTCTCCGGTGTAGAAAATGGTCTTGGCGCTTATGTATCTATCGCGCGTCTCTGTTTGCCACAGGTGTGTTTGAATATGACCAGGAGTACGACCACAATGCTCTAGAAGCCAATCCAAAAAGGCCGGAGAACCTGTGGTAATTGCCACTCTCGAACACGTCTCTGACACGTGACCGTCGCCATCAAAGTATCCACGAATAAAATGCCAAATAAGGGAGTCGTCCGTGATATTAGGGGGCACTAGACTTAGCGACTTGTTATTCACAACATTGAAGTTCTTATGTAGATCTTTTACCCAATCGATACTGCAAACATTTAGCCATACGTAGGTCCTCCCGGAGTTAATTTCCGTTCGCTCTACAATAGGCTGATCCAGATTAGCAGCCGCTTTCAAAGCCTCAAGAATACACCGGTCTTGCGGGTGAATACCGAAATTGACGAAACGTCCGTTTTTACCTACATAGCCGTCTGCAGCTATAAACCCTGCAAAGTAAGCGGTAGTCGGAGTAATCTTCGAGAAAAAGTCTCTATTACACTTAGAGTACTTCGCATAATCGGCGTCTTCTCTAAATACAATACCATAGTTGAACAGCTGATTCCTGACTACGCTATAGGACTTTCCTAGGCGTTTAGCGACCTTTTCGATAGTCATCGCCTTATCATTTAGATATAGTTCGGCCGCTTCTTCGACATTAAATGTTACAGGATTCGCCTCTTTCCGGCTTCTGGTCTTTACTCTGGCCGACCGTAGAAGCCGGCCAACTGCCGTTTGAGTCACCCCAAACTCACGACCTAAGGCTTTTTGTGTAAGAAACTCGCCATTAGCTTGCGCGAACTTATATCGCTCTACTAGAGCGACACGCTGGGCCTCGGTTAGGAACCGCTTTGCTTTTTTGACATGAGCCGACATGCATCTAAGCATAGCACTCGTTTGCATTGGACAAGTTTTTCCAGGGTAAACACCTGTAAATTTGATTTAGCACCTGCGACTGATACGTTTAAATGCAGAAAGCCACCAAGTGGTCAACTTGATGGCTTTCACAGCCCCTGAAGTTCAATGGATGAACAGTCTCTTGACTGGAAGACAGGTTGTGGGTTCGAATCCCTCCAGAGGCGCGTATCTTACGCCTTCCGTGGCGGATACCCATAGAGCATCCACCACAGAAGATATAAGTATTCTTATAGATTGAGAATGCGCATTTGTCCAAAGAAGTCTGGACGCGTCAATTTTTTCGCGTATCTTGTACGGATTGCCTTGCGCATCGTGAAGTCATTAGGATCCATAAACGTGGGCGTAATTTGGAGCGGGATATACGGCGCCCAAACGTAACCCGAGTCGAGGTAGCTCGCGCCCTTGAGACCGATGAGCATTTGATCACGAGTGAAGAACGGATCCTCGTAGATCATCCACTTGTTCATAAGTGTACCGGTCTTGTAGATACCGAACTGACCGTGCTGCGTGAGCGGCATGGGCATATCGGCCTGCGTCGTCATGGGAGCGCCGCCGCCAGAGATCCAGAGCGGGCGGAAGTCACCATGAGTCGTGAGCTGGGCAAGGAGTGCCGAGATTTCAGGGCTCGTCACGATGAAGTTTGCCGGCGCACGAAGCGTCTTCTTGTGGATGGTGTTCGAAACCGTCGCGATCTGAGTAATCATGGCGCGAAGGTGGTCGAGTTCCGCAATAGCCGCCGGGGGAACGCGATCGAAGGTCGCCGAGGTACCGGTCGATGCCGCGAAGAGGTCCTGGATGATGTCACGGTCGATTTCGAGCGCGATTTCTTGCGCAATGACCGAAACCATCTCAGTCTCCGCATCGATACCGTGCAGCGCCTTCAAGTCTTCAGCAGCTTCAGCGGACCAAAGCGCCTTGATCTTGCGGCTCGTCGGCTCGACGGGGGCCTTCTTCACATCGAGACCTACCTGCGGCAATTGAGCATTGAACTCACTGTCGAAGTAGTAGTAGACCTTGATCGGGTTACTCAGTGCAGGAGCTACAGTGAACTTGAACGCAGAGAGCGCACCGTTCGAGTAGTTGATGCTACCGGCAGAGACTGCACCAGTGAAACCACCAGAACCGTCGTCCGTCGCTACCTGGACATCAGCACCAGTTGTGGCGTTGATTTCCTTGATAACAACCTTGTAACCGCGAGTCGCATCAAGAGCGCGAACCGGCTTGAAACCAAGCGAAGCCGAGAGAGCCGCACCTGCACCACCGTAAGCAGCGCCGGTACCAGTGGCGAGAATTTCGCCATTGATGTACTCCGACGAGTAATCCTTATCGAAGTCGCGCGGGAAGATGTTTCCGGCGTTCGTTCCGCCCTTGTTCGTCCCATAGATGTAGTCGAGATAGAAAATCGCTCCTACAGGGGCCGTCATCGGCTGAACAGAGACAATCTCGTTCGCGATGAGGTTCGGGAAAACTCGGCGAAGAACCGGGAATACGAACTTCGTAAACGGTCCTACGTTAACCGCACGGGTCTCTTCCGTAAGGCTCCTAAGGTGTTGCGCCTGGTTCTCCAAGAGAACCGCAGTGACACTCTTCGTGTACTTCTCCTGGGGCGTACGATCTGCAAGGCCCTCAAGAAGGGGCTTCCACTTCGCCCTGAGAGCGCTGATCAGCGTTTCGTCCGCAATCGTTCCGACGCGGTCTTCACGCATTAGGTGACGGGTGTCCATACTCATTTTAAGAACTTCCTATTTGTAATTAAGTTTATTTCTTGATACCGGACAGCTCTTGTAGATCCTTTAGGGGGATGCCAAGGCCGTTGAAATCTTCTGTAAGCGGCGAGGACTGACCCTCTTCATCGCGTGGAGTGATTCCACGACCGCCATTTACCGCGCGACGAACACGCGCGCGAACTGACCCTAAAGTTTCAGGATCACTGTGGACACTATCAAATCTTTCAAGAAGACTATCGATGTCCGACTTAGACTCTACTTTTACAGATTCAAGGACAGGACGCAACTTTTCTGATTTAGGGTTACCTACAAGCTTTTTCTCAGCATAGAGGCGCAACCCTAGGTCCTTGTTTATTTGAAGCGACTTTTCCAAAGCCTCTTCTAGCTTCGAAATACGCGTCTCGTATTGCTTCTGCGCCGCAGTTAGCTTTTGCTCGGCAAGCTCGGCAACTCTGGCTTTCTGAGACTCTTCCTTTCTAGAAACTTCCTGCTTCTTAGAAAGGGTCCCACAAATAGATTCCATCTTGGACTTAAGCTCATCAAGATTCTTGTAGGTATTTACGTCTCCTAGAAGCTTACGAACCAGGTCTCCGTCAGGGTTTCCTGCTAGATTGCGCTCTAGGAAGAAACGGTAGCCGGCCTCGCGCGCCTTCTGGCTTACAACCTTAAGGTCATCTTGAAGGGTTTGAACTTTAAGCTCTGATTCAGCAAGGCTCTTCTTCAAGGAAGAGATTTCTTCATCCTTATGCTTTACTATTTGGGAAGCTTCCTCAGAAAGACCATAGGGCTTCAATAGGGAACAAATTCCTTCTAGAGCGGTCTTTGCGCCGGCAACAGAGGGGTCGGAAAGAAGTTCGCCGCGAACCTCATCCTTCAATTCCGTCTTAGCCTTGGCTACGGCGTTTAGAAGGTCAGTCTGGTATTGATCCCGGAGTTTTTCCCGCTCTTCTTTACGGGCGTCCTCGATCTTGCGGGCGACGTCTTCATTAGCAGTAGCGGTTTCCTTAACAGCCATTACAGGCTTCTCCTTACTTTCAAAAAATACATCCGGATATGCATTACTATCCGCCGGTTCGGCAACGAAGTCAAATGTTACAAGCCGATAATCATCTTGTACGACATCTTTGCCGCTCTCGTCTTGTTTAGTAGAGCCGTAACCTCTGGACGAAACCCCTATCGCGCAACCCGATTTTAGAAGTTCCTTTAGCGTCTTGCCGCGTTCTGTGTCTAGAACTTCAGCTTCGCCTACCACCACGCCATCTTCTATGGTCAAATTCGTAATGACGTGAGACACTCGGGCGAGAGATGTACGGCCGTCCGAATTACCAGTCCAATACGTTCTACCGTTGTGCTCAACATAAAAGTTACCACCAGTAACTGATAGGCAGTAGATGTTCCCTTTATGCGAGACTTCCTCTATTTTCAGGAATCGAGGATCTAGGTAAATGTGGTCGGTCTGAGATATATGGAGTTGATATAGCGGAACCTTATTTTCAACTTTTATCGTGTGATCCGCGAACTCGTAATCACGTGGCGATTCTAGTTTAGAAATCGTCCCGTTGCCGCCCGAGCGGATTAGACACTCCTGCAGGCCTTCAATAAGCACTTTGGAAACCGAAAAAACGTCTTTTCGTGTTCCTGTGAGGTTCTCTTCGCGCAAGAGGGCTGCGGCTACCGCCTTGAACGAGGGGCCCCCCGCTTCCCAATCCGGATGATCGGAAGGGTCATGGACTTTCACCATGCGACCATCGCCAATACCGTACCAGAATAAAAATTCTCTCAAAGCGGACGGATTAAGCTTCTTTACTTCCTCAGGAACATACTTGTCATAACAAGTTCCAAAACGCTTCAAGTAGTTGTACAGCCGCGCATCCGATAGATAGAATCCTGACTTATGTTCAGCCCAGCTTAGTTCCTTAGGAAACTTACTAAGAACTTCTTCATAGATATATTGATGCGACCAGTCATTCTTCTGGGCTATGAAGACTCCATAGCCGTCGCCCGATTCCGCAGCGCAGTAGCCCTCCGCCAGATAAAGCCCCATAAAAGCGGCAAATAGCGAAGCATCGAGCGCCAACGGTTTGGATTGGTCATTCTTTGCTCTCGGATGGGCATCCGTAGTAGCCGGTATGCTTACTACCGAGGGCCCCTCCGTAAACCATTCGCTATTTTTAGGAATAGCGCTATGAGAGTACTTGCCTCTGTTTTGAGCAATCTCTGCAATAGTTACATATATTTCAGGGCTGTCACTTCGATCCGCACGCTGCTTCAGCAAGAGCCTATGACCGGGCGTAAATGTAGAATCAATGCCACGGCCTTTGACGTGATAAGCGAGACCTTCATAGGGCTGATTCACAATCCCCGTCACTGTCGACAGGACAGCTTTCCCGTCCTTACGGGACCAGACCCTATCGCCTTCCTTTATCTCGGAAAAAGGCTTCCAACCGGAAGAGGTCAGAACCCTGAAGTCGGAATCCGTAAAACACGGATGATCGCATTCCCCTAATACCTTTTTCTCGGCTAAGTTCTTCGATAGTCTACGAAACTCGCGCTCCCAGAGCTGCTTTGGGTAAACTCGATTGTTCTCCGTCGCCATATTGCAACGACCGAATTCGCCTCGAACAACAACCTTTCCTTTTGTTCCCACCCCTTCAATAACTTGAAGCTTGATAGGGCGACAATCAATCAGAAGGCGCGTTCCAGGAGCCGATTCGACCTTAGGAGGCTCTGTGAGTACCTGCGATGTATTGTCTAGTAGCGTTGCCACCGAAATTTCCCTCTTAGGGGGGTACGAGATAGTGTAGAATCTTTCTTTTTTACAGTTCTCGATTTCCGCTTGAAAGCTTTATCGTGAAAGTTAATCAACTCTTTACGCCCACTAGCATAGGCCGAACGCCTTAAACGTGCGGCCTCACTAGCTAGCGTCGCGCTTTTCCCTTTTTGGACTGCCCTTTGAAGTTGCGAGATTCGACCTTGCCCTTCTTCATGACACCGTCACCCTTGACACGAATGGCATCCGCCGAGGAACCGCCGTGTCCGGAATCGTTATCCGTGGCAATTTCACCATTCTCTGCTTCATCGTCCTCATCGCGCTGAGAAACCTTCTTACCAAGAAGTTTTGCCGACTCGGCCGAGGTATCGACGACGTCTTCTTCAACATCCTCTACGTCCTCATCGTCCTCATCGTCCTCATCGTCCTTATCGTCCTTATCGTCCTCATCGCTTTCGTCCGACTCGTAGGCTTCATCGCCTTCTACAGACTCATCGTCTTCATCAGACTCATGGTCCGCGCCCTTCTTGTCGCGCTTGTGCATGTGCGAAAGGAAGTCGTCATCGTCGTCATCGTCGTCATCGCCATCGCCATCGTCATCGCCGTCATTGTCGCCGTCGTGATCCATATCACCATCAGCGTCACCGACTTCTTCATCGCCCATACCAGACATGGCCATTTCGTCCTCTTCACCGGACTCCATGCCATCGTCCTCATCACCTTCGCCGCCTTCATGGCCTAGCTCATGACGGTGCTTCTTTACAGGCGCGCCATCATCTACGTCATGGCCCCTCTCATGACCCATCTCGTGGTCATCGTCCCCTTCGTGACCGTCCTCATGATCGCCTTCATGGTCATCGTCGTGACCATCCAACTCGTCGTCATCGTTGCCCTTCATCATGGCATCGAGTTCCTGCATAAGCTCCAGGCCCTCACAAGCCATCTGCGCGTGCTCGCGGAATTTCGCTTCTACACGGGCATAGTCGATCTGCGGACCACGACCTTCGGAAAGATGGGTCTCAAGCTTCTTCGCAATACGATCGGCTACTACAGCACGCTCCGAAAGATACCTACCAATGCCCATAAGCTCTCTCGAACCCTGGCTCTCACCAAGAGCCTTGAACTTACGGCCAAGAGTCTTGTAGATGTAGGCAATATCCGAGAAGCCTTGAACAATGTCAGTATCCGCTTCGGCATTCAGATCGCTTAGAATCCCCTGAACATCTTCAACAAGATTCGAGATGCGGTCCATTCCGCTTACAAGTGCCGAACCCTTCGAGACAACCGCGCCAAGAGTCGAAGCCGACTGGCGGTTATCACCGTTGAATTCACGAGCCGCAGAAAGAAAACGGCTGAGGTCGGTGTCACGACTCTCTTTCTTCGGAGCCTTGCCGATACCCAGCTTGGCGCTCTTCTTGCCCTTCTCCTTAAGGACTTTCTTGCTCTTTTTCTCTACCTTCTTTCCTTCTGAAAGAGGCTTAAGACCCAGTTGCTTGTAGTCTTCATCAAGGGAAGTGAAAGGCCCTTTGAACATCTGTTTAGATTCTCCTACGATTTTGTTTCCGCAAGACGCCGAGCCGTTTCTTTGAGGAAAGCTCCGGCAAGTTGGTAAGCGAATAAATTCTCTGCAATAGCGTCGTACACTATGCCAAGTGACTTAGCGTTAGACAAGTTTTTTCTCGATGTAGTTATACAATCAAGGACTTCATCTATATCTTTAGCTAAGTCTTCGCTAAATTCAAGAAGAAATATTCCCTGTTCCGCGCCCCCAAGACCCGCATCTTCAGAAAGGTTAGCTTTTATAACTGTAAGGCCTTGTGATATTACGTCACGCGCCTCTCTTAGTCTTCCTATAACATCCTTCAAGTCTGAGGTAACTAGCTCCATATAGTTATGAACCTCTTCAGGTTTTATGGATCCATCATACAGTTTAGAGAATTTGGTGGTAAGTCGTCCTTCATCTATCAGCTTTAAAGTAGGTGACAGAAAAGTACGGATTTTGCCTAGGCGCTCTGTATAAGAGTCCTTCCAAAACCTAGGATGATTCAATCTATCTACTACAGCCTCTGCTACTAGCTCTTCTTCCGACTTATCGAAATCATCAGGAAGTAGTCTGAATAGCCGCAGTATATCTTCTACCTGAATCGAATCGGATTCATTTGAAAATACCTTATTTACTAGTTGTTGCGCCTGGTGCCCGGCAGCAGCCAATCTCGCGTTTCGGCTGAGAGGACCTATATCGGCAGGCTCTACGGAGAGGATCTTAGGCTCACCTGATTCGGTGAGTTCGTATTGAGCCCTGAACCCTCTATTGTCTTCAAGTTGAAGTAGGGCATATCCCGTAAACGTGTTCAGCACTCTAGGCTGGCAGACCTTCCCGAAAAATCGCTCTGAGTGCTTAGCCGCTTCCTCATGAAGACCGGCTATAATATACTCCAAACTACCCTTTTTAAGTTCGTCTTTACTCATTAGAATTTCCTCGGCATAGCTTGTCTTAGATCTGACAGGAGCAGTGATAACTCCTTCATACGCCCTGCAAGCTCTAGATCATTTTTTAGTAGTTTCTCTAGCTTAGCTTCTGCTCTCTGTTCTCCAGCTCGCGACCCTTCGAATAGGGCCTTCTCACTTAAAAACCGCCCAACAGGACGGCCATTGCCATGAATCCACGCGCCATTCTGTTTGGCGATGGATTGCACTAGGGCCTCTGCTCCAGGGGGAGGCGGAACTTTAGGAGAGCCAGAAGGACCTTGCGGCCCCTGTGGGGGCGCGGCACCGCCCTGCTCCCCTGGTGGTGGGACTCCATTTTGTTCCATAGAGGCTCCAAGAATTTCCTGCATCTTGGCTTGAGCCTCGCCTTGATACTCCGCTATGCGAACAGCATCCTCCTTCTTCTGCTGGAAGAGCAGCTCGATGTCATCGTCGCTAAATCCAAGAATCTTGGAAAGCATCCAGTGATGCGACACAAACTCGCCCAATCGCGCACACAAATCCGCTTTCGCGTTCTCGGCTTCGATTTGCGCTAGTTCGAAAATAGACGACGGTACCGTCATCTGGATCTGATAATCTTCAGAGAAAGGATCCAATCCAAGGGCCGACAAATGCACACGCAACACCTTGTCGAAACCCGTCTTCAACTCCGACTGCAGTCGCAGAATCGTTCGGCAAAACCGAACGTCTTGCGCACTAAGAACAGCGCGAACTACTCCCTCTTCCATTCCCAAGTAGGCTTTAGGAATCTTGAGCGCGGCAAACATCATTTGCCGGAAATATTCTAGGTCGTCTACACTGTTATGTACGATGACCCCTGCATCGATAGCAAAGTTATGATGCTCGTCTACCGTAAGGTCGTAAACGGGTATACGCACGTCTAGCTTTCTTACGGAAACTACTTTGTGGTTTTTGAGCGACCTACTCTGTTTTTCTCTGTTACGCTCGGTTTGGCTCTTGTACACTGGCTTCCTATTTTTGGAAGCGGCGCGACCCTTTGCAACCCATCCAGGTATGTGAACGCGGGCGAATTCGCTCCAGGTGATCCCTTCTGCCTTCAAAACCTTTTCGATTACGTTCTGCGAAATGACCTTACGACTTATAAGGTCTCTCATCGATTTAGCCCCTGCAGAACTAACAACTCCAGCCAATTGCGCGACGTTCATCTCCACCCATCGGGCATTCTTTTTACCGGTCACTCGCTGGATGTGGTCTGCGCTTTGATTCCACGCCGTCAAACGCGCACTGGCGGCTTTGTGCTGTTTAGGATCCGACATGTGCGCCACCATTCTTGCTTTGTGTAGCGCCTGTCTAGCGGTGTCAGCCTTCCAGAGTGCTCTTACCTTTTTCCGATACTGCGGAGTTCGCTTGGCCGCTGCAGCTCTCTCCTTGGCCTCCGGCGTATGCATGTACTTAACGTACTCTGCATGCTCTTTACCGTGCTCCTTGCGGCTAAGACCTTGTAGATTATCTGGACGATTGTCCAGCTTAGAATGATTCACATGATGAATTATCTTTCCATCTTTCCACAACCTTTCAGGAGAGCCATGAATACTCTCATAAACAGCATGGTGTGTGTAGACGTACTTATCACGGGAGGGATCGTAGACTTGCTCATACCCGTGCAAGTAGTCTCCTAGCTTCTTATCGGAAGTCCTCTTATACAGAGGCATCAGCGATGTCCCTGTTGATAGGTTCTCCGCAAGAATCCATTCACCATTTCTACTTAGAAATGGGTGATTTCCGGTGCATACTATTTTTTCATCATTGTCCAATACTACTTCGTAAACCTCAGCATTTTCGTTTGAGATTCTAGCGGAGTGGGCACGTCCCGGAACGATATGTCCTTCCTTGTCTACAGAATAGACCCAATACTCTCCTTCTCTTTCCGAAAGTTCCTTAATCGTAGGAGAACTACCATCCAATAGAGGGACTTTAGTTTCCCCGGCAAGACACTGCCAGCTCGGAGCGCCTAGAACTTCGATCTTGCTGCTGGCTTCGCCTTTCCTTACAGGGATGTAGATATCATCACTAGGAGAAATTATGTCGAACTTTAGGTCTATTTTGCCAGTAGCCGGGTTGATGTACTTCTTTTTCCTGTTCTGCTGCCGAACCTTATTTAGGAAACCAAGTGCTTCAGGCGGAGGCAAATCGCCGATTTCCACATAGTAGGCGAAGCGTTCTGGAGCGCGCTGCAAACGATAGATGAATGCCGCATCCTCCAATAAAGTAAGGCGCTTCCAGATCCATCGAGCGGCCTCTAGCTGTGATAGGCCGTAACAAGAGCGCCGTTTGCTGCCTCGGAGTCTAAAGTGAACAACTTCCCAGTCCTCAAGAGCAGAAACAAGATCAAAGTCTGAATTTCCAGCATACTGCCCGCCTTCTCCTCCACCATTAGGGTCAAAGCGGCGATCCAGTATCTTCTTGAAGTCATCTTCCGTATATCCAATTTTCCCTGTGAAGTCTTGAATAAACCCAAATAGCTCTCCTCTGGGCCCTTCGATGCGCCGCATGGTTTCAGGCGGAAGGTAATTGAGACCTATTACACCTTCATTGGTAACTAGTATCTCCTCGTAGTCATTGCCCATATGCGCAGATGTTCGGGCGATCTCCCAAAGCTCCTCATCAATGCGAAGAGTTTTGTGAAAGAGCTTGTCCCCTATCTCGGCAATACGCTCGTTCTTAGAAGTAATCCACAAGGCACGGCCGGTCCTTATGTCTGTTTGCGAAGCATCGTCCGCGAACAAGTCAAGCGCGGCCGAAACTAAGGGGTACTCATTCATTTCCGAGTAATCGACGTATCTAGTAAGGATGTCTTGGTCTTGCTTAAGATATTCGGCTAGCGCGCTGTGCCCGTAAGACTGAAGAAGATCGAAAGATCCATGAGGCGCGGCAGAGGTGGCGCCCTTGGAAATCTGCATCGCCGCGCGAGACTTATCTCGACGGAAAGCACTTCTTATTCTTGAAGAAAGATTGCCTATGAATCCCATATATACGCCTTTTTTGCAGCCTTATGCCCTAAAATCCCGATCCGTCTCGTCCATCGCTACCATCGCCTATCAAGAATGGAGGAAGCACATTATAGCTTGATCTGTTCTTCGCGGCTTGCGGATCTGCCGGTGTTGTAGGGATTATTGTGTTCACTGATGACGGCGATGATTCCGTATTGCCAGGATAATGCGAGATACTAGACATAATCGGTAGCGGAGTATTCAACTTCATCCCCGATAGTGCATAAACAGCCCCTGCCAGTGCATCTGCACAGTCCTTGCTCCCGCCTGCTCCCGCAGGGTGGTCAACCTTACCTTTAATCCAATTTACTTGAAGTTTACGTAATTCTTTTAGTAAAGGAGGATAGTCATAATAGATGACCCTGTTCTCATATAGAGCCATTTTTAGAGTTTCATATGGATCCATTTTTTTATCTATGGACTGGTAGACCGCATTGTATCCCTGAGCGGACAGCTGCTGTATTGTATCCGTAGACTGATGCCCATCAATTGTGATAGATGTTATCGTGTAGCCGTGCGCACTAAGGTCATAAACTATTTGCCTATTATCGGCCAACACTATTTCTCCTCCAACGGGAGGAACAATCTGAAGAACAAAGTCTACAACATATACAGGCGCCCTTTCCAGGTATTCTGTGCCGTCCGGTGCTCGCCGCTTTACATCCTTCCATCCGCCGATATGGGCCATGCACACACCAGTGTTATCGTTATTGATAGAAGGATCGAAATGTATTGCCCGACTTGCCGAAGGATTTAGAATCGGAACCGTCTTTCCAGTGTAGTTCGATAAACCTGTAGACGGCGCCATCGCGGGCCGGACCATTAGGTCCCAACGGAACGAACCCCCCTTAGAGGAGTCGTAGGATATAGAGCTGAAAGGATGGATCCTAGTAGAGTCGATAGCATCTACGATCTTCTCACGTCTTTGGATGAAAGGTGTGACGCTTAAGGTCGACACGCCCCCCAAATCTCTAAGAGATCCCTCAAGATCTCGCTCAAAATCCGCTCTGAACTCCTCAGGGACATCAATGATGTAGCTACCCTCTGGCAAGTTCGCCTTTACCGAGTAAAGTTCTTCTTCCTTCTCATCTAGAATTCGAGAGAAAGTGGCTTCACTGCCAACTAGGACTTTGAATCGCCCATTCGCATAGGCTTCCGGCTTTACGTCCCATAGCGCGAAATCTGCACAGAATATATGAGGATCTCCGGACTCTTTGGCCTCGCGAAGCCTCTTAGCGGTAAAGTCGTCTTCAGTCTGTTTAGAGGATACAAGAAATAGAATGCCCGGAAGCTTACCGCGGCGCTCGAAACGAGATTTCATACGACGCTTGATCAGAGTGTATATGGTCTCTGCGCGGTCTACATTCGCATTAGCGCCTTGCCGCGCCGATCCTTTGTTCCTGTTTAAGAAGTTACTTTCGTCGATAATGCCTGCAATGATGTTCAAACCTAGTGCGGACGTATCTGTAGTAGCCCGCGCAGTTACCCATATGTTGTTAGGAAACTTGATTTCCTTCTTAAGAATTTCAGGTGGAAAGTTCTCCTTGAAATAAGGGCTACCTGCTAACTTTACGGCTATATTCTCTAGAACTACTTTGATGGCCAAACCTTCGTTAACAGAGAGGCTAGCAATCGCAATCTGCGATTTATCTGCCAATCCGAAGGACTTTTGCGGATTCTTCATACATGAAAGCTCATAGATTGTTCTAATTAAACCTACCGCCGCACAAAATGTCTTGCCACTTCCGATGGATCCTGTAAATATAACCTCGTGATATATTCCACCCTCGAATAATTCAGATAAAACTTCTCTCCATTTTTTGTATAGGTCTCCACACGTATCTCCGAGATAGTAGGGGTCTTCGAGAAATTGCTGCATGCTCACAAGCGGCGTCTTGTACTCCGCCCTCGTAAGCGCATTGAGAATAGTGGCCTCCTCCGTAGCGGATTCGGATGTCTGCAGTTCCTCCATCATCAATCTGAGGGTTTCCTGCTCTTCGGGCGTGAGAGTCTTAAGCTCTTTCTCAAGAGCCTTTCTCATCTCCTTTTCGGTCTGAATAGACCAAACGCGGCCATCCTTCTCGTAGATCAAGAGTCATCCTCTTCGTCTATAGCTTCCGCAGCCATATGTTCAAGCGAAGGCTCTGCCTCGGTTGAGGCCTCTTCGACGACTTCTTCGGCTTCCACATCAATAGGCTTCTTCGTCAAAGCTAGAAATTGCTGCGCGATCCCCAGCAGTTTCCTGCGAGACTCTGGATTCTCCATTACTTTGACGACTTCGGTGTTGTTATAGCGATGTTGAACATCCGCCATTACACGAGCATCTACATCGATTTGTCCGAGGTGCCGTTTGGATAGACCCAAGTCCATCTTCAGTTGCGCTATGGCCTGCAGGATGTCCTTCGCTTGCTTTATTTCCTGCGGCATCGAAGTAAGTAGCTTGCCAATCTTTTTCTCATTGTTGAGGTCGATCTCAAGACGCTCCATCTGCTTCACATAGAGCTTCTGCATCTCCTCCAACTCGTCTATGGATTCTCTGACCTTATTCGCGGCCTTCGCAAATACTGGAGGCATCCGGCGACCAATCAATTCCGCCTTTGGAATCGTTTTACGGTAATCGTCCAACAGCCATACCAGGCTTTCACGCTTGATTTCCGTGTACTCTTTTTTGTCTTCCTGAATGAAGTGCGCCACTTCCTTCAGGGGGTAGCCCTCACAAATCATATTGTGAGCCTCCTGGAAGCACTTCATCGCCCGAAACTTTACGAAGTTAGTTCCTCGGCTTACAGGTCGTACCGGACGCTTTTTGGGCATTTCCATGTATGTCTATTGACAATATACACGGAATATAAAGCCATGTCACATTTTCAATAGAAATTACTTCGATGCGAACATATGTCGCTCGCCATTTACTTATCCGCCCACGTAGGTGCAATATTTCCATCGCAAACTACCGGAACTTTCTTTAGAAAGGGCTGGATGCCCTCTTTCATGCCCTCTTCCAGGTCATGTTTGACCGCTTGCATTAGTTCCGGCTCGTCCTGGACTTCGAGAATGATTTCGTCGTGAACCATATGAACCATCTTCGCCTTGCCTTCGTATTTCTTCAATCGCTCATGAACACAATGCAATGAGCGTTTAAGTCCGTCCGCTCCTGTGCCTTGGACAGGCTGATTGTAGAATTCGTTATAGGCATCCTCGTCCATGAACCGGCGCCTTCCTCCGATCGTTCGCGTTTCCAATGTTCGCTTTCCATCCCGAAGAGCACGTTCGTGCCAAGCACTAATCGCCGGATAGCCGTCGAAATACCGCTGCCAGAACTTCTTCGCCTGAGCGAGGGTCATCGAAACGCCATAGTTGGTCTGAGCGTATATAACCAGCTTAGGAGGCATGAGACCGTACATGAGTCCGAAATTTATGCAATTATGCGTAACATAGATATTAGCTATGTACAAGTGGTCTTCTGTCTCAAGAGATAAGTCTATACACTGTGCCTCACCTAAAGGCACCACTTCGAGAATACAGTCTTCCAATTGAGGCATAAACACTTTAGGCTCTCTGAGTCTTATGTTCTTACCTGGATGTCTAATGTAAGGTAGAACCTTAAAAGAGTCCGCTATAGTTAGCGATACTCTATAGTATAACTTTTCGTAAGTTTTGTTGTATGAGGGCTCTACCGAAGGTGAGAACCCACAGCCGTGCAGTAGTGTGCACAGCTGTCCCGCGAAGATAGGATCTTTTGTTGTCACACTAAGGGTCCCGCTGCTCACAGTACCGTCCGTATCGCATAGCCCGCCGAAAAAGTGCATGAAAGCTTCCTTTCCAGCAGAAACGATCCAACTAGGCACTCTGAATAACTTACTCCCTAAAACCCCCTCAACCAAACCCAAGCCCGCCAAGTAGCGCATGACTGCTCTGCTCCCCAGATAGACCTGTTCATCCCTGTTTACGGGTGTAAGCCCAATGTCTGTAGACGCCTCGTGCAATATCTGCTGCCAATATTTGTAAGGGACACCTAATTCATCTGTGTTACAGACGTCTCCATGAGTTAGTGCTACACTATGATCGCTTTGTTTTGCTCCGTCTCCTACAAACAATCCGGCAAAGTAGGCATGTTTGTGCGTAGGAATGCAAGCTAAGGGCGCTACGTCCTCCGACAATCGTATATACACAGGCTCGTAGCCGTAGTCCCCTAGCTTGAGGTCTGCTGTTTGCGCTGTTTTCAGCTTCTGTCCTTTCTTCAGATCCTTGGCGGCCACAAGAGAGCCATCTTGCAATTGTAATCTATGGGTCAGCGAACAAGTAATGAGCCCTCGTCGGGTTACAATCGTGACTAGGGGTTTGACTCCTCCATTATATAAACTGTGCGCTCGCCCCACTCCTTTAGGAGTGGCAACTACTACATCAATGTCCGAGAACGCATCTTCCGCGCCTACACGGCCTAAAGATCCGATAGTTTTCGGACGCCCGTTCACCCACACATAAGTATCCGGATGGACACACTTTGCAACTTGTCTTTCGTCTTTTGTTACAGCGTCAGGGCTTTTTTCCTGAACAAGTGCTGCAGTTAGTGCGTGGATATCCTTGTTAGCGTTATATGCAGATACTAAAGTAGGATCCCTGGATATTTCAGCCACTATCCTTAATTCGATCTGAGAGTAGTCCGCAATGACCAGTTTCGTTCCCTGTTCCCCCTTGAAACAATTCCTGAACTTTTTATCTCGTGGCAGCTGTTGAAGGTTCGGATTGCTCGAATTATGAACGATTATACCGTCGATCATAAAACACTGCGCTTCTTCTACTTCGATATCACAAGTTTCTTCTTCCAGAACATACTCGATACTTGTTACTTCGAAAGAAGTCAGCCCGTAATCATTCGCGTATCGAAGAAAAGCATTCGTCTCGGAATCTTCGTATAGAACGTCCTTCATAAAGGACAAGGCTTCTGCCGTAAGGTGCTGCGTCGCCTCCCCGCATAAACGCCACGCCTTGGTTTGCTCTTTGGTCGGTCCATGCCAGTCGTGCTTGGTCTTCAGTTTTTGATAAATCGGACTGAGATCTAACCACTCCGGCTTTCGAATCCCGGAGGCTATACCTCCTGTCTTCTGTATATCGGCAATTCTTGCCATTTTTCTTGTAGACCAAAATCCTATGTTAGCCATGAATATGCTTACAGATTCGGTACTGACCGTTAGAGTGTGTATTTTCAAGCCAACGTACTTAGATATTTTACCTTTGACGTTGAACGTGCTGTCGCGTGTAAGTGCGTTCTTTCGGTACTGGATACCAAAAGCGGATAGTAGTGTAGCCACTTCATCAATAAGCCGGGCGCTCGCCGAGCGTAGAGAAGGCACTCCGCCGCTGCTGGTGCCGTCGCCTTCAAACAATCCGCGTAGAAATGCGGCCTGAACAGATCTAGGGCTTGTAAAGATTTTAGGAGGGACTCGCTTTTCATGCGAATAGCCTCCACACCCTGAAGAAAGCAACCAAGCGCTGAGGGGCAAACTGTTGAACGAAAGTGTCGCACTAGGCGGCAAAGAGTACCGACCTCCAAGGCCCGCGCCAAAACACGATTTGTACTCCGCAAGCAGATAATCGCTTAGATCTTTTTCCTCATCACCAAGGGCTAGTATGACTTTCGTCGGGACACTAGTTCCAACAGACCTGACAGCTGTCCGCGCGCTACCTTGTCGTTTCGGGCGCTGCTTATTGAAGCCTATACAACCTTCAGCTACATAATGGCCAAGTATAAAAGCTACACGTTCATCGAGATACTTGGGAAACCTGATCGGCTTTCTTCCGGTGTCCTCCGCAGCTTCGATCTCAACATAGTCAGTGGTGTCCGGCCCTGCTGTAGAAGAGCCGTAGAGACTATCTCCGATCACTATGTCTTTGGCGCGAAGCCATCGGCCATTTACCAAAACCTGGTGCTCTTTCGTACACAACAACGTACGATCGCTTTTAGTTTTAAAACGAAGTAGTCCCTGCTTACCTTTGTCCCACCAGTTAAGCACCCGTCTTGGCCCTATGGGGGTTTGAACCGTGTCCCCTCTTATCACTTCACCGATGGGAATAATTCCCCTTCCAGTAACAACCTTTGACTTTTTAGGGATGCACGAATAACGTCCGGATACGAGGAACGGATAATAAGAAGTATGTATTCTTCCGGTCTTGGGATTTATGTGTTCAAGATAGTCCATGCCAAAGGATTTTACAGCCTGCGCAACCCCTCTATATTCCAGTACGTCTTTAATGACCGGATACTTACCAGCAAGCATCGCTAGCGTGGTTTCTTTTGTGTCGGGAACTTTCATGCCCAACATTTGAAGTGACTTAAGCAATTGTTCCGGAGAATCCAAGTTGAAGTCAGGTTCGAACCCTGGAAGCGCGATCTGCGGTTTAGGTGCAGGAAGGGCCTGAATGAGCTTCTGCCTCAATCGCTCTTTTTCGACCATATTCTTCTGAGCCAGCGTCGTCCATTCCTCCTTATCCAGATAGAATCCATTGAGTTCCATTACAGCTTCTGGAATGATCGCGTTGAACTCAATAAGAGCTGTAGCATTGAGGCCACCTGCCGATAGCTTCGTCTTCAGACTGTCACGCAACCTTGGGATGAAAATAACGTCCTCGGCTGCATACATGTACTGCTCCTCAGAAAGCGGTCCAGACCAATCGGACCCGCCCAAGTCCGGAGCTTGGGGCCCCATATTCAACTCACGCGCGTACAGGTCGTAGAGGTTGTTTCCTACTTTTTTTCCATTAGTAATTATTGCACTAGCTCGATACGTATCGAAGATACGTTTGAGTTCCAATCCGTACTTGTAAAGTAGGAACTTGGCATCGAATTTTAGGTTCTGCCCAGCTACGATCGCTTTCGTATCCTTGAAAGCCTGTATAATAGGATCAAGTGTTTTAGTATGAAATACGTCTATTACATATACGCCCTTACCGGTATTTATCGAGCATATTCTAATCTCGCTATCGAGCGGAGAGAGACCTGTAGTCTCTAAGTCCATCGTAATTAGTTCAGTTTGCTGCATCTCGGCAGCAATGTGCGACAGCCGGTCGGCCGACCGAACCACTTCATAATCAAGCATTAGGCCCTCAAAGAGGAATTACTTCACTTCAACAACGGCATTGGTTGTGTGTCGATACAACTTCACACCGAACAAATTCGCAAACTTAGGGATCAAGCTTTCAGATTTAGCACTAACAGCGAAAAAAGTAGCATTGGGTACTGTCTTTTCTGCTCCAGATGTTCCCCTAATCTTAGCCTCTTGAACGGCAATCCTTCGAACGGGTATGCCGTTCTTCTGGAGCCCCTGCAGAAAGGCCAACCCCGTTACTCTCTTCGTGGGGAAGACGGCAAAACACAGCTCATTGGCTTTGAGCTGCGATTGCACATTTACGGACGGGGTCGACATCTTTGAAGATCAGCCTAGCTAAATCTTCGGCATCTGCCAGATTTTACACGCCATTTTCGGGGCGCCACTCTACTGTGGGTTCCAGCAAATCCTCTAGATAGAATCTTTGCAGATCATCTTCGGATCGTAACTCGTGAACCAATCGGTCGTAGTAGGGTATGTGGTCTTTTTGAGCATGCCAGTTCTCTAAGGATAGGACTTCTACCCTGTACCGCATGTCTATATCGCCTTCTATTAAAAAGGCATAATCCCTTATGATAACATACTTTTCTTGAGAGTCCGAAATTCTCCCTACTATTTTGAAAATAGGTCTATCTTCATTCCATGTTACAAACGTGAACTCGGATAGCGGCGAAACACCACTAGGATTCTTGTCAGAGGTTTGTTGCTTGAATCCGACACCCACCATCGGGTAGACACCCAAGCTGTCTGTTATCGGTATGACCATGTAAGCTGTATTGAAATCTAAGCGCATAAGTTTAGTATCCTAAGGGTTTAACATATTTATCGTACACCTCTGATTGGTCCGTGGCCATAACTACGAAGTCCTCTACTGGGACGTTGTTTACTTCGTCTAGACCCGCCTCCTTAAGTACTTTTATGAGAGTGGCCCTGTTGCTCTCGGATTGGCAAGTCACACGTAGAATTCTGGACGCTGCGATGCCTTTCCGGAAACAAGTCTCGGACACCGAACTAGACTTACTAAGCAATTCTTTAAGAGGCTTTCTCTTGGTCCAGTTGTGACCATATGAAGAAAAGTCATTGGCTGCGCCATAGGCGTCATGCTCGTAACCATAAGTATCCAAGCGATCCGCCTCATCCGGCGGAATAATGAATTGATAAGGCCCCCAGTTGGATAGACCTTCTCCCGCCGTCTTTTCCAACGCGGGCTTCGTATAGATGCTATCCGCGCCGCCAGAACTGATGTCCTGTGCGTTCGAGGTATCCGTTGCCGCGTTCACTCCTGCGAGCGTGCGTTCGTAGATCCCGACCAAACCGTAGCGCAAGATATTTACAATACGGGAAGGAGTACCTGAAGCTTGATAAAAGAAACGTAGCGCCGGTTTCCCTTGTTTAGTTGTAGCAAGCGTTTTCCATCGACCAGGGAGGACATGGCTCACATGTCCGGGAAGAACTTCCCTAGTTTCGATGCTGTTCATCTCTTCATCTGTCGTACCGGCATCCTTCAAGTATTCCTTGAGCTTAGTAACTGTATAATCCGCCGGTTTGAGCATCCTCGACTTTGTTGGGTTCTTGTCCCAAAGAAGGCGTGCGAGCTTCATTACGGCTTGTTCTTCAGCCGTCGGATCTCGCATAACCTCTTTGGCCAGCCCCGGAGACATCTTATCCAATAGAGCCTGTAGATGCTCTATTGCTTTGCCCTCTTCAGGAACACGGATTCTTGCTACTACAGTGCCTATATACGCGGCGTGGGACTTTTCAGAAGAAGGCACGAAAAATGATTCTGAGCCTTCATGATCCCACTTGATTGCCGAAGTATTGAGGTTGTGGCCTGGTTGTTCCTGAAACGTGTCTGTTGACGGATTGTAGGTTGCATACGGAAGACGCAATATAGTATTCGTTGCCCCCTTTGGATGAAATTCCGGCCGTAGTTTGAATGCGAAAAGGAGATAGGGCTTTCCATTGGAGTCTTTGAATTTCTTTGCTTTTACGACCTGCCCTTCGACAGCCGCGCCTCCGATATGGTAGTGCTTGCCCAAAAAGCCTAGTTGTTCCTCCGGCGCCTTCTTCAATTCAGAAGCGTTAGGTTTGACCGGCGCATGTACAGCCACGCTGGGTTTATACAGCGGAGTATCCGGAGTAGAAGGTAAGTAGTCGGGGGAGGTAGATTGGGGAATTTCTTTAGTTAGTTTGGCCGCCTCAAATGCCTTCTTGTCCACGAAGGCCATCACATATTGGCTTCCCTGTTTGATGGGAACGTTAGGCATTCCCACTTCTTCAAGTACCTTCTTAAGCTTTTCTCCATGCCCCTTCGGGAATTTGATCGTGAGCTTGTTAGGATCGGTTGCCCCCGACTTATCGGCAAATGGAGAGGTCTTCCCGCCGTTCTGGCCTATGACTTGAATAGCTGTGTATGTCTCCGTCTTGACTTTAGGAACTCCGGTGTCCCACCCCGCAGTAAAGGTAAACTTACCGTTTTTCCCTGTTTTCTTCTTGTACAGATCCGTTATGAACTTTTCAAAGTCCTTCTTGATCGTATTTTTACGATTAATTGCTTTCTGGATGAATAGCGCCTGGTCATGTATGTTGTCCTTGTAGAAGGACTTAGCATAGGGAGTGACCGCCTCTTCGTAGGTCTTGTTCGGCAGGTCTACGATTTTCTGAATGACGGGGGCAAGCGATGAGGGATCGAACTCGAACTTTCCATCCGCCCAGTCTTTCCAGAACTTGTTGTAGTAGGGGGCGCTCTCCCCGTACTGCTCGGCGTTCGGCGCATAATCAACACTGAGCTTGTCCGTGTCGATGTACCTAAAAGCCTGGTCCTTATCGACTCCTACAATGTGCCCGGCCTTCGTCTTGAGAAGGTTCGCTCCGTGCGAGTCGTGTTGTGAAAACAACCAGTCAAGAATGTGTTCGGACGCCACATCAACGCGCTCCGCCGCAGTCAGCTCGGCGGGCTCGACATTCGCAAGATTGGCAGGAGATCCCAGATCGAGCATGGGTTGAATCGTCCCAATCTGGCCCTCAATATCTACCTTCTTGATAGGTACGTGATGCGGAAGTACAGAAAGCGCTACCTTCGAAAAGGCTTCTGCTGCGTCTGAGGAGAAAGCCTTGCTGTTGCCGCTTAGCTTTATTGCGGGCTTAAACAGCCACTCGTTTCCTTCCTTATCTGAGTATATTTTCTTTTGGAGAGCGCCACCTAGGAACTTAGCATCCTTCTTGAATGTAAAGTCCTTAGTTACATCTGGTATGCTGAGATTCTTGTAGTGAGGCAAACCGCCCGTGGTGGTGGCCAATTCGGCATCTTTTACGAGGTCGCCAGGAAGGTTTACCGGGCCCTTAGAGTTAATCGCTGCTAAAACCGCAGGGTGCACGTCTACCCAGTCCGGGCCGTAAGCATCCTTCAGCGCAGCCGTAACCTTGTCCCACTTCGTAGATGAGGGATCTCCGGAGTTCATGGTCTTTAGGAGATTGAACTTATCCGTTAGATCTGCGCCATACTTCTCATGCATGGCGTGCATCATCTTGACAAAGACTTCAGACCCTTTAACCTCCCCGAATTTCTTCTTTAAGTGCTGCCAAACCGTTGCCCTATTACCCAACAATGCATAGTCTTCGGGAGAAAAATCTCCTGTCTCCCCAGGCAAAAACGGATTGAAGTCGCTAGGCGTGCTTTTCTTCGCAGAAGGAGGAGTCGTCGCTGACGGTTCTCCAATAGGTTTGGGCTTCTCTCCGGCAAGCGCCGCTAGTACTGTTGGATGGTTAGACCACCAGTGCGCTCCCCCCGGATAGGCCTTCTCTACCTCGGCCCTTGCGTTGGCTAACTTTGCATCCGCATTACTGTCTTTAGTGACAAAATTACCATACGCAGCCTCCTCCTTAGCATAGGTATCCCCATATTTTTCATCCAAGTAGTATTTTAGCTTAGCCCAAGTGCTTGGGGATTTAGAAGAGATTTCCCGCCGATAGATCCACAGAAGAAAGTCCTCAGGATGCATCGTGTCTCCGATGTCCGCCTGAGTGAAGGACTTTATGGTACTGGGAGATCCTATCTGATAGGCGTCGGCACCTTTGCCTCCGGATAGGAACGGGCTAACCGATCCTTTCGTTACCGGCGGAGCCTCTCCTGCGATCGCCGCTTTGATGACAGGGTGCGTGGTGTACCAATCAGCACCATACGCGTTTTCCATTTCGGATAGGGCCTTCACCAAATCCTTCCCCGGGACACCTGGGTTATCTCCCTTGAGAAGCACATTATCGCCGTACTTCTGCTTCATGTACGCCATGAGAGCGTCGTACATTTTATCGGCTTTCTGCTCCCCGAACTGAGAGCCCCACTTTCCATAAAGCTGGTGGCGTTGGATGAGTATCGTGTAGTCTTCGGGGTGCATCCCTCCAATCTTGTCTACAGGCAGTGCGGTAACCTTCGACGGGGCGCCCGGAATGATGTCCTTCGCTGTCGGCGCAGGAAGCTCCTTGCCAACCATATCGGATAGGGCCGCTTGAATCGTCGGATGCTTCAGCTCCCATTCATGCCCGTACGCCGCCGCAAGCTCCTCGTACCCCTTATCCAAGGTCTTACTGAAAGACGTAGAGCCCATCTTCGAGCCGAGAAAGGCTTGCATCGCATCTCGGTCCTCAATCCAGGAGGCCCCGTACTTATGGGCCATAAATGCATGAACCTTTGTAACCATGTCAAAAGACTTAGAGGAACCAAAAGTGTCCTTCCAAGTCTGCCTAATAAGAGGCAGTTTTGAGATGATGACAAAATCCTCAGGACTGAATTTGCCGGTATCCTTTTGCTTGAATGCTGTAATCTTCGACGGCTCGGGTATAGAAGTCTCGTTCGATTGCTTTGAGATCTCCGAATCCTTCTCAGCCTTCGCGATCTGATACTTAGCCAGATGCGGAGCTAACATCGGCAGAAGAGTTGCCCAACCTTCGCCGTATTTTTTCTCTAGAGTTTTTATCGCACTCGCTGCCTTAGCGTAATCAAGGCCTCCTTGCTTAGGATGCACATGGTTAGCCACAGCATCATAGATCTTTCCCGCCTCATAGTAGTCTATTCCTAAGGCATATAAGAGACTGTTTGGAATACTCGTACTCGCATAGCAAAAGAGAGCTTCTTCCGGAGAGACGCCCGACACTGTTGGCTTTATCAGTTGCTCGATATCCGCCAAGATTGCGGGCTTGCTCATCTCTGCGGGAGATGAGGCCGCAGCTTTTGGTGTAGCAGTCGCCGCCTTAGGGTCTTCGCCAGCGTATGCGGCCTTGAGCGTCGGGTGCGTCTCCGCCCATGCTGTTCCATACCCAGAAACTAGCTGATCGTATACCTTATTTCTCAGCAAGTAGTAGTGGTGCTTACTTAGCGAAGCGGCCAGCTTCTCATCGATATCTTTCCACTTATCTTGCCAGCCTTCTCCGTACTTCTTAGCCATGTACGCAAGAAGCTCTTTCACTCTATGGTTCGCAAACGTAAGCCCAGCTTTCGCTTTGAAGTGTTTGCGAATCATCATTATGTTATCGACGAGTGCGTAGTCTTCTTGTGAAAACGGTCCTAGATCCTGACCACCTAGCGCTGTTACAGCTGTAGGCTCCCCTTGTGCGGCGGGCTCTTCTGGGGTGGAGGTTGGTTCCGATTTAGCGGTCTTTAGTGCGTCAATGCCTGCCTTTACTGTAGGAACCTTTATGAACCAATTGGGGTCGCCTTCCGCATTGTACTTCTTCTTTAACCAATTTTGCCAGTCTTCAATATGCTTATTCCAACCTACAGTATCCAAAAGAGAGGTTAGTGTTTTGTTGTAATAGGAGAGAAGGCCCGCCCCGTACTTCTTCTTCATGTAGTCCTGAATGGCGGACTTCAACTCAATTTCGCCTACACCGTTCTCATCCGCAGCTTTGTCCAGCCAAGGCCCTGCAATACCAAGAACCGCATCGTCCATGTCGATCCCATGGTAATCGAAGTCCTTAGGGAAGAAGGGCGGCCATTCAGGATCGAACTTATCCGCAGGTTTCTCCGGAGGGTAGTGAAACGTAAATGTATCAGAATCGCCGTCCTTACTATTAAGGAATCCTTCTTTTTGGAGAGTATCAAGAATATGGTCTTTTAGACCATCGGACCCTAACACTTCCTTGTTAAAGACCTTCGCTATGAAGTCTTTATCTACACTCCCGTGTTCCTCTGCGTGTTGTTTGATCCGCTCAACGGCCTTGGCTATCTCTTCGTTGCCGAAGTCCACCGCATTTGCGGCGGCAATGGCGGCTCCCGAAGGCTTGACCTCGGGCTCGTCCACAGGCTCTAAGCCGGGCCAATACAATTTGTCGCCTTTCTTGACAATCAAGTCAGTCGCATTCAACGAATCAAAGATCTTATTCGCTTCTTCGGCGGACATCAGTCCGCTCGACTCTGCCAACTTCACAAACAAGGCATGATCAACACCCTGCTCTGCATTGGCTTTTATAACTCCAAGTACTATCGCTAGTTTGTATTGCTCGCTAGGCTTAACGTTCAAGCCATCAATTACATCCTGAACCTCAGGATCGACTTTGGGCGGAGGAGCGAACTTAACTTCTCCGCCTACTAAATGTATGAAACCCGCGGTCTTGAGCTTATCCAGCGCGCCAGTTACGGCCTTTTCGAACTCAGGGTGTTCTACCGACTCGGGGCTGGAGAACTTCTTGAAAAGGTCAAGGACCTCTTTTTGAGAAAGAGTCTTGCCAGTTTGCTGTAGCACCGTAAGAACCTTCGCTACTGTGCCATCCGGTTTCCAATTTAGTTCTTGAGCTATCGCGGCGGCCAGATCCGTTACTTCTTTTTGTTCAGGAGGAGCTTCTTTCGGTTCTTCGGAGGGCTTCTTATAGCTCCAACCCAGTGCGCTGCCACTCAACACCCCGGAGGCTGCTAATGCGTCGCCAAGTTCGGTGCTAATGTAGACAAGCTCCGCATCCGGGTCGACATTCGACGCTATATTAAGGACTTGGTGGATTTCTTTCGTAGAGAGAATCACCTCTGGGTTATCTGACAGATATTGCAACAACTTAGAGAATGTACCGCCGGCAACCCAACCGGCAGCTATAGCCGCGATTTTGGTCTTATTCGAAGGCAGGGCTTCCCTTACTTTGGTCGCTATTTTCTCAAGCTTGCCATCGAGTTCCGAAGGTTCTTCCCCTTTTTCAGGTTCCGGTTCCCCTCCCTTCTTCGGCTCTGCCGTCCAATACTTCCACTTTTGGCCATCATGGACCAGAACACCTGCCTGCTTTAACTCAGGGTCTAGATCTTTAGGGTCATATGGATTCGTTTGATCGACGGCATAGCCCGAAGCTAAATTCAAGATTTTATGCAGTTCGTCCGTGCTAAGAGCCAGTTCCGGGTGCTCCGCCCAGAAATGCATCAATTTTGCAAATGTGCCATGCTTTCCCCAATTTGCAGCCGCTGCCGCATCTTGGGCTCCAAAGCTAATATCATCCGATTTAATCGCCCCGACCTTACTCGCTATACTCGCCAACGACGCATCTGTGGCACTAGATTGCGGTTCTTCTCCCTTTTCAGGTTGTTTCTCAGGCTCAGCTTCAGGCTCTTTTTCCGGCTGCTTCTCAGGTTCTGAAGCCTTTGTCTTCTCCGGCTCGGGTTCGGCTGCCTGCTTCTTCTTACCAGCGATCTTGTCGCCAGGCTTATGACCATAAGGAGCCGTTTCGCCCTTCTTGGTGACTTCCGACGAGTCCGGTTCTACCTCGACGTGTTCACTTCCAGCAGGTTCTACGTCTTCGGGCTTACCATAGTCCGGTCCAATGTAGCCAATGACCTTGTAGCCCTTCGGCGGTGTAATCAGCTCATGATAGTGCTTATGCACCTCCTGATGGCGGATTTGCACCGGTTGAACCTTGGTGGGGTCCGTCTTTCGCCATTTGTATGCGAATACACGCGTAGGAGTGATCTTGTATATCGCAGCAGCTTCTGCTAAGTAACCCTCATAAATTGAGGGATCTCCTTCCAATAGCAGCGCTTCTTCGTCTATAGGGGTCATTCAGATTTCTGAAATCCTAGCAGACTTACTCGTCATCCTCAATGGATGCGGAGTCGATTTCGGAATTTTGAAGACCCCCCTCTTCTGCAGTCTCCGCCATACGCTTGAGCCGCGTTTCGGCTGTTCCCATATATGCCTTGGTGATGGGCTCCATAAAGTCATTGATGTCCTCTCCAGATTTTCGGCAATATTCAACTACCTTTTCCATAGCTTTTTTCATGGAGGGACTCATTGAAATATAGATATGATTTTTCCCTCCATGAGAAAATACCATAAAACTTTGGGATACTGTTTCTCCGTAGCGTTGAAACAGTGATTGGATTATTTTAGAGAGATCTTCTACTGTTTTTACCTCTTTGGCCGCATCATCGAACGCCGCCTGAAGTTCCTTTGGAAGGGCTTTCTTCATGCCCTTCTTTACACCAGAAACGAGCTTCTGGAAGGCTTTGCTGTCCGAGTAGCCTAATAGCTGCTGCATGGCCTCAGCGCCGTACTTATCCGCCAATTCGTTGTACAGGCTCAGGAACTTATCCGGGTCCATATCACCGTGTATGACGTTCGCGCGGACACTAGTGAATTTGCAATTAGATACAGCTATACCGTTCGCAATATAGGTGTGTTGGGGCTCAGTCTCTAGATTATATACCTTTGTTTTCACTAAGATTTTAGTACTGTTTTTAACAGACCGGGCTACTCCGTCTGCGGACACTTTTCTCTCACAGTCTTTAGCGTACGACCAGGAAATAGTCCAAACATCATTGCGATTTTCTCCCTTTTTTTCTCCTTTTGTAAAGCCTACTCCACAAGTAAGCCCTAGTGAACTGATCAACCATCTGAGTTGGTAGGCCAATTCTATTGATGTGGTTGTTATAACATTAGCTCCCTGTGACTCAGAGTGCCCGTCGCCTTCCGCTAGTCCTTGTAGGGCAGCAAGTCTTACTTCGTAGTTGGAATGGAATAATAATTCCTTAGGAAAATGTTTTTCTTTAGTTCTATGACCTATTAGATTGGAAAGCCATTCGGAGACTTTTGCTCCAAAGGCACATACTCTAAAAGTATTTGGAGGCGACTCATATAGACTCGTTCTAATTCCTAGGCTTTCAAAAAACGCCTGTACTCTATGTAGACGCTCAATAAACCCTACTTGACAAACATCAACATCTGCCTCGCCGCTATGCGCTTCGGCGACCAAAAATCCTATGACCCACGCAACCTCTGCGGTTATGTGGGCATCTGGAACACCTCTACACCGTTCGCGATATACGCGTTGCCAATCCTCGCCCCACGCCTTCCTAGCTGCAGCATGCTTGCTGCATAGGCCTCGTCCGCTAACTTGTAAATTACAATCGCTTACCTCGCACTTGTGCTTTCTGCCAGAAAAATATAGTATTCCTGACTCTATTGGTGGAAAATCCTTGTTATTTGAACGTTTCCTGTTGTAGTCTCGCAAATAGCACCTATGACATAAACCATGCGCGTATATATCATCGCGACTACATCCCTTCACACTACAGTTTCCTTGCGTTCCTTCATCCAACATACGAAAAGCAGGAGATAAGTCATGGACCGCAGGTGGTTCGATATTCCCTCTAATAAGCTCATAAGGAAAAAGAGCCGGCAAGGGCGAGATAACAACATCTCCGCGCCTAAGGTCCTTGGCAGGTATGAGTGTTTTTTCCCCGTTCGTAATTGTAAATATTCTATGGGAAGGTGTAACATGTAGGGGCTCGGGGCCGCTCTCGTAACTTAGTACGATAATTTCTCCTTCATAACTTCTTTCCATGACACCAATAACCGTAGCTTCCTCTCCATCGGTTCCAATTATTTTATCTCCAGACTTTATATTCTCTATGGGCACCCCTCCATTTAGAGTCTCTATTCGTGTGCCAGCAAGAAAACAAAGGTCCTCGTCCGCCCAACGCGAATCGCTAAGCACCATGCATGGAATTTCCGACAACCCTACAACCTTGGCCGCCTTCCACCGATGTTCTCCTCCGATAATCCGATAACGTCCACTATCCAACGGGACCACTTGGATGGGGGCTATAAACCCCACTTCGGAAATCTCATCTACTAATCTATTGAACGCATCCGCGCTCATTACGTTAGTGTTCCAATAGCTGGGTTCAAGTAAGTCTACGGATAAGTACTTTAGGTTATTTTGGTCTGACATGGTTCTCTACTGAAAAGAATTATGTTTCCTTCCCCCTTTACTCTAACATTTAGACCTAATTCCACAAGATATCTATAGATATCGTAATTGCCTGGATACTTCTGGTCTTCTGCTCTGGCGAAGTTGCCGGCCGGCATTCGCTTACTTTGCGCGGACATGTAGGCAAGAAGCTCGTTGAAATCAAATTCATTATCGCCTATGGCGGAGATAGCATCATCGACCAGTTCACGAAATGTCGGTCCAATACAATATTGGTGTCCCTGACAAAGGGGCAAAACGCGCGCGCGCAACTCAGTCCAAACCGTATCGTGCCCATATTTTTCTCGAATGAGAGGCTCCATGAAGGCTACTTTAGCCTTCGCCTCGTCATAGTGATCGATAATCCAAGATAGTAACGCGAAGGCCTCTTCTTCCGTGTCAAAAAAGAAAGGGTATTCTTCCGGTAACTGTCCGACCGCCCAAGGCTTTCTCGGAAAGACGCCTATAAGCCCCAAGTACATCTGCTCCCAGAATCCGACCGGGAAACCCTCCGTCCTGCTCATTGCCAGGAATACATGTGCTTCCGCAGCTTTCTTCAGGTATTCTTGCCTGCTCAGGCCTGAACAAATCTCAATAGCCGTGTTGGCCTCTAAGACTTGTTTCCCTATTAGTTCTACTACCTTTCTACCATGAGTCGGAGTAGCAACCACAATTCGTATATCCTTCCCGACCTTGAAGAGGCGGTCATAGGTCTTCACAACCAAGTCTATATTTTTGACTTCTTTGGCTCTTGCCCCGAAAAATAGAGTCATCTTAGGATGCTTTGCGACCCCTCGAACCGCATCTACGCTGTCCAGCGGCACCCCGACAGGGCTCACCACCACCCGCTCCATAAATACTTGGATTTCCGATCCGGAGATGTAGCGCCTCAGATTTTGCAGAATTACTTCTTTTTCCCTTTGCGTTAGGGCCACGCACATGTCCGCCGCCTGCCATGCATGCGCCATCAGGCGCCGGTAGTCCTCTCCACCGTGCGGTCTGGGCAAACGGTCGTCCGCTCCAGGCTCTAAGTAAATAACAGGTATAAAGGCATCATCCACTGCCGAAAGCGCCAGCTTCACAGAAGCCACTATGCCGGGGCGGCTGGTCAATACCGCGTCGATACATCTCCAGCCGCTTCGTCGTGAGCACTCTTCGACAACGCGCTGAGGGAGCAGCGCCATCTTGTTGTAGTAGGAAAGCCCTCTAAGCTCTGGCGTTACAATGTAAAAGACACCTTCTACTTCAGGAAGGTCACCTTTTTGTATGTTTCCGTCTACTAGGAGATGTACAAAATCTCCTTTAGACGCAAAGACCCTGGCTATATCAAGATATAGAAGGAAGTTACTATCTCCTCTGACACTCCGCTTCCCAATGTGAGGGATAAGCAACCATTGCACGTCATTCCTCGCCGTGCAGATCTTTCATGAACTGCAGTGCCCTCTCTGCAAGCTCTTCATCCGTAAGTTTTTCGATCTTCGTTTTACTATTCTGTAGATACCTGGCAAATAAGCACAGGTCCTCTACGCTGCGAGGAACTGGTACCTTTACCATTCTCGTGACTTCAAAGGCCATGTCATTCCCCCTTCAATACAGCAGAAAGGTTCTGGCACTTACCAGAGACAAGCTCCAGCTCAGACACAAGATGCCTTAAAAATTCAGCAAGTGCATGCTCATTGGCAGGCGTATCTAAGTGCGGAATGGCGCTAAGTCGCTCTTTCCACGCGTTCAGGATGACAGCACAGCTGTCTACTTCAGCCTGAAGTACTTCCCTCGTTACTGTGATCATCAGATACTCCCTGGACCAGCTCTTCAAGATTGTCCAAACCATGGACGATCTCCCCCGACCGGGGATCCATCGCAACGATTCTTACGTTCAGAAGCTGCTCAATCTTAGCCAGGTACTTAGCTTTTTGCTCCGGACCGGCCTTTGTGAACTCATTCGTAGCAAGGAAATCCATACAAATCAAGTCTAAGTTGTGACTTTTCTTATTCGAGCCCGAAAGTTCCATGGAGCGCTCAAGAGCCTTGTGTACATTGTCACGCTGATCTGTGTACAATTGAAATACTTCCGGATGTAGCTTCTCTATCGGAGGAACCAATGGTTCCGCATCTTTGTTGTCCAGATCTTCGGGCATATTGCTGTACTCTTGTCTGTAGCGCGCAATGGCCTCAACCAGTTCAGGATAGCTGCAAACCTTTGCGCGCTCTAGCCATTCGGCCGCATTACGTAGCGTAAGGACCCGCACAAGTTCGCGGACCTTACACCAACCTAAGTTGATGATCTGCTGCTTCAGCGCTGGATTCATTCCGGCCAACTCCACTTCCAGCCGGTAGAATATCGATCGCAGGTGCTCTGCTTTTCTGCGCTTTAGGTTTAGCTCTACTTCCGCATATTGCTGGAAGCTCTCGTAACCCCACTGCTTAAAGATAGGCCCATTTTTAGGGTCGCCATTAATAGGAACATCGTACACCTGGTACAAGATCCTACCCAACTCCATATAGGCCGTTTCCAGCTGCGCAGACAGATCTTTAGCGCGGCGGCGAACTCTTGCCCCCCACTGTTTGGTACCAACACCTTCTTCAAGGGAATAGCCGCCTTCCACGAGTTTCAATTCTGCCGTCACTTAGATAGTCTCCTGGCCATGACAACGGCATCACTATCGAAACAGGTTATAGCCGATGCTAGGGCGTCGAATGCATGATTATGCAGCGATACCCTGACGCCAACAAGAAATTTTGATAGGTCATACTTGGCCTTCACAGCTCTTTCGACATCTTCTTTCGAAGCGTCCTTTTTTCCGCATAAACGCTTCTTTACTTCCTGCGGAGAGGCCTGGACAATAGGTGTATTAGTCAACTTAGCTATACAACCTATAGCTCCGAAACACAATGCAACCTTAGCAGCGGCTCCAGCATTTCGAGGATAAGAAATGGCTTCGGAGCATATTATTTTTACAGAATTGATTCGTATCTTTTCATCTATGAATAATGCGATCTCTCCCACCCTCCGGAGATTATCGTCACAGGCCAGTACATGTCTTTTCTTGTCAGACTGCTCAGTAGAAAATATACCCATATCTATAATGGTTTCGCCCTCTCCGTCTATGCGTAACAGACACCACCCTAAGCTAGCGAAACCAGGGTCCAACCCTAGAATTGTTACACCATTAGTCACCATGTGTTAAGTTTGCCATGGTAATATTTGATAGCAAACTATTAGCCAAATAACACTGTTACCCTAAGAAAAATTCCTTCTTCTTCCTCAAGAAATTTACCCTAGAGGTTATAGCTATTGCAGCTACAATTCGATCAGCGTCTCCACAACTGCGCAACTCCCCACTTTCATTTTTAGGAAGCTCCTTTCCTAGCTCCTTCTCTATGTGCTTTACCAATTCTTCCAGATCCACCTTATTACGCTTACCCCAAGGATATTCATACATGATGCACAAAGAGCAGACTGTGAGTGGTTCCTGCGACGGAACGGTAATCACCCAGCGCCCTTGGAGCTTGCCGCACTTAGCACAAGCTGCACCCTGAAACTGCATAGGTAAGGGCTTTAGCGTAAAACCGTCGATGAAAACAGGCTTCATTTTTCCTCAAAGCATATGTCGACTACAGGGCATCCCTTGGCCCTGGGACAACCCTTGTCCGCGCAGATACGCTCTGGAAGAGCGCCACCGTCAATGCCATTCCAGATATAGGTCAGCGCCTTCTTTATCTCGACTAGGGTATCTTCGTCTCTTTCCACATGATGCTCTGTAAGAGCGGAGAGGCCGTGTCCACCTTTCTCCCAATAGAGAATCTTCGCCCACTTCAACCCCGTCAGCCAAAGGTAACATTGCGCTTGGATCACATGATCCATCTGCGGAGTCTGCTTGACTTTCCAGGCTTGACCAATGCTCTTAGCTTCTATTATACCCTTACCAGGAAGGCCAGGAATAACCAAGAAGCCATCAGGATGACCTGTTATTCGGAACTCCTTATTTATGAAGTGTTGCTCTACATACGTGAATTCTGCTGTGCCGCACTCGTTGCAGCGGTCCGGCCTTAGAACGAGCGCAGAGAGGTCGTTGTCTCCGATTAGCTGTCCATGTGCCTTCCCACAACCAAAGCATTTCCATACTCCTATGAGTATACCTACCTTAGGCAGGACTTGATTTTGTAGCACCCAGTGCAGCGCCGTACCGTGCGCAAAAATCATAGAAAGATCAGGCTCTACAGTCTCTTCACGCGTGACCTTATTTACCGAACAAAGGACTTCTTCTCTCGGGCATAAATCCGCCAAAGCCGAAACGCGAACATAAGACTCCTTGTTCAAGGGAGTAATTTCTTTCTCCTGACAAAATCCACGTTTGAGTAGTTCTTTTATAGAACCATTCGCATTAGCCAGTGCCAGAACCTTCCCCAGCGCCATTTTTTTCCTTGGTGATGCTTCACCACTAGTTTAAGTGTATATAACTCATTCTCAACTCGTTTTAGTAAACCCTCCGCCTCTCTGTTCGTAAGCTTCATCCCGCACTCGGGGCATTGCCAGAATCCGTTTTCGCCTTGCCACCGGAAGTAAGCCTCACAGCTAATGCACTCGAACAACGCATACTCATCCCCACTTTCAGCCAAAGAAAATGTGACCTTGGCTGGAGACCTCGGGATTACAATAAACCCTTCAACCTCCTCAATGGTATCAGGAATCGCTTTTGTCAGCCGAGTCTTCGTCATTTTCGTTGATTATCTCTTTAAGTTTGTTGAGCCAGATTCGATCTTTTATACGGTCTTCTAGCAGCGGGTCTCCCTCAAATGCCCGTGTTTCCCAATACAACCAGCGTATGAAAGCTATAAGCTTACTAGATCTCTTCATTAAGCAGTCTCTTCAACACTGAAAGGGGAATGATAGCCCAGTCCTGGGGAATTTCAGATGCATCTTCAAAGGTTATTACGACGGCCGGGTCTTTTGCTACCGCTCTAGCACCATCGCATACCTTCTCAAGCCACTCTCTCTTAATAGAGATGGAGGCCTTCTCTGTACGCTTATGCTCTACATGAAGAGTGGGCGTTTTTATGTCCCCATTAGCAGTGGACTTGTTCCACTTTGACCAACGATTCGCTCCTGAACGCGGAAGGCGCTTACCGCCTAATTCCTTAGCAATACGTTTTTCATGCTTCTTCGACTTTTGAACCTTGCCGTAATTGGGGTTCTCCAGCCACTTCGGTGTGGGCTTCGACATTAGCCGGCCAGCAGAATTGCCATAAGGGCGTCTCGCAACTTCTTGCTGAAGTCCTTATTGGTAAGAAGCTCCTCCTCGATCTTAGACTTTCCTTGAAAAGACTGTCCGAGGCACGTCCAATGTGAACCACCGCCAGTAATCAGTCCCACGCGATGTGCCTGCGCCACCACAAAGTTCTCGTCGTAAACTTCACCGGCCTTTTTTGTAGCGGTGTCGGTAAGAATAAGCTTGTAGTCCCCCTCCATGCGGGCAGGAGCGGTTTTGTTTTTCTCAATCTTGAATCTAAGCTCTACACTTAGAGGTCTGTTTATTGAGTCGTCAACGTCATACTTTCCAGCCGCCGTTCGGACTTCCACCGAGCTTGCGAAGCCCGGCGCGTACCCGCCAGGAGTCGTTTCAGGGGAATTGTGAACAACCACTCCCCGGCTGTCGCCTCCTACAAGGTAAAAACTATTGTCTTCTATAGTAAGGTCATACTTGGTCTTACTACGATGCTTCCGCCTGGAGCGATGGATCGAAGTAACTGTACTACTTTCCACAACTCGGCGCGCTACAGCGGGCTGCGGTGTTGGCTTGGCTTTCGCCAAGTACCTCAACTTCGGCGGCAGTTTGTACGCCATACACTCTGGAATACTTTCTGCGATCATCTTACAGAATGCGGCTGTAGCTTCTACATCTAGAATTAGAGCACGTTGAGAATTGGAGTACTTTATATTAACTTTAAGCTTAGCTGCCAGCGTTGCTGCTACCGCGACCGCCTCCTCCGATGAGAGTCTATTTACAGAAATGCGGACTCTCATGCGGCTGTCGGTTTGATCTAAAGAGCCATCGTCGCAGTACCATATAGCCAATTGCTTGGACGTAATGTTACTTATTACTTCGAGCGGAATAGTTCTATAAGTTGCGCTATCGGGCGCCGCCGAGCCACCTGTATTTTTAGGGTAAAAGAGATGCCTATACTTTCTTAGCTCCCACTTAGCCTCTGATACTAATATATGCCGGCCGCTTGTAATCCCTTCTGCGAAGCCCATCGATGTGAAATGCGCTCGCTTCCATTCTCTGTACTCAGGCTGCTCTGTGTTACAGAGTTTAAACGTGTAGGTGTCTGTTAGACATCCGTCCCCCAACATAGACCCGATAATCACATCTTTCTCGCTCTCAGTTAGGCTTTCTATACTCCAAGACGCTAGTGTGTCTCCTACCTTTACGTCTGACGCGCGCACCTCATCACCGGTGCTCCGGACAAGTACGTGGTTCGGAGTGCAAGTAAACCCCATTGAACCTCGCACTCCTCCGGTCCCTGTGGTCTTGAATGTCAGCCAAGATTCTCCATTATCAAGAGGGCCATTGTTGTGCCAGGCCACGATATTCCGTTCTACAATTTGGGAACCGTCCCACGACAGAACCGGACCGACTAGTTTTTGCTCTACTACTTCTCGAATAGAGTGCTGACTTCCGTCTGCGAACATTACCGGAGTGTCTTCGTGAAAACACCCGAACATAACTCCGAGCTTCATTCGGATTTGATTAGTAAAAAACACAGTAGGACGCCTACCGGTGTCATTGCCCATCTGATTCATGGCAGAGACAAACTTTCGTACGCCCTTCCCGATCATTCGGGGCTGGACGCCCATTAGATCCTTGGCAATCTCTTCCTCAATCTCTTTCGCTGGAGTGAGAAAAGCCAAAGAGTCGATAACAATAACATCCGCAAGCCCGTCTCTTAAAACAGCCTCAGCTATGTCAAAAGCTTGCTCGCCGTAATCTGGCTGCGAGATGAAAAGCTTATCCGTGTTCACCCCATGTCTCTGTGCCCACTTCCGGTCGAAGGTCCCTTCCACGTCAAAGTAAGCAACCACGGTCTCTCTGTAGTTCTTGCACTTGCAGTCGAATTGCCAGCAGTTCGCGCACATCTTTTGCGCGTTCCCTATGGCCTTTAGGAGCATCGTGGTTTTTGACGAGGACTTCGGCCCGTATACTGTGCTAACTCGACCTACAGGGAATCCGCCCCCTAGACCAACATCCAAAGGGAAGATACCTGTGGGTATGCGTGCAAGCTGCTGCGTTCCTAGCTCCGACGCCAGCATAAACGTTGAAGCGCCGTGTTTCTTCTTGATCTTATCAACAATCTCACTATTCAATATGTCCTGAATACGAGAAGGCTTATCGACTTTACTGGCCGCTTCCTCAGCTACGTAAGTAACAACACCGTCCGCATCCACTACTTCAACTTGTTTCTTCTTGGCCATTAGTAACTAGCTCCTCTTAAGGAGCCCTTTACATAGTTCTTTATCTCCTGCACTTCCGCCTGGACGCGGTCCTCAATCCACTTCTTAGCGTACTCGTAGGCCTTCGTGTGCTCTTCAGGCTTGTTCGCGCAGGGAAGGCGCAAACTTACAGAGATCCTGGCCGATTCGTAGTTGCCTAGGTTGAGTGTAACCCCATGTTCAATGCCGACCATCGCCGGCTCTTCCGCGAATTCCTTTACCCCTAGAACCTCTGTCTTGTCCTTCAATTCAGGGACAGTTTCTCCTGTCTTCTTTATCTCAGTAGAAACAAATGCTTCTTCTGGTACAAGCTTAGCCTTCAACTTTCTCTTGGGTTTTTCATCTTGAAACATAGTTTTATGTCCTTACTTTTTCAGCTCTAGCTGGGCTCCAATGATACCTAGCGCTTTCCAGCGCCTGTAGATATCATCATATACGCGCTTCCATTCTGCGGCCCCTCTAACATCTTCATTGGAGTCTACAGCAGTTTTTACAGCCTCGATCATATCGATAGTATACAAACGATACTGCGTGGACGAGAATCTGAACGGAGTCTTAGGTATGTATTCCTTCTGCTCCATCTGTTCCACTGTGATAACGGTACGATTTATGTACTGAGCCAGTACACCTATTCTAAACATCATCTCCTCTCTGACAGATCCGTCAGATAAGGTGAGTATACAGGACAGACCTCTAGGCATATACCTAGATTTTGAAGGAGTATCGTCTATCTTACCTTGAACTTTCAATTTAGAAACAATTTCTTCTACCATACTCAAGGTGTAGAGACGGTCTCCCTTGGAGTTATGATAAGGAGTTGTGGGAAGCTTACCTTGCTTCTCCCAAAGCCGAATTGCTTGAACCGACCGGCCTACAGCCTTAGCAACTGCCCCTATCGTGAGCATGGGGGCGATTGTCTTCTTACCTTCGACTTCAATCTCCATATCGATGGTTTTCCAAGGCTGGGCAGACACCTTCACAACAAGCGCGTCCTTCTCCTCCTTGCGCTCCTTTTTAACCTCGTCGCGTCGTCTCTCACGACTCGCACGATTGCGCTCAAGAACTTGCTTTCTATACTCGGGGTCGCTTTGATAGCGATCTCGCCTATTGTTGTTTAGGCGCTCGCCGTTCGCCTGGTACCACTCTTTGAATGAGAAACCCATATTATCCTCAGGTACGTCCTTCTATGATCTTCTTATAGTTCCGTTCACGAGCTTCTGCAAAGTTCTTGAACATAGGCACCCTGTCATCTTTGAAATCTACGACGACGGGGTCTTTTTTGCCCTCATACGGACGTAATATGCGCCCTACAGCCTGCGTCACATCCACCATCGGTGTAGTGAGGAAAAGCGTGTCCAATGGGGCGATATCGAGCCCCTCCGCGGCATATTGAACCGTTGCGAAGATGACTTGTTTCGTCTCGGACTCCTCAAGTGCTTCTTCGGACATCCCCCCTACATACTTACCAGTAGTAGGTCTAGGACCATATTCTGCACGCCACGAAAAGTTCAACAGTTTCTCCAACTCATCTAAGTGCTTAAGTCTTTCACTTAGTACCAGAACCTTTCTTCCGGCCTGCACCGCTTGGATTAGCTGTTCAATGATCTGCGCATTCCTGGTCTTATTTGCACATAGAAATTTCACTAGAAGTGCGCGAGGCGCTAGAGCCGGGTTAAACCTAGGAGTAGAGGCGACGGCAAAATTAGAATACACCCGCCTTATCTTAGGAGTGAGGCGGATCTCCCTAGATTCGAAGTATATGGGACCTATATGATACAAAAAGACATTGTCTGCTCTGTCTTTTCTCTTTGTTGTTGCGCTTAAACCTATTCGAAATCTAGCTGAAAACTTCGGAGGAGCTTTAGCCCATGTAAAAGCACCGATCCTATGCACCTCGTCCGCAATGACGAGCCCGAAGTAGCTCAAAATGTCTTGTGGGAATTCTCGACCGGCGAGCGTATGAACCATCCCCAGAACGATGTGCTTGTCCTTGTAATCGCACACATCTTGTTGGATTAGGCCGATCTTAGCGTCAGGTAGAAACTGCTCTATTCGCTCCTTCCACTGGTTCAGTAGGAATTCTTTGTGTACAATTACTAGGGTGGGTGTTTTCAACTCGGATATAATCGCGCACGCCAGGACAGTATTGTGAGTTACCGTAAAATCCCCTAGAAGGAAGCGACCATCCCCATCTAGAGTAAATCCGAAGTATTCGCCCACACCTAACCGTTCTACAGTAAAATCTGTGCGGGTTGCTTTCTTTATCTGTCTCCGGGCTCGTGGTTTTTTACGGGGGACCCGAAGAGGAAGCCTACTAAAATCTCCACTAAGAGTACACCTCCAGTATAATTCCCCATCAACTTCTTTAGGAGAGATAATGGCAGACATTCCTAAGGATCTAGCTATAAAAGCTATACCATCGATGTAGTTTATGTTCTTTTGAACTATATCGTAGCAACCATTGTTGTGGTGCCCGTCCGCATCCAAATAGCCGGCCAGAAACTTCTCCCGATCTGCTCTTGACGCAACCAAGTACTCGCGGGGAATCGTCTCAACTGACCCAACCACCTCCCGTAGTTTAGTTAGAAGAGGATTCTTGGGCCCATCTCCAACAATGAAGTAGCTATTGCAGCGTACATCTGTGGCCGGCTGCACTCTGACTCGAAGTCCATAAGAGGCGGCCACTTCCCTGCATAGGGCTTCTATTTCCGGATCCGGCTTACTTATGCACACATTGGCCAGCTGCCATTTCGTACCGTCACCGTACCATACCCCCATAAAGTAAGGGTCGATAGGTAAAGGAGGGGCCTCGCAAAAGTCCACCCCATTTTCTGGCGAAAATTGCTTATACCTGGTGCGTATTACACCTCTCTCCGGCAAAGCTAGGAAGTCTTTAAGACTTATGTCTATAACTTCATCTTTTTTTCTTGTGTAGGAGCTTACTAAAGTAAGTATGTGGTCTTCGTTACAAACCCAAGGTTCGCCCCGCGTAGGCACAATTCGAAATAGAGGCCCTATCCCAGAAGATACGCTTTGAACCGCTCTTGGAGCCCCATCTGGGCCCATAAGCAGATCTCCGGGTACCAGCTGCTCTACAGGAACGATCGAGCCATCGTACCGAAGAACAGGAGTCCCGCGTCCCAAGCACTTTCCGAACCCGGGTACTGCCTTTATTACGCCACCGAAATGTCCTGCTTTGTGCAGGTCTTTCGTAAGCTGAAGCGCGCGCTTTTGTTCGTCCCGCAAAGCTCCATTGAATTGAAGGGGAGTTTCACGGAAAACCGAAACGTCCCCAAGAGATGTATTATCCTCGACTTCGTGTTCCGCCTTCTTTCGGGGATAGAAGTAGCTCCTTGGGATACCAAAACGCCCGCCTTCCTCGCGATAGAGATAGATCTCTTTGACCTCTTCTTCCGCGGCTTCACGGCTCTTCGTAGGAACGACAGTCAGATCTTGACGGAGCGATCGCTTTTGCGTCGCAGTCAGCTTGGAAGCATCAATCCATGCCCATCCGTCAATAGTGACCTTCACTTGTCCGATTCCTTCTTCGAGTTTGCGCGTTTCAGCGCTAAAAGCGCGTAGCCGGCAATGTCCTGCCAGGGCGACTCCCCCATAAGGTCTTCGCCTGCAGGCTGAGACGCAATCCTGAATAGCTTGTCCAGAATGCGGACAATTGTGAGAGCATCGTCAAGCTTTTCTGTTGGGATCCCTTCGGGATACAGGACTTTTAGTGCTGCGCCTGATTTACCGAATGAGTCGCCGTAAGCCCGTTGCTTGTCTTCAACGAGAGCCCCAACGCTCGCGCCTAATTCCTTGTAGGAAGGATTGCGGATTGCGCTCATTTCGGCCCCTTGTCCCCCATAAAGGGCACAACTCGGCCTTCTCGTTCGGCCTGCTCCTTTTCCGCCTGATGATCGTGCTCGCCTTCGACCATGTCGGGCCAGAATATAGGAGGTGAATTCGTCCGATCTTTCGATAACCACCGGACGTTTATCAGCCTTCGTTTACCGGATCTGTCTTCCGATACAACATCAAGTTTGTTCTTACGTAGATTAAGAACAACATAGATTAATTTCATTAGGCCACCATCAATTTAATAGAAAGTAAGGGCCCGCTCTATCTAAAGAGAAGAGCCCTTACTAAGGTAAGTAAGCTAAGGAAGTATTTGGCTCAGAAAGGAGCGTCTTCGTCGGAGTCAGCCTGGCTCTTTGCCCCGCCTGTGTCCGTCTCTGCACCTTTCAGAAGGAGACGAAGCTCCTTAGGATCCCGCGGCTTTAGAACTTCCATGTAGTTGAACGGAGAAACTCTCTTTACGAGTTTGCCCTCCCCTTCGAAACTAGCCTGAAAGGTCTTCAAAAGGCGCTGGATACCCTCAGCACCGCCAGCCTGAGCCTGCGTATATATCTCCGAAAGCTTTCGCCCCTTGAACATGACAGTGTCGAAAATCTTCGACAGATCCGCATCACAGTCATACTCAAACTCGTCACCTACTGACGGTGACTTGCCATCTTCCCGAGTCACCTTGTACTTGCGGCCGATAAGAGAACCCTTATCTTCCTTCTTCCTACGAAACTTCTTAAGCGTCTTCATCTTTGCGCCTAGAAGCTTCACTTCATAGGAGTGCTTGTTGCCTTTCTTGTCCATGTACTCGCTGCAGTCGATTACCGTGTAATACCCGATAAAATATCGACTTGCAGGACCAAGCACTTCGCAGCAAGGCACATTATCAGAAATACCCTGGCCGCACGTGATCCAGTTCTTCCAATCCCCATTAATCTTCGGATTGTGCTCATATAGAGTAAAAGGCTCGTCGTCGACGAAAATTATGTGCTTCGTATCTCCGGGCTTCACCCAGAAACGCTGAGGGCCGTTCGCCTGCGCAGCGCGCTCCTCTTCCTTCTTCATCCCCTCGTAACCGTTCGAATACCAACTCATTTTAAACTCCCTGGATAACTTAAGCTTTCTAAGTAGAAAGTCTGGTTAGACTTTTACTATGCCTCATGCAGTCCGTTATTCAAGTATTATGTTCTGTCCGGCGGACCAAGAATGTCAGCTAGAAATTCAGCAGAAAGCTGGTCCGGATCCAAGCCATCTGGCACCAAAGGCGTCGCTACAGGTACGCCCTCCTTCTGAAGGTCCCAAAGAACCCTGGCCGCGATACGACTGCCCTCACCATCGCCATCCCGGATGTAGACCACGTTCTTAAATAGCTCGCGGGCCTTTATCCGCTGAACCACGCCAACGTGCGCGCCCATTATAGCAACTGCGTTACGGTAGCCCATCTGCCAGAGTTTAATGGGGTCGAAATTTCCCTCTACCATTATCCCCCTACCTCCAGGGATAACCATATTCTCACCATATAAGTATAGTCTCTTATTAAATCCTGTGGAGTGTAAGAACTTAGGAAATCCACCCTTGACAATAGTCCTACCTGATATTCCTACAAGCCTTCCTTTCATATCTCGTATTGGGAGTGCAACTCTGCGGGACTGTGGATGCCACTTGATTTCCCACGCTTTTATGGTCTCTGGCGTGAGGCCTCTCTCATTCAATAGATACGCCAGACCTTCCCCTTCGGGAGCTAGGAAGCTATCCAACTCCGATTCGGGCAGAGTAAGACTCACACCCTCCATAGAGGTGAGTTCTTTTTGCTCCTTGGAAGAAAGCACCACTCCGGCAACCTCTTTAGGAGGCAACGGGTAATAGTCTACCTGCTCCAAGCGATCCGCCACCGTTGGCGCCCCGGCGTCTAAAATCTGAGCAACGGCCACACGCAGATGGTGATAATTCTCCCCGCGCGCCTCTGATAGCTCTCTGATGAGAGTAAACAGATTCCCGGAATATTCACAACCATGGCATTTGCACTGACCTGTCTTCTTATTCACAAAGAATGAAGGAGTGTTATCCGTACCTTTCGCATGTCTAGAGCTTGCAAGGGGGCAACTGATCCGAATTTCGGCAACCCCCACAGACATATTACGGGCTCTTAATTCCTTCAAAACATCTTGTAGCTCATATATAGGCATTAGGCCCTCGCCGCACGCTTCGCTGACTTAGCCCTTGAGGCTTTTTTAGCCATAGGCTTCTTAGCCTTCGATACGAACTTACGATCCGCCATAGGCTGTTTTTTCGGAGATAGTTTTTTGATCGTAGGCTTGCGCAGCTTAGGAAGCTTAGCCGTAGCTCCCTTACTAGGTTTTTCTTTCTTAGGCCCTTCTGCTTCTAGAGCCTGCTGCTTATTCTTTTCCTGAAGCTCTGAGAATAGGCGGTTGAAGGCCGCTGTAGCTGACGCGTTATCGCCTGAGTGCTTCGAAGTCCTTGTAAATCCTTTGGCCGTGAGCTTTATGTTCGAAATAGGTCCTTGCTCAGAGCCGTTAGACAGATATCCCCACTTCGTTAGTTGGCTCCTAGCCATTGCAAATGATTGCTCGAATTTATCTAATTTTGTCGTACCTACGCCCGTCTTCTCATAGATCGCCATTGTCATATGTTTGACAAGAGCTGGCACATCAGAAGCAGTAGACGGGGAAACCATATGAGTGTGATCCTAGTCTAGAAAGGTAAGTCATCGTCTTCTACTTTTTTACCGAATGGGGACACACCAGTACCTAACTCATCTGAATCTCCAAAGCTGCCCCTGTGGTAGGGAAGCTCGCTGAAGTCCATACGGTCGAAGTCCCAATTCACCTCCACATCTCGACAAACACCCTCCCTTACTTTCAATGGCTTGATGATAAGGCGCTTGTCTTGACGCATTTCCTCGCTTTGAAGGAGACCAAATATGAGATCAGCATTCCACTGCGCGACGTCCGTCAGAGCAATATTCTCAGCCTGAATCGTAGTACTGACGTTTTTCTTAGCATCCCTGTTCAACTGAGTTGTTACAATGATGGGAACTTTCTTCCTCTTACAAATACGTTTAATTTCATTGAAGCTGTTGGCCGCCTGTTCGATACGGCTGCCGCCGGATACTTTGAGTAGATAAGCACCATCTAAGATTACTACTTCCGGATGACAGTCATCTATGGCCGCTTCAAATGTCTCAATCTTGAAATCGAATCCTCCGCCTATAATATCTAGGCCTTCGGCCAAACCCATCTCGTCGATGTAGGACTTGAACTCTTGTTCGGCGAACTCTCCCAGTCGCCCCTTCCTAAGATCATCATAGTTGATCTTGTATTTCAATGCATAAAAGCGCATTGCTACACGGAGCTGGGACATTTCTGTCGTCACGTACAAAACGCGCTTTCCTGCGTTCCAGAAGCAGTTCGCTAGAATCACTGTTAACCATGTATTGTGAACGATTATGTCATTAGCGACGAAGCAGGAAGTAGGCTCAACAGTTAGATCGTAGATCTTATGAATACCCGTATCTTTTACATCTACAACGGTATCCCAGAAGATATCGCAATCCGAACTACTAGGGACCACCTGCACCTCCCAAAAAGCATCAACACAAGCAATGCGACTTTGAAGTCCAAGACGCAACAGTAAACTTTGTAAGTGTATACCTAGTTTTTCAGATAAAAGTTTGAAAGTTAGAGGCCTATCGCCAATAGCGGTTAGGCCATAAAGCCTAACGACGAATTCCATTAGTTGCTCGCTATTTAGGCGCCATATCCCTTCGGGAACACCCACTAGCGCTGCTTGAACGTCTTTCGCTAACATCGTCGCAGCGCCGAATATCTCGTGAAGAGCCATTGGCGCAGGCTTGGTAGGAAGAGGCATTTTGGCGGGAATACCCACCGTATACCCCGGCTTAATCTCATCTGCCCTCTTCCATCCTTCGGGGGTCAAAAAGGGATGTTCCGGAGTTACCTCAATAGACCGGCCAGAACTTAGCGTGAATTTCAGACACGTCTTGTAGCCTGTATCATGCTTCGCTGTTATCGAGGAGGCATGTATGCCCTTTTCCTTCGACCAAGTCACAACCTCCGTAGTTGAGGCGTCTTGATAGAGTTCCTCTATTGTACGAGGAACACCTGACACAGGATCCACAATTTCTGTGTTCGCCCGCACACACTTTCCGACTCCCGCTCTTGCGCAGAATAGTACGAGGTCCTCAGGCCAGAAGCCGAGCGTCTCCTCGTTGATAGTCTGCCAAGGAGTAGGGATCCCGCGCTCTCCCCCTTTGATTCGCTGGTAGTAGTCCCAGACGTCCTTTCCAAGCGCTGGAAGGCTCTGTACGCGCGCCTGGTCTGCTCGGAGCTTGCGAACATTGAAAACTAAGCCCTCAAGCCCCTCCAGTCCTCCAAGAGGATCGTGGCCCTCAAGCGCCTTAGCGAGGCCCTGGACACCGTCCTTCAATCTCTCGTAGAGACGGCGATTGAGAAGCTCATCAGCAAAGAATGCGACCTTACCTTGCGGAGGCGGAATAGGAAAACCTAGCTTTGCCTCGATTACTTCCTTGTGAGGAAACTCAGAATAAGTAGAGTTGTAATCCAGGATAAAAGCTAATACGTTCTTGCATTCATCTCTAAGTAGAGTCTCGTCTATTCCCTTTTCTATGAGAGTCTTTAGACCGGGTTTGCCGGCTGATACTAATGCCGCGATAAATGCTCTATCAAGATCCATTGTTACTCTTTTTTCCCTGAACCAATGACTAAGGCTCTCAATTCGTCGTCTTTTTCCGCACGAAGATCCTTACCCTGAATCTTCAGCCCAAGCAGAGCGCCCTTCGTAGCTTCCAAGAAATCCGGCATTTTAGCCTTAAAATCCTCTAGGCTGCATTGGGACGTTACAATGGTAAGTTGCTTTCTGGAGACTCTAGAGGCTATGAGTTCCTCAAGAAATTTACTGCTAACCGTGTAATCTGTCCTATCCTCTGGGCGGAGATTATCCAGAACAAGCACATCCACCTCACGGCAGCGATCCAACATCGATGTGGTGTCATCGAACTGGATCTTGGACTTCATATACTCGCGCAGCTCCCATACTGTAACGAATAGTCCGGAATAGCCTATCGACCTAGTTTGCTTGAGTATGAGCGCAGCAATACTGGTTTTTCCTACGCCCCGGCCCCCCATAAGAAGGAGACCTGCCGGTTTTTCTACCATTTCCTGAATATGCTGTAGATAGTTCTCCATGGTGGGGCGTATGGATTCCTGCACTCCCTGTATGCTCACCTTCCAAAATTCCTTTGGAAGTTGCATGTACGATAGGTCCTGAGTGGTCAGCTTCCGCACTACCACTTTGTCGTCACCATCTGTCATGTTCAGCCCTCGATAAGCCCGGCTTTTATAGCTAAGTTACGCGCAGCAGTATAACGTTGCGCAAGATCGTCCGGGGGAGACATTACCGCCGGGCCCGAACTGTCATCCCAGGCCTTCATCTCTTTGGCCACATTCGAATAGCGTTCCCAAATTACCGCTTCAGTGACCAGTCCGTCGTGTAGCTTCAGGAGCATCGGGAGCTTTGGGGCCACCGCCTTGCCCTTGAAGAACTTAACAGAAATATGCTTCCAGTTATCGAATAGATAGTCTACTGCCGACAGTAACTGCTTCTTGTCATAGACTTCCATCAAACTGTGAATGTTCGAGCGTTCTGACCATGTGAACGCCTTTCGACACACCAGCTCCGGGAACTGTTCGGCTTCTTTCGAGAACCAACGACGTTCGAATTCCTGAACGTCAGGAGACACGTGGTTGTCACGCGCCTCTTGCATATCATGCATTTTAGCCTCCTTGGCTCTACTCTTCTCGTGTCGTTGTTGCGCACGAGCCTGCACTTTTTGCTTGTGCTCTTCCGCCAACGCGCTCAGATGTTCAACGCGCTCCAAAGCGGACTCAGAAGCTACTTCAGAATTTTCGCGTTGCAAGTCCTTGAAGATAGAACTGACCGTGGACTTCGGTTTCGGCTTATGCGGCTTGGAGTGTTCCTGTTCCAGGTTGCTCTTTACCCGCCGTCTCTCGGGCTTATTAGACGAATCGGTCACTCGGCTAGTGTGACGCATTTCACCAGCATCGTCTTGTTTTTACACGCCGCAGGTTTTCATACTATTTGAATGTACAATAGCCAACCATCTTCTCTTCAGAACCCTTCTAGAAGCACGGCTATCCATGCGCAGTCCATACGACTTCTCTAGTATGCCTATGCCTTGGGGGCAGGGCGGCTGCGGGCCGCGGGCAAACTACCAGTGTCTTGGATCAAGATTTACTGTACAGACAATCTTCTGTAGGTATAGATCCTTATCTACCACTTCGCTAAGTACTTCACATAGTTCATAGTTAAAACTATGTTTTTCCCGTAGCCATTAGGATTTCTCCCCGGCGGAAACGAAGATATACGCGTGCAAGAGGGAAAGGGCTTTTTCTCCGGCCCAAGTCGTACAAGGGGAGTCGCCCATGGATGATGCTTGCCCTGGTGCCCGCCTCAACCTGCAACGAACACACGGAGCGTCTGGGACGAGTCGCGCGTGTCCGAAGGAGGATAGTTAGTTTTAAGCAGCTTCAGTTTCGGAGGGGTAGTTTCCCGCTCGAAGCAAGTGTCCAAGAGGCCATTTCGCAAATGCCCGCGGAAGGTGTGTTCAACGTCCAGCTAGACGCTGTTCGACCCCGCCTTCAGAATTCGAATTGGGAAATGTGTCCTGGTGAACCCACCCGGACCTTCAATCAAGACAAGTGATCAGAAGCTGATCTTATCCAGAAAGGTTCTCTTTCGAGAACAACAGTACTCCCCAAATCAGTACCAAGATTGTACTGTAGTCCTGTCTTGTATTAGCTCAAGTTTTTAAAGACAAAACCCACGGGACCTTTCGGCGCCATGGGTTTTGCCTACGACTATGAGTAACCAGAGGCAACGCTATGTTAGTACAAGTGCTAACCGCGTCAAGTCTATTCGGTAACTTTTTCTTGTACGCGAAAGCGTATTTCCCATTCGGAACTACGTGTGTCCACGATGAAGTTACTTCCGACAAAGTCGGTGAGCCATACACCGTTGCGTGCCTGGTAAAAGCGTGCACCGCCTAGTTTCATAGCGAAGGCGTTCATAGCCAGTACGATAGGCTTTCCGTGACGCGCCCCTACCTTCCTCGCCGTTTCTTCATCTGCGGATAAATGAACATGATTACGGCCCATCTTCTTTAGGCCCTCTTTTAGAATTGCAGGGAGGAATACTTCTGCTGTTCCATGAAACAGTACAGCGGGTACAAGCTCCGCCTCTTCATACCCAAGGTCTACATCTACAGAATGTCCCTGAACTGCTCTTATCTTAGATAAGTCCTCATTAAATTCGAAGCGCTTTTTGTTGTTTTCGCGTACAACAACGGCAAGTTCTTCGGTAGTTAACGAAGTTGCTCTAAGAATATCATCGACTTTAGCCCAGCCTGCAGGCTCTAGAACTATACCTACGCTCTCAGGAGCGTGCCTAAGAATTTTAGATAGCCTCTTACTTTTTTTTGTAAGATCTTTATCGTTCATTTCTTGACAAGCGCTTTTAGAAGCGCAGTTAGCTGATTCTCAGGCAATGCTTTCAGGCTCTGCTCCGTGTTGTCCATAATGACCCCTGTTGCGGGTTCGAAAGCCATCGTTCTCCTTGATGTATCGATGTCAAGTCGTTCCGCGATTTCAGCGAAAGTAGCATCCTTGTAGGATTTTCCTACGATGCAGTTTTTGTCCGCCACCCGGTAGAGATTCGCGGCGTTCTCGCCAAGGCAGTAGGAAGAGGCCATGCGACGAAATTCCGCCTCTCGCAGAGTACCTATTACGGGGCCGGTGAGTTCAGGTTTCCCACTATTCGTGCGCACAAGCTTAGACCATGTTTCATCCATGGTTTCGATCGCGTACTTTGGGTCCACATACTTGAAGTACTCTTCGATGAAGATCGCTTTCGGCGAATAGTCGATCGGCGCTACTTCTTCATTTTGGACTCGCTTGGCGAGCGCCAAGAGTTCGGGATCGGTGCTAATTGTGTCGGATTTGTTAGACATATTGTTACCTCTGGTACTCCATACACTATCCCTTGACGCACACTATTTGTCGCAGTTCATGAACAACATCCACAAGACTCTTTTGCGCATTCATGACGGCTTCGATAGGCTTGTAGGCGCGCGGTGACTCATCGATGATGTCGCGATCCTTACGGCAGACCACATCTTTCGTGTCTTCGCGATGCTGCTCTAGAGTGATTGTTCGCTTCGCCTCACCACGAGCCATAACACGTCCGGCACCGTGGGAGCAAGACTGGAAGCTCTCCGGATTTCCTTTTCCTCTCACGATGTACGATCGTGTACCCATGGAACCGGGAATAATCCCCAATTCACCCAAGCGCGCAGAAACAGCGCCCTTGCGGGTCACATACACTTCCTCACCGAAGTGCATCTCCTTTTGTACATAGTTGTGATGACAGTTCACTGCTTCATCCGTGAGGTTGATCTTCACAGGAATTGTCTTTAGTACAGCAGTAACTACCGCATCCATCATAAGTTCGCGATTTAGGCGCGCATAGTTCTGCGCCCAAGTTACCGCTTCCACATAGTCTTGGAAGTGCTCTGCGCCCTCTTCGAAGTATGAAAGTTCGTGATTGGGGGCGCGCTTGTTTTGTCTAAGCATGTCTTCACGAGCCAGATTGATAAAGTACTGCCCGATTTTATTGCCAATACCCCTAGATCCTGAATGAAGCATGAACCAAATGCGATCCTCTTCGTCATAACAGACCTCGACGAAGTGATTCCCCCCTCCGAGCGTACCCAGTTGGTTCTGGACGTTCTTTGCGGACACCTTCCCGTGCTTCTCGATGATGTCCCTAAGTCCTTGGTGCAACTCATCCTGGTAGACCGTACGGACCTTTTCCGGCAGCCGGACCCAGTTCCCTTCCTCCTTTTTTCCGCCTCCATGAGGGACTGCTTTGACAATCGCGTCGAACAGGTCCTGTCCGTTTTCGGAAATCTGATGAGAGGTCAAGGAGGTGCGGACGGCGATCATGCCGCAGCCGAGATCAACCCCTACCGTAGAGGGTACAATAGCGCGAACTGTGGGCAGGACTGTTCCTACCGTACACCCCACTCCGAAGTGAACATCGGGCATGACCGCAATGTGCTTGAAGACGATGGGGAGCATCGATGCGTAGCGGAGCTGAACCTTAGCGGCTTCTTCTACGGATACGCCCTTTGTCCACGCCTTGATCGGAACGTGGCCTCCTTCTATCAACTCATAATCGAGTTCCTCAGACATGTTCTTGCTCCTAAACCAATAGAAAAGGCCGGAAAGCTTACCGCTCCTCCGGCCTTATCAAGGAACGGCGAATTCGTCGTTCACGCCGCAGCAACGTTTGCGTCCTTTTCCTTGTCCTTCTTCGACTTGCGTCCGCGCTTTTTTCCGCCCTCCACGGGAGCTTGCTTCTCCAAGGGCAGGTCGCTCTCCCAGAGCAAAAGCCTGCTGTCCTTCTTGTCGAAGCGACTCTTGATCTTGCAGTCGATCTTTCCTTCAGCGCACTTTCGCACCGCAACAGCGATACGCTGCGCGGCAGATTTGGGGTCTTCCTCGTCAATAAGAGAAACAACCACATTCTCCCCAGGCTTCAATTGCTGGATCGCGTGCACGATTGTATCATACTTTGAAGTGCGCGGTGAGCGCGTGATCTTCACATCCGCCGCCTTAACAGTACCTTCAAGTTTCATGACTGCTTCCTTTCGAACTGGTTTTCCGTTGAGACCCTAGCTGGGTTTACAACAGTCAAAGTAAACGCTTCAATGCCGGTTGTCAACACTGGTCGGGGCGCAATATCGTTTCACCGCCTACCCGACGTGTTCCTGGCCCTTTTCCGCCTGAACAGGCAAGTCCTCGACCTCAATTGCGGGGCTTTCGGAGAGCACCTTCATAAGCAACTTCAGCTCATCAGAAGCTTCGAAGGTAAGCGCGTAGAGAACCGGAAAGAGGTCTTTAACGTCTTCCTGCGTCAGGCGCCCGGTACTAATCAGGTACCCCAACTTGGACGGATCAAAGACCACCTGCTTCTGGGTCGCCAGAGGCTGGTCCTTTTTCGCGATTTTCTTCTTCTTGCACAAAGCGAGGAGCTTTTCCAACTCAGGGGTCTTGGACGGACGGCACTCCCTGGTAAGAGTAGTTCCATTCACATTGACGCGCTTATGACCAGTACCTTCGACTGGGTCTCCGGCCTGCTCGGTATAGCCCTTGAGGTCCTCATTGAGCTGCTTCTTCCGGGCTGCCACGGTTTTTTCCAACCGGTCCAGGGCAACGTAGGCGTCGACCTTCTCATGAAGAGTCATCTCCTCCAATGGAAGCCGAAATGTAGGCTTCGTCACTACAGGAATGACCGTTTCGACAAGCGGGTGCTCTTTAGGCATTGAACTAGATCTCCTTGATCTAAGACCATCCTATGGCCTACCTGTTCAGGTGTCAAGAGGCGCGTGAGAAACTATTGAGGCCGCCTAAATTGTACTCTAGGTGCGAATTTCGGACACTGGGACGCCACGGAAGAAGACCAGAAACACGGCCTTCCCGCCTGGCTTGGATTCGCGCAAGTCCCTTCACAGTTCGCCAGCGTGAAGCTCGAATAGGCCGGAGGCTGTTTTCGCAAGAAAACGCAAGCGTGCGGTGCCGTCGTAAGTCCTTCGGCTTCCTTTTCCGCCTCTGCGGACACCCTTTTCTGCTCATCGTGATGGCGCTCATAGGCTTGCTGATTCATTGCAGCTTCGGTCAATGCGATAGCTTCCGGAGGAAGGGGAATCGTGAAAGGTGTCGCCTCTTCATTCGCAGCAGCCTCTGCTGCCTCATGCAGGGCGGTTATCGCGCCCGCATCTACTGTTCGCGCCCGCAAGTCCGCAGGAATCGCCTTCTGCACTGCAACCCTTACCCACTCAGAAACGGATACCTCGCTCTTGGAAGCAAGGAGCTTTACTAGTTCGTAGTCCTCTTGAACCAACTCGGTTGTTACTTTTTTCTTATCGGACTTATCGGATTTATTCATTTTATTTTTCAGCCAATTCCACACACTCATCACCCGCTTTATCTCAGGTTTCTGACTTTTTGTATTGTCTGGGCGGGCGCTTGAAATTCTTTCCAGGTTCAGCCACCATCACAATCAGCCTTTTACCTTGTAGCGCGCCTATAGAGGAAAACAAGGTGCGAATTGAGGTAATGTTTCTACCTTCTTTACCGATGACCTTACCACGATCCTGCGGCGCAACATCGATCCACAGTGTAGTCTCCGAATCCCCCTCCTGATTGACCGTGATCTTCACAGCTTCTGGGACCTCTACCATCGCTCGAATGATCTCTGCTAGCAGCTCTGTGTCCTCCAAAGGATCGCAGACTTCAGTGGTATTCATGTGTTTTTGGAGTCCTTAGGTAATCTTATATTAAAAAGCCAGTCCCTGTACAAGGTACAGTGGTCTATTACATGGCATTCTCTACAGGAGACAACACTCCTATACTCCTGGCACTTTAGAACTTTTCTCTCAAGTAGTAGATTCTCGTATTCAGCGCTGCCAGGAACAAAGCCCTCCGCTTTCAGCCCTTCCTCGATCTCAGATACGATTTTGGACAAGGCTACTTCCCGGCCAACTTCTTTATCCTGGCCAATGCGTCACGCGGGTCATCTATGGCACGCCCGAAGCAGCCGCGATGCATCTGCCCCCAAATGCTTTTTTCCTCGAAAAAACCCGATTCCGCTACCGTTCCAACGCCTATACGGACGGCTTCGGCCTCCGGGCCTATTACCTTGCCACAACCTGCACATCGAATTTTCTGATTCGCGCCTTCTGACATCATTTATACAATAGCCCAACTGCCTAATATCGCAAGATTTTATCAAACTATTGGCTATTATTCGCCTCTTAGCTCTTACTTCTATAGAAGGCATGTACTTGACCATAAGAAAGTGTAACCCCTACCACAAATACAAAAGGGCGACACTTTCGCATCGCCCTTGTGGCTGAGTTTGTTAGCTACTCTACTAGCTTATATTCCATTATTTCCGAGTCATTGCCAGGTACAGCATTGCTTTCAAATATCTTCTTACCTTCGTTGTATCGAATTTTCGAGGCATTTTTAGCCACACACTTGCCAGTCAGCTTATCCACGCCAGAGGTGTAAGCACTAAGCCTATACTCTTCAGGCAAGAACCTACATGCCTTGAAAGAAGCATGTAGTACATGAAGCGCGGCCCTGAAACACTTCTTCCGGTCTTTCAGATCCTCCTTCGTCCAACCTTCAGGTGTCTTTCCGCTGCCCACTCGGACTTGCATTAAACAGGCGGAGGCCCCTCCATCGCCAAAGGCATACTTGCCCAACTGATAGTCAACGTCTCGACGCAGTCCAGACTCGAAACGCATGATGCCTAACATCATGGCAAGTGTTCGGGCCCGCCCATCCGGGCCCTTAAACAGAGGCTTCTCGTCGCTATCCCAGACAACCTCCAAGAGATCCTTGGCGATACTTTGGTATCGTAGTTCCGCTTCTTCTTTCGTTTCCTTTGCCTCTGGATAAAAGGTCTGCCCGCCAGGAGCGGCCACCATGGTCATACAGGCAAGAATCCAATGAAGTATGATAGTCATCTTGAGTTCCTCAAAACGAAAGGCGCCGAGAGTTTCTTCTCAGCGCCTTGTTCTGGCAGCGCAGAACGTTACCAGCGTCAGTGCTGGCATCTTGTAGCACAGCCCTTCGCAGAAGAAAAGGGTCAGTGCGCTTGTGTGGGGCTGTTTATTGTTTGGTATCCGTACTCGGAGGCTCCGGCAATGGATTGCCGGGGGCTTCCTTCTTGAAGAGAGCTTGAAGCGTCTTGAGACCGTCTACCGGATTCACGCCCCAGTGCTTTAGCAGGTTGATGACCTTCGCAAGAAAGGTCTTTTGCTCTGCAGCGGCCACCCACTGCTCCGGGCTCTTCCACCACAAAAGCCAGTTAGCCAGGCAACTGAGCACCGCCCAGCCTGAAATTCCCAACGCAATTACGTGCGTAAGCCAATGATTGGCGAAGTTAACTAAGAAGTTAAGGACAGTGTCAAACATATGTTCTCCTAGAGTCAAGTCTAGCGTATTTCTAGCACGCCTTAAATAGAATACAAGGTGGGCTGCGGATAGCAGAACAGTTTACTTATTACTGTTGAGCTTCTTTAAAAGAGCATTTGTTTCTAACCGATGGCACCAAATGCATAAGGTTCTAACGTTAGCCAACCCTGTGCCGCCCCCGCCCTCAGCAACGGCCACAATATGTGCGCAATCCCATAGAGACTTGTTTCTCCGACCATTAGGTATGTGAAGTTCTTCGCATCGCGCAGTCCAAGTATCTTTTCCGCTTCTTCTTTCTAGAAGCTCTAATTCTAACTTTAGAGCTATAGTATCCAATCCACACATACTACAAATGCCATTATCTCTAGCCAGTACGGCTTTCCTCAGCTCGGAGGGACTGGTCCTTATTCTCCATTCTAATACACATACTTTAGAACAAAATGTCTGTTTTTTACGCTGACACTCCGTCTTGCACCACCTACATAAGTATCGTCCGTTTGGCCCTCGTTCCAAGGGAGTGTGAGTCGCTGACGGCATCGCACGAGACGTGGACATTACTGTTTCCCAGTGCTACCGAAACCTCCTGTTCCCCGTTCTGTATTGCCTAGATCCTCCAATTTCTGAACAATCTCCCATCGCACACGAGGTACCTCCGATATCACAAGTTGCGCTATCCTATCTCCAGGACTTATCGTATAAACACTTCCTGAAAGATTATAGATAAGTGCGCATAATTCTCCACGAAAACCCGAGTCGATAGTCCCAAAAGTGCATATCATTGCCTTGGCGGACATCCCAGATCTGGGCCGAATCTGACCCTCATAGCCCTCCGGTATAGCAAGGTGAATTCCGACAGGAACCTTAGCTACCTTTCCGTTCCAGATCTCTATAGGCTTTTCTAAGCGAGCACATAAATCCATGCCTGCATCCCCAGGGCGCTGATAGGAAGGTAAGTGGGCCTCACCCGTAGAAGTTGTAATGCCGTAAATGGCTACCTTTACATCTTTCATTTTACTAAATCCGCTGCTCCAATCATTGGAAGAATCAGGTCAAGTATAGCTTGCGCATACCAACGAAATTTCTTGTTGCGCGTCAGGTTTGAGACGTTGATGAAGAAACCACAGAACCGTTTGTAGGCTGCAGGTCCAAACACACTCGGAGTATATGTTCTGTGGAAGCAGCATCCTCGCCTGTTCACGAGCTGCGCCGGAAGCTATGAAAGCCTTGTAAGTCTCGTACTGATCGGAACAGGCTTTCTGGAAAAGCCAGACGGGATCGAAAGGCATGTCGTTATACATAACCTCGTCTACTTTACCTTCGCTCCCTTGCTTATTGGTCGTAGACTGCCGTCGAATTACTTCAGGAATATAGAACTCTTCTGGGACTACTACGAACCTTCCGCTTGCCTCATTCCAGGAGGTATCTAAGACCTCAATGCTTCCAACGTTCTCGTTTTCTATCCACTCAGAAGCGATCTGATATTTCCACCACTGTCTGAAGATGCACAATGGGGCCTTTATTCTGAATGTAAAGTAAGTATGCCTGAATGGGGAGGTGTGCTCGTGCTCTTTTAGGAAGTTTATCAGCTTAATCTCCTTCGCATCCAAGGTGGAGGCGGCCTTCAGAAACGAAACGCGGGCAGCATTGACGATCTTGAGAAGAGGGTGAGTTACCATCCCATCGATAAGCTCGACATAGCCTTTATCTAGGACGGGAATCTTCTTGAAGTGTTCTCGTACATCGAATTCTTTTTCTGACATTCAAAGCCCTCGTTAGAGCTTCGAATACTACCCGGAGCCGGAAAGTATGCCAAAAAGAAACAAGGCCGAGCTAGTGAAAGCCCGGCCTTGTTCCTAGGAGGCCAAATGCCCGAAGCGGGCAGATTACGGTTTTTCGACCGCTACTTGGATTTCGCGGCGGCGCCTAATGAACTTCTCTTCCGCCTTCTTGCCTCCCGCTTCTGCGGGGACGGTGATTGGCTTGACCTTGTCTGGAAGACGATCCCTACCAACGAGTTCGGCTTGGATAAGCTTCTCGCTGACACACCAGCGCTTGCCGGCCCAGGACTTGGCGTTCTTCTCGTTCACCGCGTAAAGATACGCTTTAGTGTTGGGGGAGTCGGCGACTTGTGGGTCCACCTGGACAAAAAAACAACGCATTTCGAACCTCCGATTGACTATAGCTCAGCTTGTTTCCGGTTACGCTCGCGTTCAGGAAACTTCAATCCGTACGAGCGCTTAGCCTGTTAGACGCTACTTATCACTGGAGGTTGCAGTTGTCAACGCAAAAGCTGTGGAAATGTGGGTACCAACCACGACAATGAATCGAAGTACGAACAGAGAATCAGGTCAGGTTTCAGTCTTGTCTTCGAATATTGATTGCTCCTCGATGTAGGCGAGGACCTTTTCAAATTCAGGTGATGGGGCCTCAAGATCTCGCTTCGAGGTAATTTTATGGTTCGCTGGCAACTTCGCACACGTTCTGCACCCTGTTGCTTCTTTAGGGCTCACGTAGACGCGATCGCAGCAGAGAACCACAAATACATGCGGTTCTTGTTGCGCGAAGAACGGGTCGATCATTCGTTCGAGGGCCTCTTTTGCCTTTTCGTATGCCATTCGTCGCTCCTACTTCTTACATGAGTCACGGGTCTTGGCCACTTCTTGGGTCAATTTATCCAGTTCCTCTCGGATCTTCGGCAACTCCTTCATGGACGTAGCCATGTCCTGGTTAGCGACTCGAATGAGATACACGTCGGACGGAGCGGAACTATCCGCATGTGCGGGGGACTCCAAGCCTCGGCCAAGAAGGATCCCAATGTTGAGAGCGAGGAACACCAAATGTGCGCACCAGAGAGTGGTCTTCATGCTTCAGAACGTAAGCATCGCGCTCCACAAGTCAACCTAAAAGACGACTCGCTAGCTTCTTTACGAGCATCTCATCTTCTCGTTTAAGGAGAGCCATGTACAGGTCGAAGGCTTCCGGAATAAAGCGAAAGTAGGAAGAAGGCGCTACGGAACCGATCTCACAAGGAAGACACAGAAAACCCAGATCGATCCTACTTTCGAACGTGATCAGGCCATGAGGCTCGTGGCACAGGATCCATTCCCGGTGCAACGGCTTTTCCCAGACGCGAATGATCTCCTCCACAGGAGGCATCGATTAGCTCCTGATCGCGCCGGCAATGCGGCAGCTCTTCTTGCCGGCTGTCTTGCTGCAGGTGCCACCTAACTTGCCCTTCTTGCAACGCAAGTGAGTGGCAATTCTCTTGGCCGTCTTCTTTTTTGAAATGACTCTACACATGTCTACAGACATAATTCTGCATTACTTCTAACAGTCTTTCAAATTTAATTCATCTTCTTCTTAGCTAGGATTGGAAATTCAAATCCCTTTTCCCACATCGACTTTGCAAAATCTATGAAGTTCTTCTTAACGAAAGAAGACTCCCAGATCTCCTGAAGCTCCTCGTCTGTCGATTCGATCACTAGGTGCATGGCTTTCAACCATAACACTCCGAAGAGTTGTTCATCCTTAGCGCTTTCACAAACCCCGGCTATTGTCGTGAATACCTTCCCCTGCGCGTGCAATTCGACGGTAACCTGTCCGGTAGAATTGGTTCCTACCCAGATATCATCTGGTAGGAAACCTAGACGCCTGAAGGCCTCGTGATAACAAATTGCCTCCCTTACCGCCGGCTCCATACTTTTGATAGTCAAGGATTCTATGTCCATGAGGATTGCATTCACCTGTTCGTATTGTCTTTCATCATGTTGAGAAACAGCAGCCCCTGCTCGATAGCATCATCAAGAGCAATATGAGTATGGTTGGCTCCCTTTTCAAACCAATGCTTAGGCATAGTTATTTTGGATACATCTCTATATGGGCACTTCATAACCGCCGCCGCATAGCTTTTTATATCCAAGGCTGAAAACGAAAATGGGCTGGACCCTGGCCCGCAAAACCTAATCATGTTCCAGTACACAAACAAAAAATCGAACCCGGCCGGATACCCAACAAATACAGGCTTGCCTGGAAGTGACTTCACCCAGGCAATGTAAGCACACATAGCCTCTTCAGGGTCACGAAGGTCTTTTCTCGCTGCTTCCCAGGCCTCTGGCTGCCCTTTCCACCACTCCATCGTTGCCTGGTCAGGAACAGCATCTGGAAGCGTCTTCAGATTGACCGTGAAAGTCGAAATCAGCGTTTTGTCTTCTCTAAAAGCCGCGGAGGCTAAGCATCGAGTTCACACCAGGAATAGGACCATCCGTCTCAATGTCTGTCGATACGTAAATCTCTTTCATGTTCATTATTTTGGACGTAAATGCGAAAAGGGCCCGCCAACTTTCGCTGACCGGCCCTTTTCTTACGCCACCAACTCGCCAGAGTCAATCGGTTTGTCCTCGGAATCTAGTGTCCCCATAGACTGGCAATATGCCACCCATTGTGGTGGTATTCCCCTTAGGTTCAACCGCGGAGGAGTTAGAGGAAGACTGTTCGGCTTAACGGGTACTTTCAGTAACTTCATTTCCGCTTGCTCCGGTGTACGTCCGCCTTTGCGCTCATTACACGAGTAACAGGTTGAAACGATGTTGTGCCAAGTCGTCTTTCCGCCTTGAGTACGCGGGACAACGTGATCATAGTTCAACTCGTTAATTTTCTTCTTAGCCCCGCAATATTGGCACATGAAGCCGTCGCGGGTAAGGACATTAATCCGAGAGAATTTAACTCCGCGCTTCACCGCTCCAAAAGGCTTTGTAAGGCGCACGACTGCCGGCGCCTTGATGGAGATGGACGGGGAGCAAATCTCCCAGTCGTACTCCTCCAAAACCTCGATCTTATTGGTGAACAAAAGAATAACCGCACGCTGCCAGGTGATTACCTTGTGCGGAGTCATCCACGGTGTAAGTAACAAAACCTTCTCGGACATGATTATCCCTACCTTCGTCTCTTCTTCATTGCCTTTCCTTTACGGCTACCTGTCTACTAGCCAATCGAAGACCTATTCCTCGACTTAGTACCCGTGGTCGGGGTCGAACCGACACGCTTTGCAGCGGGAGGGTTTAAGCCTCCTGTGTCTGCCTTTCCACCACACGGGCGTATTCAATCTGTTCTCTTATCTCTTGCCGACTCCGGCGCTTCTCACGGGCCCGGTTAGGGCCCTGCTCGGGGTGACAAATACTACAATGCTGGTGTCCTTCCACCGTGTGACGATATTTCTTTAATCCCAAGGGCCGCATTGCTGTCAATAGTCGCCTTGAACGTAGAGCTTGGCAATATGCTCCCTAATTGCCAACACACAGACTCTAGGCGCAGGCTTGTTATCCTCGGTTCGGAACTCATTTGTCACCTTGTTGAAGGTAACAAGCATGCCTCCTACCTTGTAAGTTGTCTTACCTGGATCAAATGACACAGGCTCAACGTCAATCATTCCGGGATCAATTTTACTCATACGTTCCATTTTAGCAGCGCCCCTGATGGGAGTCGAACCCACTACACGGTATTTTAGAGTTACCTGTTCTAAACCATTGAACTACAGGAGCTAGGGTGGGGCAGGCCGGATTCGAACCGGCGAATGACAGGTATTTAGAATACCCCGCTATAGACCACTTAGCTACAGCCCCATTTGAGGCCTTACGGCCCCCGTAGTGCAAGGGATAATCCCCTGCACAGCTTCCTTGATTGCTCCCCCGGCCCCAAGGTTATTGCCGTCATGGTATTGTCCAAGTCGGGTTCCCTAAAGGTAGAGGTCTCAATCCCTTTTCTTATAGCCATCTCCATCAACTTTTTCAAGGCCTGTTCGTCGGAAACGACCAAATAGGCCAGGTAGTTTGACTTGGCATGCCATTCGCCGGAAAGGGTCGGGTAGTCCAGTACCCATTCGGTAAGCGCATGTCCGGCCTGGACAGCCTGTTGACCTGGAGTTAAGTCCGCCCTCACAATGACATAGACCTTATCCCCTTCTTGTATCTAGGTCATTGGGCGGCCTCCGTCTCCGGCTTCGCCGCACGCGGCTTGCGAACACGAGGGGGTTTCGGCTCCCAACGCAAGAATGCTGTCACTTCGGAAAGAAGTTTGGTCGCGTAGTCGTACGCTTCCACATTCCTTGTTCCATCCGACCAGACCGGGCCGATTGCTGCTTCAGCGAGGACGCAGGCCACTCGCCAAGGGCAGGGCTTGTCATTGGCGGTCTTTTCCATCGCGTGGTACTCGGTACCCCGGACATACCCATACGCAAGATGGGCCTCACGCGATCCGCCGCCACCGCGGATTCGCGCCCTCAACTTCATATACTGCTCTTTATTCAAAATGCTTCTCATTTATTTCTATCCTTTATATAACTTATAGCCGCGGCTAGCCGCTCAGGGCTGTCTTCAAAACACCCCAAACCTCTATTACAATTCCCGCAGAGTAGGCCGCGAACTTCTCCGGAAACATGATCGTGGTCCACATGAAGGGCGACGGCTTCACCACATATGGCGCATCGTTCATTCTGCTCCGCTAGGAGCTTCTCGTACCCCTCTAAAGAGAGCCCATAAGACCGCTCTAAATGGTACTTTTTTCGAGAGCCCCTAATATAGTGCTCTCTACGGTATGCTTTCATATACTCTTGCTTATAAGTTCTGTACTTATTAAGTGTACATCTCTTACAGAGAGTACTCAGTCCAAATTTACTCAAAATGTTAGGAGTAAATTCCGAAGCAGGAAGTTCTTCTTGGCACGAACGACATTTCAAGTAGTCTGGAATTACGACGTCCTTTAGACGTTTCTTCGCTGCCGCCTGGGCTTGTGCCCAAAGACATGGTCTACATCGGGCCCTTCGTCCGTCTTTAGACTGCTTTGTTGTGCCAAAGTCTTCAAGACTTTTCCACACCTTGCAACCTCTGCATGTTTTACCCTCTCTTCGAGTCATAACACACCTCAATCTAATTCGGGTTCAGCGGACAAAATGGCGAACATCCGAAGGAGAGGTGGTCCCCGAGAGTTGTGCAGCTAGTGTTCCATAACCGAAAGCCTATCCACGAGTCGTATACTTGTCAAGTGTGGCTTGGAGCCGGAGCGCTTCCCTACCTGTTTCCTCTGAAAGATAGAGAAGAAGACCGCCAGCGACGGCCGTAAAAATCGTGTTAGCGACCATTTTACCGCCGAATCCTATCATAATTCCAACAACAATCCATACAATACTACAAGTCATCAGGACCCCGGCCATCATGGAATATCGCCTTGCTCGCGAATGTTTTTTAGCGATGTCGGCCTGGATGGCTTCTCTATTGGTCACGAGCGCTATTGTACTCCTCTCCTAGATTTTGCAACTTCATCCAGGTATTCCTGCAGAAGGCTCTTTATCTGCTCCGCCTTTTTCGGCGAAAAGGTGAGAGAATCAAATGCGCCGAACTTGCATTTGTACCCGAAAATATACCGAATTCCGGACCGCAACCGGCGCCAGAAGCCGCGTTTAACCAGATGTACCTCAAGAAAAAGGTCTACATCCCCATTTTCCCATGTGAACATAGAAAATCGCATCGAGTGTTCGGCATCCGAACAATCACACGTAATCCAGACTTCCTTGTCAATTTCCATTTCTTTGGTGAGTCACCTAGGAATCGAACCTAGCCGCAAACCAT